GTCTACCCTCCCAAGCGGTGCGTTTTTGATGGCTGCGGTCATCTGCTGTCGGTCAAGTCCTTGCAGCGCAGCGGGCAGCACTACACGAGCCGCCGCCACAGGCAGCACCGAGCCAGAAAGGCTGCGGCAGCTGTCCAGCGTTGCGCACCATTACGGTGATGTTACCGAGATGGTATGTTTTCGTGAGATCACGAAAACGTGCGCAGACCATTTTCGTGATGTGCCAAAATTGCTCTTGTGCGGCGTACATTTTGCCGGGGTTGGCAAAATGGTCGTATGTAGTGCTGCTCATAGTCTTACTCCTTACTCAGTGCCGCCTTCATGCGGTCAAAGAAAAACTGGATCACCCGCCCGATGGTCTCATCGGTGATGGCCCAGCTGATGAGCTTGCCGTATTTGCTGGCGCTCAGAGCGGCCCGGAGCATCTTGACGACCCACGCCTTGCGCTCTGCGCCGCGCTTTGTCCCCTGGATTTCCTGCTCAGCCCTCTCGATGAGGTCCAGCACCAGCGGCTTTACCGCTGCGCCGTAGCCCAGCCGGATGCAGCCCAGAGCGTAAAAGATCACGCCCCCCAGCATCAGCACTGCCGCCACCGGGGCAGGGATAAGGTCAAAAAGCTTAGTTGCCAGTGCTTCCATGATTGGTCACTCCTTTTAACAGATAGTTGTCGATGTCGGCGCGGCTCTTCTGCATCCCCTCGCGATTGTTGCCGGACAGCTGCGCGTCCAGCAGATTGCGCACCCCGTCGAGGGTCAGACGGCTCACCTCGTCGATTTCTTCAAAGCGGCGCAGGTCACGGGCAAGGGCTTGTGTGTGCTGAAGCTGGCCCTGCTCCAAGGTGCCGATGCGCTTGTCCAGCTCATCCAGCCGCTTGTTCTGCGCGTTGTCCGGCTCCTGCGCCTTTTTGATGTACTTGTGGATAATTTCCAGCACCTTGTCGATGGTGATGGCTGCAGCGCACAGGCTGCCCAGGATGCCCAGTACCCACAGCAAAGCTTCTTTTTCGGTCATTTGCCCTCCCGAAGACGGGTCAGGCCCTTCTTGTGGATGATTTTCGGATAGTTGAGGGTGGTGACGTTGAGGTCTACGTTGCCCGTGATGCCCGGCACAGCGCCCTTGCTGGTGTGCTGGTGAGCGTTGTAGTTAAACGTCACGTTGGGCGTCTTGCCGGTGTAGTCGGCAAGCCAGACGTCCCACCGAGAGGACAGCCTCGCCATGTCCAGCTCATACTTGTAACCGGTGTAGGTGTACAGCTGGGCGTAAAAGCCCATCTTTTCTACCTGTTCCAGCGCATAGGCGGTGAGATTGGACAGGTCAAGCGTGGACAGCTGCTTGAGCTTGTTTTCCTCCACGTCCACGCAGATGGGGAGAGAAAACTCCTTGCCGTACACCGCCTGCCGCAGAAGGGCAAGCTCTGCATCGGCCATGGCCTCGCTGGTGGCGTAGGTGTAGTAGTAGACGCCCACGTCCAGCCCGGCAGCCCGGGCGTTGCGGTAGTTGGTCTCAAAGGTCGGGTCGATGTACAGGCCGTCTGCCCGCTTGGAGAGCTTGCGGTTGGTGCTCACGGTCTTGAGCATTGCCCCCTTGTAGCCCGCCGCCGCCACCTGCGCCCAGTCGATAAGGCCCTGATACCGGCTCACATCCACAAAGCGATAGGGCGGCCCGCCCTGCCAGCCGGTCACAGCCTCTGCCCCGGGGGGTTCGGGAGGCTCCGGGGCGGGCTTTGCCTCTTCGGCATCCTGCTTGTCCCCCGGGCCAAAGATAGCCCGCACCAACTTTTCCAGCAGTTCCAGCAGCTTACCCATCGTAGTCCTCCCCCGTGATCTCCTTGTACTGTTCAGGGGTAATCTCCCCCTCTGCCGCCCTCTTGGCCAGCTCCCGCTTGACTCCGGGGCGGCGGCTTGCGGGCATCTCTGCCCACGTTTTTGTACCGGCAATCAATCTGTTTGCCCAGATTTTGTCCATTTTGATGTCCTCCTTACTTGTTGACGGCGGCATCAAGCTCGCACAGCGAGTCCTCGATAGTCGCCAGCCGCTCCTGTGATTCCATGTCCTGCTCGCACATGGCATCTTCCATTTCCGCAGCGGTCTTCGCCGCCTGCTCTGCCAGAGGGCCGGTCTTGTCGGTCATCCGGTAGTGGCGGTCGATCTCGTACCAGTCATAGCAGCGCCCCTCCGCGTCCTCCGCGCTGCGCAGCTTGCGGACGACACGGAAGCTGTCGGTGATGGTCTGGTCGGGATACTCCCGCTCAAGCTGGTGGTAGCCGGTCAGACCGGTGTGAGCGTCGCCGATGGTCTTGAGGACTTCAGCGCCGCCCTCTGTGCCAAAAACATAGTCCACGTCAGGTTCTCCTTTCTCCGATGCTCTCGGACGACGTGCTTCAGGTCGCGGACGACCCGCTCTCCCCGAAACAGCCATTGATAGAGATGATAATTGTTGCAGTGCCGGAGCTGTCCGAGGCGCGAGAGCAGACTTGCTGCCGCTCTGGGCGTGATGGGCCTCCCCTGCCTCCTGCGCTTGCGATACCGCGCCAGCGCCCGCTTGATGTGCAGCAGATTCCGCTTGCGGGGAATGGTGTACCCTCTGCCGTAGCGATAGCCTACGGCATCCGGCAGGCGGCCTTTGGTGCGCTCATAGCCACGCCGGGGCGGGAGCAGCGGCTCTTTGCGCTGCGGTTTTGCCACCGGGAACACCTGCCAGTCGCCCTTGAGCTGCAGGCCGTGGGCGTCAAGCCAGTCTTCGACCAGTAAGCGGAGCTTCCGCAGCTTGCGTTTGTTGGGACCGAATGCCGTCATGTTGTCCATGTACCGGGCGTAGTGTTTGCAATAGCCGCTCTCCCGGATGAGCCGGTCAAGGGGCTGTAAGACGGCGTTGGCGAACCACTGGGAAGTGTACGTCCCCAGCTTTACGCCGTCCCGGATGATGCGCCGGATGAGGTCGAGGACACGGCAGTCCTTGTAGAGCTGCCGCATCCGGGCCATGACGACTTCCGGGGTCAGGCTGTCGTAAAAGTGGCGGATGTCGCCGCAAAACTCGTACTTCGTCCCCTTGCGGTCGTACTTCATCCATCGCTGGATGGCGTTCTTTTCCCGGTGCGGCCCGCGCTCCCGGATGGAGCCGCAGCAGTAAAAATCCATTCCCTGCATCATCCTGGGCTGTAACACCTGGATGAGGGCGTGGTGGACGTACTGGTCGGGCCACTGGGCCGGTTCGCTGATGGTGCGCCACTTCCGGGCGTTCGCGTCCCACCGCTGGCTGACATGGGGCTTTTTCGGTTCAAAACCCTTGATGAGCATACGGCGCAGGTCTTTCACCCGCTCCGCTTTGGTTTCTTCCACCCACGCCGTGCAGGTGTTGGGGCGGTGGCCCTTGCACCAATGGTGGGTGCGGTTGACTTCATCAATGGCAAGCAACAAATTATCATCTGAGATTAGCGTATCAAAGAGCTTTCCAGCCCTTTTCATTGGGATACCTCCTTTTAGCTGTACAGGCTTTCCAGCGCTCCCTGCGGAGTGTACTAGCCTGCTCCCAAAATGCCTATCTTCACCGTGGGGTGTGCGGCTGTCTGTGCCAAGAATCTGTGAGGTTGGAAATATCAAAAAGGAAGCGGCAGCCGATGTTCCCGTTATAGTTCGACGCGCTGTTGTAGTTGACGTAGAACAAACCATAGTTGGAGTTGTGGCTATAGTTACCACCGACGTAGAGGCACGGGTTCGACGAGCTGAAGTTCCAGTTATCGCACGAGGCCTAAGAACAAAAAACACCGGCAATGCACAGACAGTCCCATATAAAGTTCAGCGCCTTACGGCGCGGTTATCTGCGGGGGGCTGCGGCCCCCTCAGACTCCCCCGTTGGGGAGTTCCTGGAGGCGGCAGCCGATGTCCCCGCGATAGCTCGACGCGCTGCTGTAGCTGACGCAGAACAAACCATAGTTGGAGTTGTGGCTATAGCTACCACCGACGCAGAGGCACGGGCCCGACGAGCTGAAGTACCAGTTATCGCACGAGTACGTTGCATCATTACCGGACGCGGATGTGGGGATAAACATCGGGAAGCCGCCGTTTGTCTTGACCTTGAATGCGGACGGCCAGCCATTGGACGGAACGCCGACCGCCGTGCCATTGCTGCTGTCGCTGAACTCGGAGGGATTCAAGATGATGTTCAGGCCGTTGCTGTTGTAGTAGCAGCCATCGCACCAGTCCAACACGTTATCCCACAGGCCCTCGATGTTGCGGTACTGCGTGCCGCCGTAGGTGGCCCGGCTGCTCTGATCGGTGCCGGTATGATACGGCATCGAGTCGGTATAACCCATCGTAAAGGTGTTGCTGCTCGGACTGCATCCATAGCCGATTTTCGCCTGACTGTTCCAGTCGGCAAACTCGACGATGTACAGCAGCCAGAGCGTAAACCGCATGGCAAAATCACACTGCCAGATGGCAGAGCCGAGGCTGTGGATGCTCGTCCGGGCAGATGAGCGAGTCATGCTTGTCAGCGGGGGGCTGCCGGTCTTGCTCTTGTAGCCGCTGGCACAGTGATACCGGCCAACATAGACCACGTCCCGCTCGCCGTTGCCGTCTCCCCTGTCCATGTGAACGGGAGAGACGGAGTAGCCAGCCACCTTCTTGTCGGCGATCTTGATGCTCATGCCGGAACCGGACTGTTCCAACAGATACCAGAACTTGGGGATAGCCACCATCGTGCCGCCGGTGCGCTCGCTCTTTACCATGCCGCTCCACGGCAGACGGTCATCAAAAGGACTGCCGTAGCTCTTTGCGCCCGCAACATACGGTACAGGGTCGGTAAACTCCGCTGCCTCGTCGGTGCGGCTCCACTTGGTCGTACTCGTGCCGTCCCAGCTTGCGCCGTAGATGTGGACGTAGGCCAGCTCAAGGGGATAGTCCCTGTACTCGGTGACCTCTACGGTGGCGGTGGTGGTCTCGTCGCCCAGCGTGGCCGTTACCGTCCACGTGCCTGCGATGGGCAGATACAGCTTGACGCTGCCGCTTTCCGGCACCGTGCCTGAGACGGTCTTGTCCCCGCACTGGGCGGTGACGGTGCTGCCCGCCTTAACCGTGACGGTCAGGGTGTAGTAGGTCAGGGTAAGGGTCTTGGTGCGGCAATACTCCGCCTGCATTGTCTCCGTGGCCACGCCGGTGCCGAGCGTGGCGGTGACCTCCCACTCGCCGTCGTGGGGCAGGGCCGCAGAAAAGCTGCCGTCGGTGGCCGTGCCAGTTACCTTTTTGTCCCCGCTGACTGCGGTGACGGTGCTTCCCGCTTCCGTCTGCACCACCACCCGGGGCAGTACGATGCTGCCTACAGCCGCAGCGTCCGCCGCCGCGCCGGAGATGGTGAGGGTCTTGTCGGTCTCGATTTTGATAGCGTTGATGCGGTCGCCGGTGGCTTTGGCGTCTGCGGGCGCGCCGGAGATGGTGAGGGTGGGGTCGGTGGTGACCCGGCCCTCGGTCTCCTTGGCAAACTGCTCCGCCCGTTTGGCGGACTCCGCAGCGGCTGCTTTGGAGCTTTCGGCGGCTTCGGCCTGCTGTGTGGCAGTCTCGGCCTGCTGCGTGGCAATGCCCGCCTGCTGTTCTGCGGTCCGGGCAGAGGCAGCGGCGGCTTCCTTGGCCTCGGCGGCAGTTTTGGCGCTGGCTGCGGCCTCCTCTGCCTTTTGGGTAGCGGTGGAGGCAAAGCCCTCCACATACTCAAGGCTCTCAGCCATAGCCTCCCGCACCTCGACGCCCCGCTTTGCCTTGCGGATGTCGTTGATGTTTTCTTCAAAAGTTTTGTTCACAGGCTCTTTACCTCCGTAGGCTCGTCATAGATGACGTCCTCATCAAAATAAAAATCGTCCCACAGCCAATCTGCGCCCGCGTAGGCGGTTGCATTGTACTTGTAGGGATTGCAGGTGCCAGTGATGGAAAATGTGCCGGTATGCCGGTCTCTGCTCTGGGGCGACACTGTCCACAGACCCACCCAGAAGTTGGCCGGGTCTTCGTCCAGTACGCAGCGCAGCCACTGCCCCTGCAAGGCGTTTTCGAGGATGCTCTGCACCTTGCGGCGCTCATCCGGCGGAGCCTTACATTTAAGGTCGAGCCGGATGGTGCGCTGGAGGTAGTGTACTTTGCCGTCCACAGCCCGGGTGAGGTCGAGCAGAAAATCGCCGCCCGGCACTTGCACAAGCTTTTTGTCCGGCTCTGCGCCGGAGATGAGCGGGCTGCCAACCAACAGGTAAAGGCCGAGGTCGTCCAAGGTGTGCAGAGAGCCGATTTTTGCCCCCATGAGCTTGCCCATAAAAATCACGCTCCTTTACATAAAGCCCTGCAGCGCCTCCGGGCGGCAGGCAGTATCATCCTGCACCCATGCGCCTGCCGCCGTCTGTCGGTATCCGCTGCCAAAGGTCACGCCGCTTTTGGACGCTGTGACGTCCCGCCGCTGGGCCAAAGCGCCGGGGAAGAGGATGGAGTAGGTTTTGCCGTTCACCGGCAGCACCGCAAAGGCCCGGCCACTGCCCCCGGCGGCAGCCCACGCTGCGGCGTCTCCGTCGTAGGTGAGCAGCACCGCCGCATAGCCGGAGAGGTCTGTGCTCGTGGTCTGGGCCGCAAAGGTGGAGCCCGACCAGCTTTGCAGCTCGCTGCCGTTTTTCACGCCGGAGAATGTCAGGCCGTCCGTCCCAAAGTGGATGTTGGCCGTGATGCTGGCGTGTCCAACGGTCATACCGGAGGCGGGGGCGTAGTCGATGAAATCGCTGGCAGTTTTGCCCGCCTGCGTGGTGTCTATCTGCGTTGTACCTGCATACCGGCTGGTGGATGCCGTCTTTTCTGAGAGCTCGTTGGTCACGCCCAGATTTGCCACGGCCCGGTCAGTGAGGGTGCGCCGGGTCATGCCAAAGGTGTACTCTTTTTTCTCGGGGTGATCCAGCGGCTCCACCAGCTTGGTGCAGAGCATGATCACGTCGATGCTGTGGGGCTTGCTGATGATATGGGCAAAGCTGGCAAAGGTCAGCCGCTCGGTATCATAGCCCGCATCCACAAGGTCAACGGCCTTGACCTCATAGCTCATGGTCATGAGGTCGTTTTTTTCCAGGTCCTGCACCGCGGCGGCAAAGGTGGCGTCGCTGCTGTCCGTGTCAAACTCCCTGATCTTGGAGACCACACCAAACTTTTTCACGGCCTCGTCGTTCTGGATCCATCCGTACTCCCGATTCCAGCTGTAGCCCTTCTTCGGGAGGTACTTGTCCACGGCGCTCTGGCTCGTGCCGTTGATGCCGTAGCGCTCTTCGTGGGTGCCGGTCGTCACAGTAGTCGAGCCCCACTTAAACCAGAGGAATTTGTACTTCCACTGGGTCTTGGTCTCTTCGACAGTGTGCTTGTTGCCCATCGGCCAGATACGAGTGAAAAGGTCGTTGGTGTCGGTCTTTTCGGTGAAATCCAGCAGATTCACGCCATATTCGATGTTCTGGGCGGTCTGCCGGTCAGCCTCGTATGCCTGGTCGCAGTAGTTGAGCACGTTCATGCCGGTGGTGGAGTTATAGGTGCAGTAAGCGTAGCCGCCGTAGGTCTTGAGCACCATTTTGCTGATGATGTCCCATGTGCTGCCGTAGTCCTCGCCCACGCCGTACTGGTTGCGGTCGCCGTAGCTCACCACAAGGTCGCCGAGGGCGGCAGTCACCCTTCCCAGCTCAAACTTTTTCATCTTGTCGTAGCTGGTCTGCTCCTCGTAGCCATTGCCGCCGGAGATCTGGGAGTTGTGGGCTTTGATGAGGTATTCTAAAAAATCTCTCAGCTTGCCCTCGTAGTTGAAGGGGGTAATGCAGCTGTCGTTGAAATAGCTGAGAGCTCCCTCGCAGTAGATGACCCGGCGGTTGAGCCAGTCGGCTTCGTGGCTGAGCACCCGGCCCCGCCATATCTCCTTGCCGTCCTGATGCACCGCCACAGCGGTGGACATCTTCTGCATGGATTCGTAGCAGGGGTGGGTGCGCAGCATGGTAAAAGTAAGGCTGCCGCCCTTGCTCACCTCGCGGGTAAGCTTGGGCGACAGCACCACAGCCTGTCGGTTGCCCGGCTGATAGACGGTCAGCTTGTTTTCGGGGTCACCGTAGGGATACGCAAAAATCTCGTACATCTCAGTTACCCCTTTCTGCAAGCATCTGGATATGGCCCAGCTGGTCGTTCATGCCGGGGGCGAGAGCGCCCACAATGGTGCCGTCATCCAACACGATCTGCTGATTTGCCACGTCGGGCAGATACTGCTCCACTACGGTGCTCAGCTTTGCAAGCTGGGCTTGTATCTCTGCCTGATATTTGGGGACGGAATTGTTGTTGGGGTTGTAGGTAAAGGGGTCGCTGCGGTAGTCGTAGCCCGCAAAAGCCCGCTCGTTGCCGTACCAGTAGGCGTCTTGAATGTCCAGATAGCTCATGGCACCAGACGAGGCGCTTTCTGCCGCAGCAGGCGAAGACGAGGACTTTTTGCCAAACTTTTTGCCGAAGAAATAGCTGATCCAGCCGATAGGGCCGGTGGCCGCCAGAAGCGCGCCGGAGAGAAGCTTGCTTCCCAAAGAGCGCTCTTCGCCAGAATCCTCGCGGGCGCGGGCGTTCTGGCCCATCTTGAAGCCCACAACGCCCTCTGCGATGACGGCCAGCACAGCAAGGCACTCCGGGAAGAAGGAGGCCGCTCCGCCCGCTGCGGACGCAATGGCTTGCCCGGCCCCGGCTTCACCGGCAGCCGCCGCAGCCTTTGTACCGCCGCCGAACAGCTTGAGGATGCTGCTGACGATGCCGCCAGAGCCTCCGGTGCCGGAAAGGCCCTTCATGGCGGCGGCAAAGCTCTGCACCTCTTTGGTGGAGCCGTTGACTGCCGGGGTGATGCCGTTGCTGAAGAGGTCTGCAATGCTCTGCAGCGCCCCCTGAATGCCGCCCTGCGCGTAGTGCTCATTGATGGCGGTCATTGCATCGTCTGCCCATTTCAGAATGGTGTTTCGCTGCTCTTGCGTCACCTGTCCGAAAATGACCTTTACCACATCCCCGGCGATGGCCTTGCCGTCTTTGTTTTTGATGTCAGTAAAGAGAGACTTTACCAGCCCGAAAATGCCTTTGTCAGACTGCCCCTGGATCTCGGAGATATACTTTTCGGTGCGGGAAAGCGCAGCCTGAATGCTTTTTTCGGCCTCTTCGGTGTCGACCTTGGTGTTCTGGAGCACACCGTCGATATAGGTGTTGATGGTTTTAGTGGTCTGGGCCACGCCATCGACGATGTTTTCTTCGGTGATGGTCTCAGTCTTTTCGATGTGCTCGGAGCCGTCGGCGTATTTTTTGGTGACCTCCTGGATCGCTGTGGTCACGCCGCCCTCTACCTTGCTGGTGGTGCGGGTCAGGGTGGCCGCCAGCGTTTTTGACATATCGTCGTATGTCTTTGTGGTTTTGGTCACCACGCCGTTGACCTTGGTCTCCACCTGTTTATAGGTGGTCTCGATTCCGTTGACCATCTCCTTGCCGGTCTCGGTGGTGGTCTCGGTGATGCGGTCTTTGATGCTGCCCGCACTGTCCTTGACCTTTTCGCTCAGAGTCTGGATGCTGGTGGTCACGGTGCCGAGAGCATTCTGAGCGGTGGTCGTAGCCGTTCTGGAGATGGACGAAATGACCGTTTCGGTGGTGGACCTTGAGCCAGACTTTCCACTGGAAGAGCTCCCGCCGCTGCCGCCAGTAGCGATAGAGCTGCCACCGGAGCCAGCGGCAGCAGTAAGCTCAGCTTGCCGCTCAGACCAGCTCTTGTTGCTGATGCCAACGCCATTTAGCGCTGCCTGCCTGCGGCGGTCGCGGGAGTTCTGCTGGTCCGTTGATGTGCGGTAATCCTCGTAGCTGTCATAATCGGAGTAGGCAGTTTTTCCAAGGGCCTTGTTCAGGGCGTAACTGGCTCTATCCAGAGCGCTTACAGCCGCCGAGCCCAGCCTGCCAAAACTGCTGATGATGGTGCTGATCGGGTTGTCCAGGCCGAGAATCGCTTCGCCGAGACCTTTCCACCCATCCTTTTTGTAAGCGTCCTGCGCAGCCACCACCATATTGTTCAGGTTGCCGATGACCACGCCGATTCCGCTGCTCAGATCGCTTGTCATAAGACCCGCCAGCTGGCTCACGTTATCTTTCAACGTGGATACCCGGCCATTCATGGTCTGGCTTTGGGTGTCCATGGCGTTGTAATATCGTCCGCCCTCTTCGCTGGCCGCGATAAGGGCCTGAGACAGAGTATCATAGCTGATGGTCATCTTCTGAACTTCCTGCACCGATTTTCCGGTGTAGTCGGCCAGGACCTGATAGACGTTGATACCTGCATAGGCAAACTGCTTGATGTCGATGGCGGACGCCTTGCCCACGTTGGCGATCTGCTGCAAGTTTGCCGACATGCGGGACAGCTCTGCATTACCGCCACCTGTAGCCGAAATAGCGTCGCCCAGCGCCATGATGACCTTGCGGGAGTAGCCTGCATTTTCACCGGCGCTGATGAGCAGCTGATTGGCCTGTGTCAGGCTCGCCACGTCAAAGGGAGTGCGGGCTGCGTCCTCCTGAATGGCGTCCATGGCCGCTTTGGCCGCCTCAGCGCTGCCCAGCATGTTGGTAAAGCCAGTGGTGTAGCTTTCCAGCTGGGCGTTATACTGGATACCGGTCTGGATAAAATCCTTGGCCGCAGACAGGGCCATGGAGCTTACGTTGGAGATGACGCCGGTAAGCAGGTTGGCTTTGGTGATGGCTCCGGTGAGAGAGCCGCTGGCGGTCTCGGATGAACCGCCAAACTCCGTCATGCCGATGTTGGCTGATTTCAGAGCCGAGGTGGTCTCTTTCAGTTCGGCTCGGGCAGAGGCCAGAGCGGCTTTCAGCTCCTTGGTCTGCGCAGAGGTGCGCCCGGTCTTTTCAGCCGATTCGTTGTATCGCTTTGTCAGCTCGGCAACTTTCTGCGCCGCTTTGCTGTACTCGGAGCCCAGCTCCGTGACAGCCCTTTTGGTGCTGTTCTGCACGTTTTGGATGCTCTGCCGGTAAGCGGAATCATCCAGCGACAGAGTCGCTTCCAGATTAAATATGTTCAGGGCGTTTCACCTCCTCCGCACAGCTCTGCCAGAGCCTTTGCATTTTCGGCGGTGATCTGCTCCGCCGTGCGGGTGTCTTCTTTGGTGCGCAGCAGGGGGAAATGCTTGGATGCAAGCCCGGAGTAAAGGGGCTGGATGCCGAGATACTGCCCGATGGCGTCGGCCACATAGTCCCGGAAAAGCTGCGCCTCCTGATGCCTGCGCACCTCGGCGCGGATATGCTCCATGATGTACGGCTTGCCCAGCAGCCGGAGCATATCCAGCCGGATGGTGGATACCAGCCGCCGGTAGCCGTCCGCGCCGATCACATCAAGGACTGAAAAAAATCCATGAAATCCACATCCCGGAGCGCCCGGCTCATGGCAGAGGCCAGCACCCGGGTAGGCGGCTGCTCCTCGTCCTTGTCCAGCACCACGAACAGGGGCAGGATGCCGAGGGTGAGGTCTGCCTTGTCCGTGTAAAGCAGCTTGGTCATGTCCACGGCGTTTTTGTTAGCCTGCGCCCGGCGCTTTTCCAGCCGCTCTGCGTCCGTCTCCGTGCCGGTCAGTTCCGGCTCGCGGCCCAGAATGTCCATCACGCCGGAGTCTGCCACGTACTTTTTATAAGCCTGCGCACACTCATAGGTGCGCTTGAGGTATTCGGTGCCGTCGAGATCGATGATATTGCGCATATGTCCTCCTTAGTCCCCGGTCGGGGCCTTGACGATCGAGTAAAATTCCATGGGGGCCTGAGTGGGATTTTCCAGGTCGGCGTAGCCGGTGAGAGTGATCTGCATGGAGCCTCCGCCGCGGTGAGCCGTCTTGAGGCTCAGGCCGCCGGAAGAAAGGGCATTGAAAATTTTGCAAACCAGAAAGCCGCCGCCGATCATAGGGCCAACCCAGTACAGCTCCCTGTAGTCCTTCAGGGCAGCCTCGATGCGGGGGACCACATGGGTGGGGTCGTCCGCATCGATGTCAGCCGTGCCGATGGCCAGCTTGAGCACGTCGGGGCTTGCGTTGGGAGTGGTAAAGGCGATGGTGGCGGTTGTTCCGGTGACCTCATTGCCCTGCTTGGTGTTGGTGGGTGCGTTGTCGATGTCGGCCAGCGTATCCTCCATGCTGTTGCTGTAGGAGATGGTCACGCCGCCCTGCGTGGCGCACACGACATTGGTGCTGTCGATTTTGGGAGCGGAAAGATCAAATGTGGAAAGCAGATTGCCGGAGCCTTTCGGGATGCTCTTGAACGCATCCGGGGTCAGCACATTGACCGCGAACTTTTTTGCCAGAGTTTCAGGCATAAAGGATCCTTTCTCACGGGATAAGCCGTGTAAGCTCAAAATTGAGGTATTCGCACAGATAGCCCTCGGGCGGGTTGTCGAGTGGCTGCGCCCACGGGCTGCCTTTGCGCAAAAGAATAGCGCCGCCCTCGCATTCGATGGTCAAGCTATCTGCAAGGGCTGCGCTTATCTTGTCTTCGGTCTGTAAAATAGGTGTCCGGCCTTTGGCACTCGGGTACCAAAGCCGGGCGTGGAAGGTGCCGGACTCATTCCAGCCGCCGGGAATTGTCGGCTGATAGGTCAGGTACGGCAGTGTTGCGCTGGGTGGGATGTTGTCTTCCAGATAGCCCGGGATGCCAAACCCGTTGAAAAAAGTGTTCAGCGCCCGGTTGATGCTCTCAGAGGGACCCATCACGGCAGCACCGCCTTTTTGCACTTCACGGCCCGCAGGCCCATGCCGGATTCCGGCGGGGCTTTGCCCTCATCGGCTGCACTCGTCACCTGAAAGGTCTGCCCGTCGCTCACCCGCTTGATGTAGTCCGGGAAGGCCAGCGGCACACCGGTGTTGACCAGCAGCGTATAGGTGGACGCTGTAGCCGCCTGCTCTGCAACCTGAGCCTCCACGGTGGTGTCGTGGCGCTCTACGGCCTCAAATTCCGGGCCGTCCGTCCAGCCGGACACAAAGCCGCCGACGCCATCCGGCTCATAGCTGCGGGTCTGGAAGCAGAATTTTTTGGTAAAGCTCTGCATCACGGTGGATGCAGTGAACGGATTGACCATGTCACATCTTCCTCCACTGATTGATCTCGGATTTATAGCGGGTCTTGCCGTCTGCAGGCAGGCCGTCCGTGCCTGTAGCCATCGTGCCGGACCAGCCGCCGAAGGACTGAGATACATACACGCCGCCGGACGGGAGCGCCTTGTCGTAAGCGTCGATTTTTTCGGCCAGCGCGGCAAAAGCGGGCGGCACACGCATAGGCTGCACCGTACCGTTAAAGGTCTCGGCCATCAAATCGCCGTCCCCGGCTTTGTGTACGCCGTCGTTGAAGATAGAGCCACACACGAGGAAATACTGCCCCAGCACTACCCCGGCGGGAACGGTATCCGGCTCAAAGACAAACTCCCCGGCAATGGGGTCGTCTGCCCGGTCAAAGAAATTGTGCGTGTAAACGCACAGCTCAGGGACGGTCATGCGGTGTCACCTCCTGTCTTAGCCCAGAGAGACCATCTTACCGATCTTGATGTTTTCGGGCTTGAACTTGCGCTCCCAGTTTGCCTTCTTGGCAAGATCGGTGGTCGCAGGCGAAGCGCCGGTCACGTTGTCTGCCTTGAAGCTGAAGCCATTGGGGTGGATCACGCGGCCCTCCTTGGTATACAGCTTTTGAATACCGGCCTTCTCTTCGGGGTCGTAATCGGTGTAGTAGGGGTTCTCGTAGTTGGTCTTGCGGCAACCGACGAAGGAACCGACGCCCAGGAAATAGGTGTTGTAAGCAGTGGTTGCGCCGCTCGACAACGTCACGGAGGCCTTAGTTGCTGCGTCATTGACAAGAACCGTCATGCCGCCAATGCGGGGCAGAGTGACCTCGGTGCGCAGTGCGTCGTTGAAAGTGTACTTGTCGTAATCGACCAACTGCAGGGCCTTATACTTTGCCAGAATCATGCTGTGCAGCACAATCAGGCCGCCAGAAGATGCGGTATCGCCAAACGCGGCCTGCTGTGCATACAGAATGGTCTCTGCATCCACCTTGCTATTGTCGTTTTTGGTGATGTCGTAGATATGGGAGCTCATATCGGTATTCTGCAGAATTGCGTCAACCTCGGTCATGAGTTCCTTCTGCCATACCTGCTGGTAGAAGTGGGTCACCTGCTGCGCAATGTGCTCCATGGGCTTTGCGCCGGTCAGTTCGCGGGTAAAGTCCTGTGCTTTCCATGCCTTCATGCGCTGGATCAGCATACAGGTCTGCTTGCTGCCGGAAATGTCGGTGGGCTCGTTATTGGTGTTGCCGTCGTTGTTCAGTGCAGGGGAAGCGTTTGCGTCCAGCTCGGTGTAGAACGGGATAGTCGCCACGTTGCCCTTTTCGCCGATCAGGCTCATGATAGAAGCGTCCTCACGGATGACGCCAGATGCGATGATGTTGGTGTTGATGGTGTTCTGTTCGGCCATGTAATCGCCGAACACCTCAACGTCAAACGGGAAACCGCCAAAAGTATCTGCCATAAAATGTCCTCACTTTCTTACTTTTTCCTCAGCTGCTGATACAGCTCAGGATTTTCGTTTTTGAGCTTGATACGGGCATCAAGGCTCATTTTCTCGAAGTCCTCTTTGGAAACTCCGCTGTTGTTGGTGGGCGGGGTGTCCACCTTTGCGCCGGTGGTCTTGGTTGTAGCCACAAAGTCGCCCCATACGTCTTTCTGGCTGTCCATGAACTTCTTTGCGTCCTTGACCTTGCCGTTCTCGTCCAGCTCCAAAGCGTCGATGTCCGCGCCGGTCATTTTTACAACGCGGTCAAAGTGCTTTTCCAGCACGCCATTGTCCTTCAGCAGCTGCTTGTAGGCCGCTGCTTTCGTGGCCCGGGTGTCCTTCTGGGTCTGCTGAGCCTTGTAGTCGGTCAGCGCCTTTTCGGCGGCTTCCTTGCCGCTGTTGGCTGCGTCGCGGTCCTTTTCGGCTTTGGCGAGGGCTGCGTTCTTCTCATCGAGCTGGTTCTGCAAGGTGTCCGTTTCCTCATGCAGCACGTCCAGAATTTTCTTGAGCTTGCCGCTGGTGTCGGTCGTTTCATCTTCCAGAATCGCCCGGAGGGTCTTGCGTTCGAGTGCCATGTGTTAGTCCTTTCCGCCCTTGCTCGGGCTGCCATGCTTGGCAATAAGGTTTAATTTGCCGGACGTGCTGCCGGCGGTGGTGCCGCCTGTGGGGCTTGAACCCACGCCCCCCGGATTACAAATCCGGCGCTCTGCCAGACTGAGCTAAAACGGCATAAAAAAGCGGCTGACGCATTGCGCCAACCGCTGAGTATTTAGTTTTTGCGTGCAACTTTGGTGATACATTCGACCGCCCAAAACTTCGCTTCCTGTAATTTTGTCATGCACAGACTTTTTTCTCGGCTTTCAGGAAGTGCGTCAAGCTGCGTTGCAAGCTCAAGGAAAAGGTCTTCTGCCTCGCAGTGCGCAGTTTTCACATCATCGGGCAGGAACTTTTCTTTTGGTGTTTTGAACATTTTCTCCAAATTCATAAATTACGCCTCCTTGTTTCCTTCCTCCACGGCGATCTGCCGCAGCTCATCAATGTGGTCCTCCACCGCCGGGCGGAGGAACGGGCGGGCTTTCATGCCCCGGGTAAAGTGCCACTTGCCGTTGAAGTCCTTCCAGACCCACGGCGTTTTTCGTCCGTTGCCCTTCTCGGCAAAGATGCCCGTGCCAAGCTCAACATAGACGCTGTAAAAGAGATTCGACCCGATGGTCACGGTCTTTTTTGCAAGGTCTACGGCGTAGGTCAGGCTCTGCTTGAGCGCACCGCCTACATAGCCCTCAATGCCGGTGCTGTCTGCCGTGCCGGTGGGTACAAGCAGCTGGGCGTAGTCCTGCACCTTCATGCCCCATAGGGTCAGCACCCGCTCTGCCCACGAATCCAGTGCCTCATGCAGCTGCGGGGTGTTGTCGGTGAATTTGATGTCGTAGTCAAATTTCATGGTTATTTCTTACGCTTTTTTTGTTCTGCGTTGTAATTGATGCTTCTTAAAACCATCTCGCCAGAGAAGTTATATCTGCTGTCAATGACCTGTTTTGCCGGGATTTCGTTCATTTTGGAAAAGTTTTGAGCGCTGGCGCTCCGGTATTCTTTTGCAGCCGCAATCCAAGCGTCATTGTCCGCAGTAATTCTGCTTTTGAGCTCAGTCGTCATTTTGCTGCTCGGATGCCTTTGCTTGAAATCTGCAATCTCTTTTTTGTTCTGCTCTTCCATGCGCTTGATATTTGCATCAATCGTATCAAAAGATCTCTGAATAATATCTTGCGCCCAAGCGACCTGTTTTTCGCTGCCCTTAATCGGCAGCGATGCTGCGTTAAAAGCAGCCATCCCTCCGTTGCCTGCTCTCTCGGAACTGCCCGAGCCTCTTTTACTCACGGTAGTGCCTCCTTTCGTATTGAAACGGCTTGATTTTTGTCACGTTCCAGTCAAATTCTGCCGGACACTTGCCATACCACAAAATGCTGCTCGGTTGCAGCACTTCCAGCGCCTTTCGGCAGTGTTTGGCAAAGCACTCCGATTCGTATGGGTCAGATTGTGTGCCGTGGCTCGAAATGCTCACGATGGCGTTTCTAGGCTCACCATCAAAGCACCAGTCATAACTTTGCTCACCGCACCAGCAGAGCGTAGGAATCACATGGATACCGTGCATCTGCCAGTAAGCAGCCAACCAGTGTTTTTTGTAGTGCATAAAAATCTGCACCGCAAGCGGCATATCGATGTAAAGAGAAAAGTCCGGGGAGCACACAGCCCCAAACTGTTGCAGCAGCGGGATGTACTTATCCGGGTTGTTCCAGAACCGTTCAAACTGATAGTCGTCCTTGTAAAAATGCACGCCTTTTGTGGCCTTGTCTTTGGCCGTCAGTGCATAATTGACCGGGATCCATTCCAGCTTGTCAATGCGGATGTCCGTTTCCGGCTTGATTTCAGGGATGCCGTACTTACCCACACCGGGAAATATCATTCTCTCGGTGTTTTCCATCGGCAGAATCACGGCTCATCCCTCCAAACCTTACTTTTTCTTGAGCTTTTTTCCTGTTTTCCAGTTGTAACCACGTTTTTCCAGCGCACGGCGTGCTGCCTGTGTGGAAGGATTGTCAGGATGCCCTTTCGCTTTGCCCATCAAAACTTCAACACGGCTCTTTTCTCTGATTGTGCCAGACGCAACGCCCGCTTTGTATTCTGCAATAGCAGACTCTCGCCTTGCGGAATACTGTGCAGCGGCCTCGTGGGCTTCCCTTTGCATTTTTTCCGTTTGGCGGCGTGTCAGGCCGTGAGGAATGCGCATCTTATCGTCCATGTAATCGCTGATGGGCGAACTTAAGCCACGTTTTGCGAGAAATTCATCAAGCGTAGTCTTCTCGCTGCTCGCCCTTGTAGAACTACCAGAGCCTCGTTTACTCATTTTTGGAACTCTCCTTTCTGCGCTTGCGCTCTTCCGCCCACCACATTTGCTCGGCTTCCTTGCCGCCCTTGGATTTATACCACTCGGTGTAATCCATGACTGGCGCGACCTCTTTTGTCACGTTGTCCCGCTGCATAGCGTTCTGCCGAGGGTACCTGCCCAGCGCAGAGGACAGCACACAGCGGCAGTGGTAGACCATCTCAGGGGCCGCGTTTGGGTCACCGGGGTGCTGTATCTCGTAACCCATGACCTTGAACGGCTCGTCAAGCTCTGCCGTCTGCTGGTCAAGCAGGCGGTGCATTTCACGGGTGCGGTAGTCGTGGGTGGAGTTCCAGCGCTTTTTGACCTCGATGCCCAAAGCCTGAGCGTTTCTCATCTGCTGCAATGCCCCGGCGTTCTGGGCCCCTGTGAGCGCCGTGATGGCGTTGTTCATGGCCCAGTGGATCTCTGTATCAGCCATGCCGTTGACGGCCTGCACAGCGATGTCGTGGACGCTCTTGCCCTGCACGATACCCTGCATGATATAGCGGTTGAACACCCGGGCATCATAGGTGCGGTTGCTCTCGCTCTTGATGCGCTTGTTGGGCACCATGCGGGGGTTCTCCTTCAGCAGCAGCTTGACCGATTCGGTGTTGTACAGGGTCAGCCCGAACGTCACGCCTGCGGCCTGTTCCAGCTCGTAGAAGGCCCAGTTTGCGCCAAAAGAAAAGATGTTGTATTGCTCGTCCCGGGCCAGCTTGTAGGCCGTCTCTTGGGCTGTGGTGCAGGTCTGCGTGATGCCGTCCAGCTTGGCCCGCATCAAATCAGATTGAAAGACCTGATTCTGCAGCCAGATGCGGTAATCCTCTTCGGTGATCTCGCCTGCATCCAGCTGCGCCCGCTTGCGCTCGTCCAAAGCTCGGTACTTCCCAAGAAACTCGGTGAGCTGCTCGGTCATCTCCCGGCGGGCAGTGCCGTACACCCGGAGGATACGGCGGCGCAGGCGGTTCAGCTGGCGGGTAGAGATGCGGTCACGGTCGTTCATTGTTTTCTCCGGCAGGTCCCCATTTGATGTTTCCGAGTTCGTCAACGCCTACTGCGCGGACTTTTGGCTCGTTCCAATCAATCGTGGTCGGCTGCATCAATTCGACTGCATTTGCAAATCGCTCCAAAAGTTTCCTGTCGTTTTCGTCCAGCTCAATAACAAACTTGCCGATGATGTTTTCAGCCATCGTCTTCGTCCTCCTCGTCTACGGTCTCCCGTGTTGCGCTCTCGGCCATCAGCGCAGCCTTGGCCCGCTCCTTTTGTTCCGGGGTCAGGTTGGGCAGCAGGTCAATGGCCATGTCCTGACCGATGATTGGCACCTCAGAAATCACCGTTGCGACCTGCTCAGCTGTGTTGGTGATTTTGCTGCGGTTGAATGCCGGCATAGCGTTGTCAAAGCCAGCCAGTGCGCAGATCTGCCGGATGAACGGCTTGACCTGTGCCTCGAAGTCGTCCGCGTTCTGGTTCAGCGGCTCATAGGCTGCATCCAGATGGTCGTTGGTGCTGTCCGCGCTGACACAGTGCACATCCAGACCGCCGAAGTCCTCATACACCCGGGTGTGGAGCAGTTCTAACAGAGCCTGCCGGGCCGTCACAGGGATCTCGGTGGTATAGGGGGTGATCTTGCCGCCCTCGCTGGTGTCTGCGCCTGCAATGTGGTACAGATTCAGCTTGACAAGAAACTCCTGCAGCTCGCCATCGGTCATGCCGTTGAAGTTCTCGCACAGCCAGTAGATCTGCGAAAAGTCTTGCAAGTCATTGCAGAAGCCGGACATCACCAGATCGGTGTTGTCAATGTAAGCTTTCAGCCCCACAAGGGTGCTCTGGTGCAGGTCGGAGCCCCACAGCGGCACAATGGGAAGAGCGCTGTAGTTTTCGCCCTCTACGCTTTCCAGCCCGCCGCCGGGTGTGGTGACGGTCACGCTCTTGTATGCCTGCTTCGGCGTTATCTCCTGCATCACATTGCCGATTTTGCTTTCCGTATATTCGGTAAAGCCGTCCAGCTCGTACAGGATATAGTGCATATCCGTGTCAGGATTCAGCCGCCAAAAGCGCACACCCGCCTGCAAAAGGCCTGTCTTTTCATCGTACAGGGGCGCGAACTCGGTCAGCTTGAAAACCACCAGATGGTCGTTGTTCCAGAATCCGAAGCTCTCGCCATGGATCAGGGCGAAATATCCGGCCTTCTGGATCTGCTCGTCAAAGTTCTGCCCCAGCCTGTCCTTGTCCACGCCATCGTCCGCAAAGACCACGCCGTTGCCAAGGGAGTATGTGGCTCTCTGCTTGTTGAGCCGCCGGAAAAGATTGCTCTTGACCATATCGGGGTGCAGGACATCCTGCTTTGTGTTTTTGGACAGGCGTTTCAGCATCAAAGCGTAAGCCTGCGCGAAGCGTTCAGCCCCCGGGTTTTTCTGGGCGTCGTACAGATCAGCGTCCAGCGCCATTCTGTAAGGTCCGGAACTGCAGTGCTGCTGCACGAAGCGCCGGATGAAATCAGGCTGTTCCCCGGCGGCTTGCGCCTGCTGGAAGGTCTGGAATGTGTATACAGTGCTCAAAATCAATCCCTCAGTTTCACAAGGCGCTTTGTGCGCACGAAATAGCGGATAGCGTCCATGCAGTGGTCATTTACCTTCAGCACGGTGTCGTCTTTGTCCGGGTCCCAAGCGTACACGCCGAACTCTTCCAGCGTGTGCTTGCAGTCTTTGTAGATCTTCAGCCGGCCGGTCTGCAGCATGGTCTGCACGTCCAGAATGCCGCTCAGAACGTCGTTGTTTGCGGGGGTCTGGGTAAAGCCATTCTTGCGCAGCTCCGTAATCAGGGGCAGGGCAGAGGGGTCAACGATGATCCTCTCCGGCTTGAGTCCCTTCAGCCACGCCTTGAGGTCTGTGACGTACTCGCCCACTGTCTTTTGCCGCTTCTGTTCGCGGCCGCTGTAGTAATATTCCCGGGTGACGATCCAGCAGTCTGCATCTGCCTGCTTCTGGAACAGCAAGAAAACCGTTGCGTTCTGGGTGCCAAAGTCGCACGCCACATAGGCGCTCTTTGGAGACAGCGCCGGAAGTACATCAATAACGTGCTTCTTGCGGTCGAACATGTCATATACAAGGCCCTCTGCCACGGTCCACAGGCCAAGAATGTAGCGCTGATAGAAAACGCCGCTGTACTGGCTGCGGTATCTGGCTTTGATGTCCTCGGAAAGCGACAGATTGTCGTCCATCGTAAAGTGGAGATACATCATCTTGCGGGAGCGGCATTTCCGCACCCACTCCAGATAGAACCAGTGCTGTGGGCTGCCCGGGTTGCAGTTGAACCAGAACTTCGACCCGGTGACAGAGCAACGGGCCGTGGCCTGGTTGACAAAGCTCTGCGGCATCAGGGCCACCTCGTCAAAGAATGCCCCGGCCAGCGTGATGCCCTGGATCAGGTCTTGGCTGCTCTCGTCCTTGCCGCCGAAAAAGTAAAACTCGTTGATTCTGCCGCCCTTGCTGACGGTCATGCAGTTTTCTGCCCGATGCTCCTTGACGTTGTAGCCACGGGCCGCAAGCTGCTGCTTGAGCGTACCAAGCACGTTGCGCCGGAAGCTGGCAATAGTTTTGCCGCACATGGCAAACTGCTGCCCGCTGTAGCAGGTCATGGCCCACTGGACAAAAGAAAAGCTCATGGCAAAGGTCTTGCCCGAACGGATGGCGCCATCTGCAATGATGCCGTTGTACCCGCTGTATGCGCTCTGCGGTGTCCACCAGCTCAAGACCTGCTTTTGCCGCTGGCTGAGGGCTTTCCAGCGGAAACCGTTACTTTTCCGCATGGTCGTCCTCTTCCTCCGGCAGCATCTCCACGTCATCCGGCGGGCTGATGTCTGCGGCAGCGCTCAGGGCTTCCAGCAGGCCATCGTCCCGGGCTTCTATGCCGCTCTGGTCTCCCAGCATAGCAAACTTGTCCACGATGGTGCCAAACGCCGTGGACAGCTGCGGCAGCGTTGCTTCCGCGATCTTGTCCGGGTCTGCCATCGCCTGAAGGTACAGCCCGAGAAGATCCTGTGCTTCCCCGCGCTTGCTGCCTAAGTAGGAAAGCATGTCCTGCGTGTTCTGCTCTTTTTTTAAGGCGCACAAATCCGCACACTTGGGATTATCTTTCACGATTTTCCGAACGGTGCTTTCTGCCACGTCGTTCAACTTGGCAGCTCTGGCGTAGCTCTGCAGCTGCACATAGTCCGCAACGATTTTCTTTTTTTGCCTGTCTGTCAGCCGCTTCGCACTCACCGCCACCACCTCTCATGTTAAATGAATTTTTGTACTGTTCAACAAACCGTTCTTGCACAAACAATCTTTCTACGCTAGAACCGTATAAATTATTTGTTCCGATAATCGGCTGTTTGCTTATTTGTGCCACTTCTATGCACTCTAATGGGCATTCGTATCCGCTAACAACCACCATGAAAGGAACGTCTGACAACCAATGCTCAAAAGCGTCATAATCGAATTTTCCTTTGTATCCCGTACAACGTGTTTTTTTGTACGGTGGGTCAGCATAAACGATTGAGCCTTCTTGGATTTCAACGTCACGATAATCTTTTTGAGAAAGCGTTATTTTGTCGCAATCATTGAGGTTTTGGATGCTCTGCAATCGTTGAAGCCCATTCAAACTTTGAAGTCTGTCTAGGCTTTCAAGGCGGCAATTCTTTTCATCCACGCCAAACTCTCGAAGAAGCGATGTATCGCCAAACACTCTTGCATAATGCAAAGCCTTTTTCCACGGTTCAATCTCTTTTGAGTAGAGGTAATCCGTGCGATTATTTCCAAAGCTCCAGCAAAGTGAAACGTAAGGGTCGGATTCTTTCAGACGGTGAAAATCTTCACGGCTAATCCAGCGCTTTTCATTGGCATACTTGCCATGAATAGCATCCATAAACAACTGTGGGCCATCGCCGATGTCATTCGCGACAATGTGATTCCATTTGCCAGAAAGCAATGCGGCGTGTGTGACTGCGCAACCGCCAGCAAACAGATCAATCAGCGTGTCGCCAGCAGGAAGATTAGAGACAACCCACTGTGCGATTTTGTTCTTACTTCCACGATACGGCACACCATATCTCACAGTTGGCATCTCCTTTCCTGCAAAAGAAAAACCGCCCGGAAAATCCGAACGGTCAGAATATCAAAATAAGAGGCCTTGCTTGTCGGGTGCAAAGCCTCTGCGCCCAGAACTTTCGCGGCCGGATGCTCCGCTATTGCACTCCCCGCTCTCGTCAGATCATGCAAGCACTCCCGGCAGGGCTCGAACCTGCAACATGCGGTTTTGGAGACCGCCGCTCTACCACTTGAGCTACCGGAGTATAAAACACCGCCCTTGGACTCGAACCAGCCAGCAATATCTCAGCTGACACGCGCTCCGTACTGCGCTCAGGCGGCCATATAAAACAGCCCTGGTTCTCCGCCAGGGCTGTTGTTTGACGCACATCCCATCGGGAAGTCTACCCACACCCTCAGGGATTCAAAGCTTTCTCTCGTGGCACGGGAGGTTAAGCGTGCAGCTTTGTGGGGGATGAGTCCATGCGTCATACGGTGCGAGGTTACGGAGTCGAACCGTTCCACAAAACTGCTAGCCCTGTTATGTGGCTTCCCAAACCTCGCATAGAAGCAGCCCGCAAAACGGTGAAGGAGAACAGGAAAGCATGAAAACCTGTCACAAGGAAGGAACCGTTCTGGGGGCTGCGTGGCAAGCGGCTACCGCTTAGCGCTGAACCGCTTATTAGAATTTTACATCCAAGCTTGCAGACTTGAAAAGAGCTGACCCCTCCCAAAATTACGCTGTGTTTTCTTGTGCATGTTGTACACTTTGCACGTCAGAAAACTCGTCCCATATCTCGGCCAGGGCCATGCATCCGCGTTTGATTCGCCGGTAGACCACTTCTGCCCCGCACACGCCGACTTCTTTTGCGATTTCTTTGTGAGACCTGCCCATGATATAGTGCTCGCAAATCGCTTCGGCGCATTCCGGCTCGGCTATCAGGCAGTATGCCCGCCGGGTGGCCTCGACACGCAGATTGCACAGGTCCGTCTCCATCCTCTGAAGCTGTCGGCGCTCGGTGTCCAGCTGCTCTACGGCGAAGCCCACCTTGTCCCCATTGCCACCACCCGCAGGCATCCCGCTCAGGTTCTGGGTGCATTTTTCTGCCACGTCCCGGATGCGCTGTATTTTTTGCTTTTGGACTTCGATAGCCGCCGCAAGGTCCCGGCACTGCTGAAACCACGCCTTGACGGTGCGGTAATCCACGCCGCTGTCAGGCTTCGGCGCTTCAGTGTCAGATGTCCGTGTGTGGGTCATCGTTTTCCTCCTCAAACTTGCCCTTTACGTCAGGGCTACCGATTTCGTAAACGACAACGTCCTTGATTCTATCGGCAATACCAGGCGCAACCAAAAGATGAACAGTTCCATCCTCAGTCATATTTGCTTGAATCCAAATTTCTCCAATCATGTATATACCTCCATTCTTTCAATCTCAATTTCCACCCGGGGTTTCTCCCGATCAAGCTCCACCCGGCTGCCATCGTGGGCGGCAACGATCTTGCTGTTGTCGTCTTCCAGCACGCGGGCTTTTACCAGAATGTCTGTAGTCGCCTCGATGAGGTTTGCCAGATCGACCCGGCGGGCGGTTTTCATGTAGTAAACGCACCTCACGTTCACGCGGGCAGAAATGGGGCTACGCGGCCTTTTGATTTGCCGCAGACAGTCCGTCTCATAGTCCACGTATGCCTTGCTGGGGGCCACAAAACGCCCGCCTGAGCGGCTTTTAAGGATGCGGGCAGAGTTTTTCTTGGTGCGTGGGTCGCCGTAGAGGGTCAGTTTCATCTGCCATCCTCCACATAGTACCAGCTTTGCGGCGGACGTTCGATCCCGAACGCTTCTCCACGGCAAATCAGCTTTTTTGCATCCCATCTGCGGCAGGTGCAGCAGTCTCCGCGATGCGTACAGGGTTGTATCGCCCAAAAATCTTTAAGCTTCACAGGCTTATCGTAAAATTTAAGTTCTGAAATGTGCCAGAAAAACAGATTGTCATGAAGTCTGTTTTTGGATGCGTAACGGTGCAGTTGGAAATATGGCACACATGAATCTTTTGTAAAACGTTCACCCAGTCTGTCCTGATATGCCGGATATGAAATATCGACCTCTTCAATGGAATCACAGACAAACTCGCCAATCACCTTGCCGTTCATCTTCTCCATCCCGATTTTGGGCAATTTCATGCGCCAGTCATATGAACGGGTGCAGTAGATGTATACCTTGAACGGTGTGTCAAGTTTTGGGCGGGTTCTTCGTACCTCAAGGGTTTTCTTTCCGCTCAAAATCCACTTGCACCAGTTGGGTTTGATGCTTATCAGAACAGCTTTCATTTTTTCATCATCCCTTCCATTGCCAGCTGCTCGCACTGCTTTTCAGCTTCCCTGCGCTGCTGGTCATACTCAAATAGCATATCTGCGTACTCATTGCCCACCCGGCGGATGGCGGTTTCCAACATCTCCGTCACAAGGTCGTGGTACTTGTCCGCGCCCTTGCGGCTGCTCCTGGCAGCTTCCCGGGCTTCCCACAGGTCGGTGAGTTTGTCCCGCCTGTCGGCGGTGATCTCGCCGTAGCCGTAGGCATCCTGGATCTGCTCCATGCTTTCCCAGCCTTCCAGTTCAGCAAAGGGGTCAGCTTCAGCCTTTGCCATGCTACGGGCTTTGGTCTTTTTCTTGACGTACCGGGTCAGACCGTCTTGCATCACGGCGCGGGCATCGTCCATCGCCTTGCGGATGGCCTTTACCTCCCGCTCTCTTTTGAGCTGGTCGGGCTGGCTGGCCCATTCGGCCATCAGCTCGGATTTCGTTTTCGGTTTCATCTGCTTACCCCCACTGTTCAGCCATTGCCTTTGCGATTCCCGGAAATGTTTTGGCTCTGTTCTTCGCCCGATCAGTCGTAAACATTCCCTTATTTTTTGCATCGTGTTTATGACTATACGAGCCGGACGGACACCATGTAGCAACAGGCTCTACAATGTTAATTGGGATCAACGGCGGCAGACCCTTGAGCCAAAGACAGGTTTTTTTGGTGTATGGGTGACCAAACTGATACGGCTGAACGCTCTACGCATACTTCGGCAGGCAGAATACCCGGCTTGGCACTGGGTTCTCTATGCAAATCCGTGGAACATCTGCCCACCAGAAACGCATGAACAGGTCTCGGCCTTGAATGCCAAGCATCACACGGTCTGCCTGAAGCTCATGCCCTTTCCAAAGATGCCTTGCTCCGGCGTTGCTTAGATAAGTGCAGGGCGGGTGTGCAATGAGCAAATCCCACTTTCCGACTTCATGCGCCACGCCGTCCATCGTTACGATTTGCCCACCCTCAATGGCCTTGAGCGCATCGCCCAAGATATGCCACTCGGGATGTCCGCCGGACGGCTCCTGAATATCGCAGGAGTAGGCTTCGTGGCCTTTTGCCCGAAATGCCTTGCATACTTCCTGTGATTCCTCACAGGCGATAAGCACTTTCATCTGTCCGCTCCTCCGTTCGCTTTTGCAGGTTCCCTCTTTCTAGGCGGCTTGGGCTTCGGCATCCAACATCGCACGTTTTCGGTTGGAATGGATCTTGTGATGCTGTACCCATACTCTAAAATCGTCCAGCATTTATAGGTGGAGTCATAGCATCCGACCACCGCTTCCTCGTGGAAGAGCGATTTTTCTACAAAGAGGACGGGCTTCAGGCTACGAGGCAGTCTCTTTGATGGGTCAACCCATTTACTTGCAGTCCGCTTCACCTGTCCGCACCTCCGTTCGCTCCCATGTACCGCTTGCGCCCCTTTTCACGGTGCCGGTCCTCGTGGTCGTAGTGGTAGACCTTGCCTGTGTCCAGCATCTCGCGGGTGTAAGCGGCTTCCGCTTCCCGCTGTCGCTTGAACTCGGCGTACTTGGGGCATGTGTCGTGGCACACCGGGTGACGAGTGGGGCAGTCTTTACACGGCGTCATCGTCATTTTTCAGCACCTTCTCCGGCAGCGGCATCCAGCCCACAACCGGCTTATCTATCGGGCATTCCAGTGCATCATCCGGGGTAAAGTGGCGGTATTCCCACCAGCCTTTCGGGAGCCTATACAAGTCCTCTTCTTCGTCATAAATGCCGTAATCATCGACATCTTCCCACTGCCAGAGGCTTTCGTACTGAGAAACAGTTCCGTCCTCATAAAAGGCCGTTGTGATGCAGTATCCTTTCCCACAGTCAACCAGCACCAGCACTTCGGTTTCGACCTCCGGAGGGTTCTTTTCAGGGTCGCGCCATGCGGGAAAGAGGTTTTTTCCCCGCAAAACAGGAAGTTTTTCAACCTTTTCTCGTGCCGCACGGAGGGTAAGCGAGATAATATTCTCTGCTCCTGCCTCACATATCGTGGTATATTCCAGGCTCTTTAACACAGCCTCGCGCCGGATGTATTCAGTCATTATAAAAGCCCTCCATTTTGCACCCGCAGCGGCAGCAATAGGCATGTTCCGTGTGCCGGTCGAATGTTGTAAAAACCTCTTTGCGTCCGCAGCCCCCGCACTTGCACTCCGCACCATCTGCCATGCGCCGCACAATAATCCACTTTGCCGTCGGTCGCAAGTTCTCCGGGTCAATGGTGGTAGCCTCGTCCACGCTGTTCAGGGCATCCTTATAGCAGCATTCTTCAATAGTGACCGGATTGCTGGCGCGAAGGTTCATTTCAATGCGCTTGTGCAAAGCGTTCGCGTCAATCAATCTTACTTCATCCATTTTTCAGCACCTCCGTCCTCACCGGCTTGATGTCCCGATACTCGGGGTAATGATCGCCCGCCAGCTGGCAGGCCCTGAACTCTGCCGCAAACTGACTCGCGGCGTTGATGCGGTATGTAAGCGCCGCGTTCCCGTGCGGGCCGCTGCACTCTACGATGACTTTGTATCTAGGCATTTTGTCCTCCGTTCTGGTTTGCCTGCCCAAGAAGCTTTCTTTCAGCTCTGGACTTGAGCATCCGGGTGCGGGCAGCAAGGCAGTGCTTCGCCAGCATCTGCTCACCCTGGGCCTTTTCGACAGCCTTTTTCCACGCCGGGAGAAGCTGGCTCTGCCAGCTGCACTCCAAAATCACCTCGTGGAATGTCTTGTAGGCCATCTCATTCGGCACATCCTTGAGCGATGAGTTCGCCCAAATCTCCGCGATGCTTGCGCGGTTCTCTGCGGTCTGAGGCCGTCCAAAATAGGCCTCAGCGTCCGCAAGGAGCTTTGTCATCATCTCCACTGTCACAGTTTCACCCCCTTGAAAATATTTGCGTATGCTTCTGCGGTGCTTTCTGTGGCTTGTTTCCCGCGAGGCTGCTCTTGTCGGCGTTGCTCATTCGCTGCCACGTCCCCCGGGGTGCGTATCCCGTCCCGCTGCCAGCCAGACAGGATGCCGTTGATGTAGTTCCACGACCGCTTGCCAGCTTCTGCGGCCTTGTCGATCGCCAGCAAAATCATCTCCGTGCTGTACTCCTGCCGCCATTTTTGCAGTTTTTCCAGCGCCGAACGCGGGAAGTCGCCGATAGCACGTTGGTAATGCTGGACGATTTTTGATAACTCCATATCAACGGCGGCGGTGTTATCGCGCTTTACAACATCTACATCCCCATCTACATCTACATCTCCATTTACATCTACATCTACAGTTATTTTTGTTATGTCGTCATTAACATTGTTATCGTTTGTTATTTTTGTTATGTCGTCAGGCTTTCCCCAGCGCTTTGCCATACCGCGTTTTCCGGCGTTGCTGCGTTTCTTGCGGGTTTCATCCCATTTTTCAGACGCCCGTTTTACGTCGCTGCACATAAATTTCCAGTTGCCCCGCATCCCACGGTCTGAAAATTCAGGCTCTTCTCCGGTTTTGGCATACCGTGCAAGAGCTCGCATCAACTGCCCAACCTCTGCGTCGGAGTATTCTTCCAGCGCATCGAACCAGCTCAGATACGCCACAAATGACTTTTTATCGTCCTGTGCCACTCAATCACCTCCTTTGCGCGCCCGTATAGCCAGATAGCGCAGCTCTCGGCTTAGAACGGGAGGTCTTCGCTGTCGTCGATGACCGAGAAGTCGTCTGCGCTGCCCTGCGAATACTCCGGTACGTTCTGAGACTTCTGCGGGGCGTTGTGAGCGGTGTTTGCTTCGCGCACATGATTTTCCGTCTGCCGGTCGAAATCGCGCACAGCAGGCTTCTCTGCGGCCTTTCCGCCGCAAAAGCTCACCTGCGACGCAAGAACCTCGGTGGCTGTGCGGTTGTTGCCATTCTTGTCCTGGTACTGACGGGTCTGCAAGCTGCCTTCGATGGCGATCATGCTGCCCTTCTGGAAATACTTACAGACGAACTCGGCGGTCTGCCGCCACGCGGTGACGTCGATAAAATCGGCCTTGCGCTCTTCGCCCTGCCGGGCAAAGCTGCGGTCAACCGCGATGCGGAAGCTGCACACGTTGGTGCCGTTCTGAGTGGTCTTGAGCTCCGGGTCGTAGACCAGACGACCCATCAATGCTACGAGGTTAAGCATGAGACATTCCTCCATCTTCTTTCGGCTGCTTCTTTGCGCATTCTACGCAGAGTATACGCCCATATTTTGCCTTGCTTCGTTCTGCCGCCTGCTCAGCAGTCATCTTTTTCCCGTCCTTGGTTTTGATGCCGATGATTTTCTTTCCGCAGCAGGCGCACACCGGGGCGGGAGTGGCCGGAAGCGGGGTGTACTTGGTGGATTCATCTTTCCAGTACACATTCGCGCCGATTCCAAGTGCCTTGCACGCCACGCTCTGGGCATCCGTGTACGCTTTTTTGTAAGCGTCATCATCCGTTCGGAGCCCCGTTGACTCCAGCACAATCAGCATAGAGCCGCCCACTCCGGGGATGGGGGCGCTCCACGCTTCCCCATCATCCTGCCTGACGTACAGATTCGTAAAGCACTGCACGACAACTTCACCCTTTGCTCCGATCTTTTCCTCGAACACCGGCGGGTCGAACTTCCAGCCCGTACCAGCCGGGCCAAAAAGCTCAGTCAGCTTCTTGATGCGCCACATGGGGTTAATGTCGGTCTTGCCCTTCAGGCGGCCCGCTGCGATAGGCTTCTGGGCGTCTTTTGGGACTTCCCGGCACTGCTCGTAAATGGTCATTTTATCCATGATTGTATGTCACCTCATCCATCCCGTGTACCCGGCACAGATCTGCCAGCCACCCAAGACCAGAATTGTAGGCCGCCTCAATGTTTCCCATCGCGTCATCTAACCCGCCGGTCTGGGTGGAGCTGATAAGCGGGAAGGCGTTTGACTCATCCGCCAAAGCAACTACGGTTTCCAGCGCCGAAGCGGCTGTGCCGAGGCTGTACTCTGCATCCGAAATGGCTTTTGCGTATCCCGTCGGAGACATCCCATAATCTAATCTGTCCGGATAAAAACGGTCTTCCGCGTCGGTCGCAAGCATCATCTGGCTTACGCTCATCAAGAGGCTTGCGCATTTCGTAAGCTCTGTTGCTACCTGATGCTTGAGCGCAAGATTCCATTCAGGGACGCTGACTGCATACCGCAGAACCGCTTTGCGGCGTTCCTTTTGCTCCAAAGTCATGTACGTCACCTCTGGTAAACCTTCTGCCGGTGCTCGTCCATAACGACGTACAGACGGCCCGGCTTTTCTGCTGCCAGCTGGTCGGCGTACTGGATGCCCGCCAGCGTGTTCGGCATGGGGATTTCGTTGACAAAACGCAGATCCGCGTCAAAGATCTGTACCGTGCTCACCTTTTTCTTCTCCTTCTTCTGGTGGATGTGCCGCAGCCGTTCCGGCTGTCGCTTATTCCAGCGAATCTCTGCGGCTCGCATATATCTACCGTTCATATTCCTGTTCCCTTTTCGTATGTCGGCCTTTCTTTTTGCAGTAACGGCGAAGCGGAGGGAGACAGTCGACCTCCGCACGATCAATGCGCTCCTGCTCAAAAATGTACTTGTGCGGATGCTTTTTTTCATGGCGTCGGTGTCCAACGGAAGACACAAAGCTGTTGGCGGTCTTGTATCCTAGCTTAGCAGCGCACATGGCGGACGTTCCCGCTGCCACCACCTCACCAGTCTTGGCGCTGTATACGGTGTACCATGTGACATAGTGGATGTAATCAGCCATGTGCAACGTCCTCCGCATCGTGGAGGGCTGTGAGCAGCCCATCTGCCGCCGCGCTATAGACCTCTGATTTTTCCCGGCAGATGACCCGCAGCCAGATGTCTCCCGTGAGCGCGGACTCCGTTGCAAGCCGTGTGGCTGTTTTCAGGTGCTCTTCGGCCTGCTGCCGAATCAACTCTTCCAGCTTCATGCGCCCTTCTCCTCATCCTGCGGATACTCCGGGTTCCGGGCATGGTTGCGGACGATTTTGCTGTAACCGCTGCGCTTATACCGTTTGTTGTCCTCATACATCCCATAAAACGACATCGCTAGCCCGGCAGTAGATGCAACAATAATCCAAGGCGCGGCATACGCAGCCTCGGCGATGTCCCAGCCGCCCCAGCAAACCAGTGCAACGGCCAGCCAGGAGCAGGCCCAGCGCACCGACTGCACCGCGCCGATAATGGCCAGCAGGCCTATCGTGCCGGTAACGACGAACGATTTGAGTTTCATCTTGGCTCCTCCTTTGTATAAACCTTTTCGAGCTTGTAAAAGTCCTTCACCCACGCCATAAAACCGGCGCGGGAGATGTCCGGGCAAGGTTCTTTTGTTCCTACGGACGGAATCGCCCAGCTGGTAAACAGCCCCGCCTGGATCTGCGCTCCCAAGACCTTTTCAGTCTTTGAGATGTTGTTGTCCCGAAGGATCTGGACGCATTCGCCTATCGTAAGGCTCGGCTTCTGCATGGCGTCCTCCTTTCTATCAATGTCTCAGTACAACATTGGACGAATGAACCAGATAGGTCACACCGTCAATCACAACCTGAAGCTGTTCGCCCTCGTAATCGTCCCATCAGGCATTTTCAGCTGTGCCCAGCTGTATTCATAGGTCAGGTCAATAACCTGCTTATTGCATCCTGCCATCAGCAAAGCGCTTGCCAATACGGACACTACGCCTACAATAACTTTTTTCATGCTTATATCTCCTTAACAAGCTTCCCGGAGGTAGTGGTGTTCCTCTGGGCAGCAACTGCGGCAAACAAACTAGTCTGGCCGTTGGTCTGCTGGATTAGCATCACGGTGTTGGTGCTGGGCTTCCAGCGCTGGATGTACTCCACCGCCTCGTCAAAGCGCTTGCGGGGGATGTTCCCCACACTGTTCACCCGGAACCAGTCCTGCACATCGTGGTTGCACTCGCTGTACACCTTGCTGCGCACGTGGTTGTCGATGTAGGCCGGGGTGTCCTCGCTGCCCAGTGCCCCAATGACGGCCCGGCTGATGGCCTTGCGCAGCACGCGCTGCTGGTTGTAATCCACCGTCATGGTGTTCTCCAACGCGGTGAGCCGCTCTTCTTGCCGCTGGGTGCGGTTGTCCAGCATAAACAGCGCCTGCATCTCCTTGCTGAGCTTGGGCATCATGTAGCTGCCCGTCTTGCGCAGGGCGGGCAGCACCTCGCTTGTCACCCAGCGCTTGAACCGCACGGCCCCTTCCAGCTTGCTGCCAAAAATCAGGCTGTACAGGCCGGACTCGTTGATAACGGTGGTTTTGCTCTTGTAGTTGGAACCATCACCCTGAATCAGGGTAGTGGTTTTGTCCTGTTCATCGACATGGGCCGCCAGCGCGTTTTCGGGTTTTGCATAGCCCAGCGCTGCCGCCACGTCCTTTCCCACGAACCACGGCTCTCCGTTCTGGTCTACCGTGCGGATGTCCCCGAACTCGGGGCTTGTGAAAATTTGAATGTTTGCCATGTTTTGTCCTTTCTTGTCGTCTACCCCGGTGCCTGTTATAATAGGCAGGGAAGGGGGTGGGATTTTGAATCAGCGGGAATACTTCAACCAGCGTGCAAACGAACTTGAGCGTTACAATTACAAAACGCCGGGAGTAAATGTCGCTGACCCGGACGGCTCGGTTTGGAAAAAGCGCCGGGAAATCGACAACGCTCAACTTCAGACCGCAGCAGAGTTGAAGAAGCTGCGGGAAGATTTGGAACGCATCGAGCACAAGCAGGATGAAAGCAGCAGCGAATCCAGCAAAATCGGAATTGCAACGCTTGTCGTTACCGCTTTAGGGCTTGCAGCAACCATAGTATTTGGAATGCTACAATACCTACATTGACTGACGTGATGATGATGGATGCGATCATGTAGTCAGCCGGGGTCCAGTTGGAAAGCCGTTCTCTCCAACTGGGCTTTTTGTTTTGGCTCATGCTTTGCCTCCCTTGTTACTTGCGGCTCGTTACCCACTTCAGCAGCATTGCGACGATCCAGATTGCCGTTGATACGCCGAAAGAGAACTGCCAACCGATGAGCATGCAGATAAGCCACCAAAGGCCGGAAATGACGGCCCACGAAAAGCCAAAAGCAACGACAATGAGCGCAATCGATGCAAGCGCAAGCAAAAATGTTTCAAAATCAGGCATTTACGTCCTCCTTATACTCGATTTCCAAAATCTTGCAGATGCTCTGAATAACCTTCGGCGCGCTTCTGTCCCCGTGCAGAATTTTGTACATGTAACTGTCATCAACGTACAGTCCTGTATCCTGCTTCACAAGGTCAATCAGTTCCACCTGCTTCATTCCCCGCTTGAGCATTGCAATTTTTGCTTCCAAGCCAAACGGGGATAATGCGGTTTCTCTCAAATTTCGTACCTCCTTTGAAAAATCATCTTGACAGGTACGGGAAAATGTACTAATATAAAGGTGCAAAGATTTTATACTGTACAAAGTTTCGTACCCGATGTTTGCATTATAGTACAAATGTTCGTACAGGTCAATAGATTCGTACGAATATTTGTACATTTGTACGCTTGCACAAAATGGATGGTGATTTTATGTCAGATTTATACAACAACATCCACGCCCTGTGCGAGAAAGAGAACATTAAAGACGGAACTCTTTGTAGTAAAGTTGGAGTAACGCGAAGCACTCTTTCTGAGCTAAAAAGAGGTCGAACTACAAGTCTATCACTTAAAAATCTTCAAAAAATTGCCGATTACTTCGGTGTTTCGATTTCGGATTTGACCGGCGAAGCACCGGAGCAAAAAGAAAAGCCCACCCCCGGTGAAGGGAGTGGGCTGGATGCGCACGGGCAGACTATATTAGATAAGTATAATATGCTTGACCCGGCAACGCAGGCCATGTTTGAGAGTATGCTGGATGCTGCTATAGCGTCGCAGGAGAAAAAGAATGGTCACTGAAAAGCAAATCGATGAGGCGATGAAAGCTCTGCTTGAATGGCACGAAAATGAACCTGACCGAGTTGGAATGCCTCCTGATGTATTTAAGTCTAAAGTGAAAGACGCCGAAAAGGTTGTTGATGCTCTTCTTGTAGCAGGTCTTGTTGAGCGTGTAAGAGACACGATTGTTCCAGAGCAAGGAAAGCTTACGGTGTTTTACTGTCTTGCTGTAACCGATAAGGGGAAACTTTATTTTATTGAGCAGCAAAAACAGCAAAGAATCAGCCGCAGGCAATTCTTTCAAAGTGCTGCCATTGCGGTGATCTCTGCTGTTGTAAGTACGATATTGACTCTTTTTGTTTCTCAAAGAAGCGACGGATCGGAGACTTCCAGCTCGTAATCCGTGGCATCCAGTGCCTTGACAAAAACAGTTTTGTAAAAGCGCAGCTTCTTTTCATCCACCTTTTCAGTGTCAAGAGCAAAATACCCGCCGTGTCCGTCCTTTACCCTAAAAATGGTTTTGGGGCAAAGCTCGCAGATGCTTCCGAGGGTTACGCCTGTATACATGACTTCTGCTCGGAAAAGGTCGTCAATGTGCTTATGTTCCGGCTCCTGTTTGGGATTAGACTGAAAAAGTGCAAAGTCATTGAGATTAAGGAACTCGTAAGCGAGAATCGCAAACATTGCGATAACAAACACGGCGATGATGAAAAGAAGCGTATTATTCGACATTTTGCGTTGCCTCCTTTAAGAGTTTATCCACGTCGATACCAAGGGAAAGTGCAAGCTTGATTTTCTCAAGTATAACACATTCTGTGGTTTCTTTCATCAATTTTGTGCTATTTTCTTGCACTTTGTTTTCCTCCTTTGGCATTTTCCTTGATAACTTAGTTTTTCGGCAGCGGGTTGGCTGCCTATTTTTGTATATGTGAGGTGCGTTTTATGAAATGTCCAAAATGCGGAGCTGAAATTGAGAACGTGAAATTCTGCCCTGAATGTGGAGCATCTGTTGCTTCGGGTCCCGTGACAACAGCTATTGAATCAGACGAAAAGCCTGAAAAGAAGAAAAAAGGTCACGGATGCGGATGCGCGGTCGCTGTTAGTGTTGCGCTGATCGTGTTCGTTATGATGATTACCCCTTCTTCCAGCACGACAAGTTCAACGTACGGAACAAAGAGCAGCACGTCCGTAAAATCGTCAATTTCTGCCGATGATAGCCTTACAATGGGGCAGAGAAACGCTTTGCGGGCTGCTAAAAACTACCTGAGTGCCGGTATGGGATTCTCTTACAGCGGCCTTGAAAGTCAGCTTGAGTTTGAAGGATATTCCGCGGAAGATGCTACTTATGCCGTAGATCATTGTGGCGCCGACTGGAACGAACAGGCTGCAATAAGAGCAAAAAATTATATCAATTCCATGTCTTTCTCTCGCTCCGGTCTGATTGAACAGCTGGAGTTTGAGGGATTTAGCCAAGGCCAGGCGGAATACGGAGCCACTGCTGTGGGATATTGATGTGCGGCCCTGTTCACAACCGAATTATACAACCGTTGATTGTATCGCGTCAAGCGCGTTTAATCGCGCAAAAATGCGCGAAAAATTTAGCATTTGCGATGAATCGTTGAAATTTACGCTGACTTTTTGCTAAATACGCGCGTTTTGCACGAGCAATGTGCAAAATATGCACGTTGCTATCCGTGGTTGCAAGGTTGTTGCATTTTTTGCAACAGTTCAGCGGCAAGCTCCCCACCGGGTGCGTCTGCTGCGGCCTTGAGCTGCCGGAGATCCCCGGACTTGCGGATCACGAAAAGTCGAGCCCGAGCCTGCCCCTCGGGCGGCATATCCTCATAGCAGGCCAGCGCGGCGCGGATGTGGGTGCAAAACAGCTTCATCTTGTCCATCTTTAGTCCTCCCAAGGTTCAGGTGTTCGGGCCGTGCCGGTCAAAATGGTGGCAGGCATCCCGTCAATGATGGTCATTTCGTTTTCTTTGCCGTTTCTTTGCTCGAAATCCATTTTATTTCACCTCTGTTTTTGTTCAATTTGTCCAACTTGTTTTAGATTTTACCATTTTATGGGAAAACTTGAAGGACTTCTGCTCTGTCGAGTGGCATGGGTTTTCCCCATGTCACTTTTTGTTTTTATGGCATGGAAATTTGTGAGGTTATAATTGATGAGCTACTTTACTGCGGAAAAGCTTGGTGTCGCACTGGCGCGGGCCAGAGTCGCGGCAGGCTTGAGCCAAGTCGACATGGCCCGCCGGATCAACAAGGGAAAGGCTACGATCCAGAGCTGGGAGTGCGGGGCGTCCAGCCCACCAGCTGACAAGATAATGGACTGGTTCGAGGCTTGCGGGACTTCTCCGCTCCCCGCCATGCAAGAAATGCTGCACCCAGAACTTTATAAAGAGCCCGTACAGCGCAAATCAGACGAAGAGCTGGATGAGGCGCTTACAGAATACTTTCGCACAGCGCCGCGAATTGTAAAAGAGATGGTGCTGTTTATCCTTTTGGGCCGACATGGCAGCTATCCACCGGCGGTGTTTGCTGAGGTGTGCGCAAACCTGCACACTCCCTTGCAAAACAAGGTATCCGTCTGCGGCCAAATACTGGACAATTACGGGTTTGCCGTGGCTACAGGAACAGACCCGATTCCGTGGGAAGTCCAGCCTCCGGTGAGTCTGCTGCAGTCGGCATACCAGGCGGGAAAAGAGGCCGCAAAGAGCGGCGAGGCCGACTATACCGCAAAGCGAGGTGAAGAGCTTTGAAGTGCATTCGCGCCTGCTGCCGTCGGGAAATCCCGGACGACGCATCTTTTTGCCCCTACTGCGGCAAGAAGCAGCCAGAAGCCGCCCCGCAGCAAAGAAAAAAGCGCCGCCGCCCAAAGGGCAGCGGCAGTGTATATAAAAAGGCTGACGGAAATAGAAGCAGACCGTATGTTGCCGTTGTTCCATCGGAGGATGGAGGCAAAACAGTTCTTGGACACTATGCATCTCCCGGGGAAGCCATTCAGGCCCTGGATACTTACAATGCTCAGAGGACACCGGCAGAGCGCTTAAAATCCACTTTTGCAGAGATCTACAGAAGATGGAGCGCTACGCACTTTAGTAGCATCGGTGAGGATACAAAAGACGGGTATGTAAGAGCTTACAGCAAAGCTGAAAAACTTTGGAACGTCGAAGTGCGCACTCTTAAAACGGAAGATTATCAAAAAGTTATTGATGAACTTTCCGCAGACGGAAAATCCCGAAGCCTATGCGAAAAGCAAAAAGGTTTATTTCGGCAGTTATGCATATATGCCATGAAGCAAGATATTATCAACCAAAACTATGCTGATGGGTTAGAGCTGCCGCCAGCGCCCGGCCCAAAGGAAAGGATCCTTACGCCAGAAGAGACAGCTAAAATCCGAGCCGTTGCAGACGATCCTAGAAACGGAATGCACTTAACGGCGCAGATCGCAATGGTTCTTTTATACACCGGAATGAGAATCGACGAGCTTCTTTCTTTGCCCAGAGATAATGTTGATTTAGAAAACGGCAATCTGACCGGTGGCGAAAAGACTGCTGCTGGAAAGGGGCGCTTTATTCCTATCTTAAACCCGATCAAGAATATTCTTGCAGAATGGATGCTGTTGAGCATCGGAGAAAAATATCTTCTTCCCACTGAAAGCGGAAACAAAAAAGACAAAAACAATGTTGAACATTCTTTCCGTAAGCTGATGCTTGATCTTGGAATAAACCAAGCCGACACTCCGATTAGAGACCGCATTACCCCCCACGCCTTGCGCCGCACTGCAACTACCCTTCTCGTTGAAGCAAATGTGGCACCTACTGCAACAAAAAAGATTATGGGACACACAAATTTTTCCACCACTGCAAGATATTACGTTGCTCACCGTCAGAAATTCCTCACCGATGAGATGAAAAAAGCTGAAAGCCTTTTTGAAGAACGTGAAAACGAGGAAGACTGAGCGGAGTTTTGTGGTAGCTTATTTGGTAGTTTATCACACTGTTTCAGGTCGTTTTGCATCACTTTTTCACAAAAAATAACGCATAGACGAATCACTTTCATCGTCTATGCGTTATTTTTTGGAGCTGGTGACAGGAGTTGAACCTGCAACCCACTGATTACAAATCAATATATTTATTCGATATAACGATTTATTTTTATAAGTTGGTTGCTTGTTGGTTTCTTATTATGTCAGAAATCTTCTGCATGACCAACTCATACTCTTTCGGGTATGCAAGCTTTATGGCGCTCATGTGCTCATCAAGCACTTCCATCAAGCCTCCAAAGGGCGCGGCGCTGGCCGCTTCCACGAACTCGCTTTGCGGATTTGCTTTTGTGGAGTATGCCGCCGGGTACGACGCGGGAGGCAGCGCTTGAGTCTGCATTTCTGCCGGTGCCTGCTTTTCTTCCAGCTCATTCCTCACGGTGCAGAGGGCGGCAAGTTTTTCCACGCTCTGCCAGTCCGTCGATCCGCATTTCAGCTTGTGGATATGGGTGTTGATCTCGTCGATGTCCATACTTGCCGCCCTCCTCCCTTATGCGTTGCGCAGAATGTCCGCCGCGCGTTTGTAAGCGTCTCGCTCTGCCCCGGTGGCGTCCTGCATCATTTCCTCGATGTCGGAGATCATACGCTCACGGCCATCTGTGCGGGAGTAGTGTCCGCGCACATAGTGACGGCCACGGTTGGCGTAGCTGTTGCCCCGGTTGTAACCGTTTCCGGCGTCGCGGTTGAAGGATCCGCGCATGTCGGCTTCCCACTCGCCTGTACGGCTGTACTCGCCGCCCTCGCAGTAATCCTCGATGCGGTGAATGTCCAAAATGATGTCCACGATCTCGCCGATCATCTCAACATCGCCCGGAGAGCGGTTCTTTTTGTCGGTCAGCTCCATGAGCTCGTCGCACATCTCATCCTTCAAATGATTCAGTTTATCCAGCATGACTTTATCTCCTTTCTTATGCTACCCGCTCAACGATCAGATTGCTGTTTGCAATGCTGACTGCCTGCGTACTGGTGTTTTTAACCGCCACGGTCACGCAGCAGCCACGCGGCACCTCGATGAACGCAGCCACGAAAACATTGAAGTAATTTTCGACTGCCGCCGGGGTGACAATCGCGGTCGCGCTGGTCAGCGACTCACCGCCGACAGCCAGCGCCACGGAAATGGGTCCCACAGTGCCGCCGGTGGGAACGGCGATATTGCCGCCAAAGCTTACCTTAAAGCGAGCTTTGCACTGGTTTGTCAGGCCGCGCAGGGTCACGATACCCGCGCCCTCACGATGGACGATGCAAGCCGGGCCTTTTACGGCAGTCTCTGTCAAGGGAAGATTTTCCCCGGCGGATACCGTCACAATATTGGGATTCGTAAATTCAGCCATTTTATCGGCTCCTTTCATAAATAAAAGCGCCGGGACTTCTGCCCCGGCGCTCTGGTTTGCAAAATCAGCTCAGGGGCTGAACAGGCTACAAATTGTAGTCAGTTGCCGTTATTTGGTTATGCGCAGCCGTTACAGCCGCATCCGGTGCCACAATTACCGTACTGGTACGGCGCAGGAACCGGGAAGGCAGGAACGGGACGCGGGTTGTAGTAGGCCAGCTGACCGCTCATGTATGCCTTGAGGGTCTCGTTCTGCGCCGCCTGGGAAGCTGCAAGCTGAGCCGCAAAGAGCTGCTGGCTCTGCTCCGCGATCTTGGCGTCCTTTGCCTCGATGCGCTGAGCTGTGAGAGCGTCCAGGATAGCCCGGGCGTTCTGGTTCTGGTTGTCTACGATGTCCCGGGTCGCGTTCTGCACGGTGTTCCGGGTCTCGCAGGACTGGGTAGCCAGATTGTAGTTGACGCCCTGGATAGCAGACCGGGTCTCACAGCAGCAGTTCTGCTGCTGCATTTGCATTGCAGAGAGCTGCTGCATGAATGCCGCCTGCTGATTTGCACGGCTGATTTCGGCGGACATGAAGCCGTTACTCACGGTCTGCTGGACGCCGTTGATGAGCTGTGCCTGCTGGTAGAAACCGTCACACATACCGTTGTTTACGCCATCGATCTTGCGTTCGATGTTGGCGAAGTCGCTGGTCAGGATGTAGCCATCCACGACGCCGGCGCCGGCACCGGCGCGATTGCCGCCCCAGTTACCGCCCCAGCCGCAGAAGATGAAAAGGAAGAGCACGATGATCCACCACGAACCATCGCCGCCAAAGCCAAAGCCGTTTCCGTTGTTGGTATTGGCGGGCTGCACCGGCATAGTCAAGCCGATGTTGTCAGAAGAAAGAGACATTTTGTACTCCTTTCGAAATTTTTGATAAAAAATGTATCTCGACCGTGGCCACGGTTACGACTTAGTGTAAAAACTGCTGGAACTGCTGAGCCATTGCCTGAAGCTGGTTGAGCTGGTCTTGGCTCATCCGCCCGGATTGCAGGAGCTTTTGCACCTCCTGCTTTGGATCGCCCTGAAAATTAGCCTTGAACTGCTGGAACTGCTGCATCATCTGGCCGAACTGGCCCATAGGGCCGGGCATGGATGATGCTTTGCCGCCGCCCAGTGCATTAAAAAGAGGATTTGCCATGATCACTTGACCTCCGTTTCGGTTTTTGTGGGCTCCTGCTTTTCAAGCGCTGCACAGCGGGCTGCCAGGGCGTCAAACTCTGCCCTGGTGACAAACTCCCCGCCGGGCTGTTGGACGGCCTGAGCGGGCATCTTAGCTGCCGTGGTGCGCTCCTTGTAATCAAAGGCCCTGAGCGGCATCGGCATTCCGCTTGCGTCCGTGCTCTTGATGTAAAAGGCGCTGTTCTCGCTATCCATCAAGAGCACGCTGTTCCCGGCGGCTACCATGTAGGCTTTTGCGCCCTCTTCGCCCTGCACCCAGATGATCGGAGGCGTAGATGGGGAGCTTTGCCCTGTCGGTTGGCTCATCATGGGCGGCTGATACCCGGCATTCTGCCGCAGTTGCGTGAGCTGGTCAGGCATAGGCTGCCCGTAGTAGTTTGGCATTTGATAGCCATATGGATTGTACGGCATCGTTTAGTCCTCCTTATACCAGTAGTAGATCGGGCATTCCGCGCCGCTGTCCCAGCTGTCCCACCACTTGCCATCGATGACGGCCAGAACGTGGCCGGAACACCCCAGCACATACACGCCGTGCGGATACTCCCGGGCAAAATCTGCCACGGTGTAACAGGTGGTGCAGTCTGCCTCGACAAGGCGGCGCTTGAATCCGTGCTTTTGGAGGTATGCGCCCCATGTGCGGTTGGCGCTGGGCATATCGCCGAGAGCAAAGCCGGTCAGCGCCAATCCAATGTAGGCCTGCTCCCAGCTCTGCCCAGTGGCTGCTGCTACCGCACGCACGGCGCAATCTCCAACGCTGCTCCCGTGGGGGTTGGGGCTGAACTTGTTCCACATTGGCGCTTGCCTCCTTTGCGCCCAGTGTACCGCACTGGCAAAAAATAAGCGACAACGAAGGTACAACGAAGGACAAAAAGCTCGATTAGAACTAATACAACTAATACAAAATGGACAAAAAAGTAAGGCAAAGTTTGGTGACTATGCCTGTATCAGTTGTATTAGTTTTGTGGTATAATAATGGTGTCAAAGGGAACGCAAAAACAACGCAGGAGGAGCAAAAATGAAATACTCTTGGAATACAGCCCGTGGCGCAAAAATCGACCTCGACGTTGACAAAAAGGTTGTCACCGAAGAAACCATCTGGAGTGATGGCAACGAGGCCACCGTGCCGTGCCACAAATGGCAGTACACTATCAATTCCCTGTTGGTGAATGGGAAGGAGATGAAGGAGGGCGCCTACAAGCAGCAGATCGGGCGTTGGCCGGAGAACGTGCATTACGCTTTCGGCGTGTATGTGATGGCCAATGGTAAAAAGCAGCAGGCATTCGTCGAGATCCCCGATGAAATCGAGAGCGAAATCTACGGCGAAGAGCGGGCCTATCAGAAAGCAAAAGTCGAAAAAGAGCTTGCTGTTGGCGAAGAACATGAAAAGCATTACAACGCCGTGATGGATATGCTGAACAAGTAACGAGTAGGAGGACACTATGGAAAACAACACCATCCGAAATCTCGGCAAGCTGTACCACTTGCTGGACGAAGCCTGCACCCCTGACCATGTAAATCAGGCAGACCTTGACAACGCTACGAGGTTTCCCGTGCGTGGCGTGATGATGAAAATAACGCTGGCGCACAAGCTCCATAAAATGACCCCGGAGCTTGACAATGCCTGTTCCTACGTCCTGAAGGATGTTGACCTTGAGGATGTAGAAAAGAGCTACGCACTCAAAGCGTTGCCGATGGAACAGCAAGGGTTGTTCGTGATTGGGTACAACTCGCCCGATTACAAGACGCTTGGTGTGTCCGCCGTCAAAATCAAGGCAGCCAGAGAAAGCGCAGGATTAACCATCCGGGCCTTGGCAGAAAAAACCGGGCTGTCCACTGCAACCATTCAACATGCAGAGTCCGGCAAGGCAGTCTCGAGAGTGTCTACCCTCGAAAAGATCGCAGCCGCTTGCGGCGTTACCATCGCTGATTTACAGGGATGAGCCGCGCGATAAAGAAAGGATGCACCATTTGCGGCAAGCCCTTCCAGGTCTATCTCAGCAAAAAAGACTGCCGGGCTTCCATGTCCCCAAAAATAAAAAAATCCCCCGATGCTCCAAACGGAACACCGGGGGATTTGCTTATCCAAGCCTTATCCAAGTATTTTATCAATACTTTTCAGCCGGTAGCCTATCGCCGTCCGGCTGTAATGTGTCTGTGCTGCAATGTCCGGCAGCGGGAGCCGCTCAACGTACCGCAGTAAGGCTATCTTACGGTCTACCCTCCCAAGCGGTGCGCTTTTGATGGCGGCGGTCATCTGCTGTCGGTCAAGTCCTTGCAGCGCAGCGGGCAGCACTACACGAGCCGCCGCCACGGGCAGCACCGAGCCAGAAAGGCTGCGGCAGCTGTCCCGCGTTGCGCACCATATTGCCAAGCACGGCAAACTGGTGACGTTTTGTCACCATTTTCGTGATGTCACGAAATTGTTCTTGTGCGGCGAACATCCCGGTGACGTCACCGAGATGGCGGTATGTAGTGCTTGCCATGATATCCTCCTTACTGTGTGATTTCCTCAGCGTCCGCCTTGTCTTCCGCGTCCAGTGCGTCATAGTACGCCCTTGCCAGAGTTTCCACCTCTGCGATGTCATCCTCCGTCAGCAGGCCGCTGTCCAGATGGGTGTACGCCCTGTCCAGCCAGTATGCCACATCGCGGCCAGCGGCGATTTCCCGCTTGATGGAGCGCAGGGTCAGGTCATGGCGGGCTTTGCTTTTGATTGCCATAGTCAGTCCTCCTTTAGGTCATGGACGCTACTGCGTCCTCAAGGTCAGTGATGCGCTTGATGGGGTCTGCTCTGCCGGTGACGGTTGCACTGTCTGCGTCGGTCAAGACTGTGTTCACTCCGGGGAGGGCGGGGATAGGCTGTGCGCCGGTGGCAGTGAAAGGCGTTGGAGTTGCCAGCTTGTAGGCGATTTGGACAGGTGTTCCTGCCGCGTACTGGGCGGTGAGGTAGTCTTTATACGCATCTAAGTCGGTAAATACACTCGTATAAACGCGGATAATTGTCCCCCGAGTAAACGCAGCTTTGCTAAAATGTGAACATATAGTATCAAGCGGTTCGCTATCTACGGTATAGTCAGCCGTGTAAAAAAATTTGGCGCTACTACCATCGTCATATAGTGCCCAATTTTCTGTACCGTTAAAGGACTTGGCTTGCCACGTCTCCTGCCCCTCTCCCGTCACAGCATCCACCGTGCCGCCGTAGATGGTGCGGGGCAGAGTGAGGGTGGAGGTTTGGCCGGTGTAGTGGGTGTAGGCTCTCCATTCATTGCCTTCGACAATCCAAATTTTTTCATCTTTTTCAGGCCGCCCTTGTACCCAGTACGAATCTGGCTGTATTGCGGTCTGTCTAGCAAGTGTGAATGTGTGCTTATTGGAGTTATATGTATGCTCAGCGTCAGCTCCGTTTGCGCAGACTGCAGTTGCCACTGACAAGACACAAACTGTATAAGTTCCGGCAGGCAAAGTTATTTTAGAGGCAATTTTAATATTGTTATTGGTTTTAATGATAGGAAAACGCGCTTCGTCCAGCAGATTCTCCCCGCACCGCTCGACCGTCGCGCTGTCCCTGCCCTTAATCGGCCGGACATTGTCCGGGCTAGGTTCGGCGCTCCCTTCCTGCGTGGGCTCCCAGCTGGCAGTCACGCCCAGCGGATAATTTGCCACGGGGTAGCACTGCAACGGGTTGCCGGTCTCTTCCAGTGGCGGGCAGAGCATGTCCACGATGTGCTTGCTGCTCCAGGCGTCGGGCCCCACGGCGGTATCATCAATTTGTATGCCATCTTTGCCGTCTGCACCTGCCGGGCCGGGGTCGCCTTTAGGCCCCTGTGGCCCAGTGTCACCTTTTTCGCCCTGCGGCCCCTGCGCACCCTGCGGGCCGCGCTCGCCCTGAATGCCACGCGGCCCCTGTTCACCACGAGGGCCAGTCTCGCCCTGCGGGCCGGTGGCTCCGGTAGCACCAGTGGGGCCTTGAGGGCCTTGCTCACCCTGCGGGCCGATCGGGCCAGTGTCGCCCTTGTCGCCTTTCTCGCCTTTGAAGTCACCAGCGGCAATGCCGTCCTTCAGCTCCTGTAAGCTGTCAGCGGCTTCCTGAGCGCTCTGGGCTGCATTGCCAGCACTGGTGGCTGCTTCACTGGCGGCGGTCTGGGCATCGGTCTTGGCCTGCTCTGCGGCGGTGGCATCTTTGTGCACGGCATCCACCAGCTGCTGCCACGCGGGCGAGCCCGGTTCCGGCATAGTGCCGTCCTCCGTGCCGGAGTTGGCAGCCACACGGTAGCGCAGGTCTGCGCTTGTCACGGTGCGGGTGCCATCTGAGCCCTCAAAGGTGATGCAGCCATTGCCGGGCTGTGCGGTCACGCTGGCAGGCACGGCCACAGAGCCGTCTGTCACCAGTGAGGATGCCGGGTCTTTGCCGTCCGGGACGTGCCAGAAAGCCCGGATAGTCAGGCCTTCCCACTCACCGGTTGCATCGATGTGCAGGCGGTACACGCCCTGATTCTTGGTGTAGCCAAAGCGCACCAGCTGCTCATAGCCGGGCACTTTGACCACGCCGGAAGATGCAAGAGATACGCTTAACTCAATCATGGGTTACTCCTTGTTGATAGCAGGCTTCTTTTCTGCCAGTGCCTTTTTCATCAGGCTTACGGCCTTTTCAATCACTGCGTCAAGCACTTCATCCGTGATGATAGGCTTCAGCCATGCAGGGCAGGCCGCACGCAGCGCGTCAAAGACCTGCTTCTTTTTCTTTGCGCCCTGGCCGCTGCCCATGATGCTGTCTTCGGCCTTGCACACGAGGTCATAGGCCAGATCTTTGACCAGCTGCTTATAGCCCATGCGGATAGCGCCGACCGCCAGAGCCACAAAGCCGACGATGATGAGAGCGATTGCGACGGGGGTGGGGATAAAGTTAAGCATTGCTTCCATGATTTGTTACTCCTTTCAGCAGGTAGTTGTTAATATCGGATTTGCTTTTTTGCATACCTTCGCGGTTGTTGCCGGAAAGTTGTGAATCCAAAAGATTCTGCACGCCAACAAGGACGAGACGCATTTCTTCATCAATGCCGTCAAAGCGCGTCAAATCGCGTCTAAGGGCCGCGGCGTGCTGCGTGGAAACAGTTTCTACCGCAGCCAGTCGCTTTTCAATGGTGTCAATGCGCTTGTTCTGCGCATCGTCGGGGGCCTGTGCATTTTTGACGTACTTGTGGATGATGTCCAGCACCTTGTCGATGGTGATGACCGCAGCGCACAGGCTGCCCAGGATGCCCAGCACCCACAGTAGAGCTTCTTTTTCGGTCATTTGCCCTCCCGGAGACGGGTCAGGCCCTTCTTACAGATGATCTTCGGGTAGTTGCGTGTGGTCACATTGAGGTCAACGTGGCCGGAAATACCAGGCACGCTGCCCTTGCTGGTGTGCTGGTGTGCGTTGTACTTAAAACTAACCTTGGGGGTCTTGCCGGTGTAGTCCGCCAGCCATACGTCCCACCGCCCTGCAAGCCTTGCCATGTCCAGATGGACGTTTGCGTAGCTCGTGTAGGTGTAGAGCTGGGCGAAGAAGCCCATCTTCTCAATCTGTTCCAGATGGTAGGCTGCCAGATTGGATAAGTTCCCATAGGGCATCCCGGCAAGAATCGGCGATTCCAGATCCACTGCCACCGGCATGGTCATCTCTTTCCCAACCAGGGTCTTCCGCAGCACGGCAAGCTCCCGGTTTGCCATCTCCTCACTGGTGGCGTTGGTGTAGTAGTATGCCCCCACATCCAGCCCGGCTGCCTTTGCGTTGGAATAGTTGTCCTCGAAGGTGGGGTCGATGTAGGGTACACCGTTGCGGCTCCCTACGGCCCGCAGCATCACGCCTTTGTAGCCTGCCGCTTTTACCTGCGCCCAGCCCTCCATTTTGATTTTTCCCTGCCACCGGCTTACGTCGATGTAGCGGTAGGGCGGTGCTCCCGTCCACTCGGTCACCTCAGTCACAGATGCCATTGTGTCCTCCTGTTCTACCTGTTCTTCCGCCAAAGTGGCAAAGAACCGGCTCAAAAAGTTGAAAAGTGCGGTCAAAAATGTGTTGTTTATTGCGATCACCCCCAATGTCAAAGAGTAGGCATTAAGTGCCATGGGCGGCCTCCTGCTGGGCCAGCAGCTGGGTCAGCTCCTTATACTCGGCCTCGGTGATGCGGCCAATGGCGTAGAAAACGTCCAGCTTGTCCGCAAGACCAGCGGTCTGTCCGCGCTCGATCAGGCGTTTACAGATACGATACAACATAGTTTTTACCTCATTATGTGGTGGTGTCAGTGGTGGTGTCATCGGTCAGTCCCAGTTCCAGCATGGCGACGCGGTATTCATGATCTACCGCCAGGGCATCCGTGTCCGCCTGCGCGGCCTGCGTCTCGGTCAGCAGCTCTGCCAAGGTGGGGTAGTGGTAGCCGGTGAATACAACCGATACAGTATTCAGCGTATTGGTAAGGGTCCATTCAAGACGTTTTTTGTCGGCCGAAAATAATACTGTGACCGTGAGACTTCCCGCGCTAGAAAGGTGAGCTTCATATGTCATACCAGGGGTAAGATTAAAATCAGCTTCGTTTACGCGGAGGTTAACGTAATCTACACCGTCCTGAACGTTAATTGTCTCAGTTTTTCTCCTCCCAATCGTTGTTTTTCCGCTCCACACCAGCCGCGCCTCCGACTTGACCGCCACACTGGCCGCGATGGTGTCATACAGCGTCTTGCCGCTTAGGGTGCCGTCCGGGGCGATGTCCAGATAGTCGCCCACTTTCACGCCGCCCAGCTGGTCTGCTGTGGCGGGGCGAAGGGGCATGTACTGCTCAAGCAGCTGCCTGATCTGGTTTTGCGTCAGGTAGTCTGACAGATCCACCTCTTTGCGGGTATCGACCCACGCGCCGGTGTCACCGTCCCACGTCCAAATGGTGTCCGTAGTACCAACGACTGCCCACCAGCCATTTTCGCCTATAGGAACAGCGGCTTTCAGAGCTTCCGGCGTGGCGTACCACCCCTGTGCACCGATGGTGATGGTGCGGACCTGCTCAAAGTATTCTTTTGTGCCCTGCAAATAAATAGCAGACTGAGATTCCGAACGCTTTGAATTGATTTCGCTTGTCTTGGCAGCAGCAGCAGACAAAGCTGCATTTTCGGAGTCTGCTTTTACAATTGCAGAAACGTCTTTTGCGGCATTTTTTGCAGCCTGTTCTGCTTTTGCACGTTCTTCCGCAGCGGAATTTGCCGCCGAAACGGCTTCCTCTTTTGCGTTGATGGCACCTGCAACTGTACTCAGCTCATTTAAAGTGGATGCGTTGATTGGTGTGCCGTCCTTTATGGGTTCGTCGTTTCGGACGAGCGTTACAATTTCAGACGACCCATCCTCACGGACTAACGTCCACCTGCCAGGATATTTTGATATGCGGTTTTCAAAAACCATATTGGTCCTCCCCAGCCATGTATTCGCCAGAAAAAGTAACGTAAGTTTTGGCGATTGATTCTATGTCTGACAAAATGCTTTCAAGTTGGTTCATTGTCTCGAATCCGAGCCTATCCATAGACGTAGGCGTCGGCGCAGTTTTGGCGTCTCCTGAGTTTTTAGAACGAATAGATTCGATATTCGACAGCCACCTAGTGGCATCTGACGTGGTAAGATACCCGTTTATGTCCCAGTCCGTCTTGACATCTACGTCCGCACCGAGAAGTGAAGCAAGCTCGGATATGCCGGTTTCTATTCTCGAAAAATCTCTGTAGTCAAGAGCCCCTTTCATACCGGAAAGCCACTCCGCTTTTTCCTCATCCGTCCAGGTCCCGTTCACGGCTTTACCATAAATGAACTTTAGGCGGTCAACATCGTCTTGGGTTCTGTCTGTAATCCAAATCGCCATAGTCCCTCCTTAAAGCAAAATCTTTTTATCGTTACCGACTTTAGTCGTAGACGGAAGCGTAAAAACAGGGCTGAATTTATTGGAACTCCACGCGTTATACGATTCTGAATAGAAAAACGTCTTGCCTCCATTATTTGTTCCGAGACTGTATGTTCCAACAAGCTGGCCTTGAATGGGATTCCCGGAATAATCTCGCCATGCAGGGGAGCGTGACCATCTGCAGATAAGACGATTGACGGAATCATCATAAGACTGAACAAAAGCATTTCGGGTTTGCTTTGGTAGTACAGAACCTTCTTTTTTGAAAAACGGGTTACTGCCATTTACATAAACATCTGCGTTTTTGTCTTCCGGGTCAAACATCTCATAAATAGACGGGAGAAAAACACTGCGAGAAAGCGTTCTGATTTCCGTAGTGCTACCGCCTACCGTGTAATAGAAAGAGGTAAGCCCCATTGCGGACTTGACGGTGTCGCTAAATCTGTTTGCGTAATCTCCCTTCAACAGCCTGTCGATGGAGCTTCCGTCGTATGTATTGACGTGCGTCTGGTTCCACACTGTTTCAGCAAGAGGTTCTTTCCTGATAAGAAGTGTTCTCCCCGGACCATTTAAGCCAGGCTCATACCCATGTTTTGCGACAACAAACTCTACATCCGCACCACTTTCTTGAATGTAAACAGACGATCCTTCCGGCATATCCGACAAAGACGGAGCCTGACTGATAACGGTACACTTTGCAGATACGGAAGACACGAAGGCTGTGACTACGGCATCTCCACTGGAAACAAAAGAAATGTCGCAAACAGAAACGCCGCCTTTGTTGGAAACGACGGAGATGGAAACAACGTCGGGAGGAGATGCTTCCCATCCGATTGCTGGGGAATCCTCTGAGGAAGGGACAAGCGTTGCGGTTAAACGAACGGTCTCTCCAGGAGCCACAAAAACGGAGTCCTTATCAAGTCTAAGGGCACTCGCACTTTCCACCATATATCCTTCCATCGTACCTTTAAAACATCCGTTAAAGGTATACTTGGCATCCGTAACGAGAACGTTCGATGCATATCCAAACTGATGGTTTGCTCTAACAAAAGACAACGCATCAATATGAGGGCTTGCACGAAATTCCAGGTTTACCTTTCTTCTGTTAGAAAGAAGTGCGTATGTTTCGGTCAACGCATTTTTTGCGCTAGAAGATACAGATTTCGATACAAGCGGATTATTGATGCTTTGGGTCGCTCCGTTCCCACTAGCTCCGGCTGGATAAAAAACGGATTCGCCGCCAACCTTACACGATACGTTTTTTATTTTTGTCGAAAACGTTATTTCTGGGTATTTAAAGCTATTCAAGAGCGATATTTCCTCAATACCAGACCTCGTGACTGGAACAAGAGGAACACGTTCAATGTGAATGACCCCATCTCTGGATTGGTAAAGAGCCATCCCGGCTGCGTTTGCAGCAAGCTGAAGAACGTCTGCGTTTTTATAAGAGGAAGCATCGGAGGAAATGTCGGAAGAATAGTTCTTTAATTCTTCCGAAATTTCGTAAGATATCCCGGAAACATCCAGAAGTTCCAATGCATCAAAGCACATCTGGTAAAGCGTTCCGCTTGTGTGCCCGGTATAAATAGAATCCTGGAGGAATGACAGAGCATCCCTGGCGTCAAACGATGCTGTTATGCCATTTGCTGGAATTGTCCATCCAGAAAGAAAGAACTTCCCTCCGTCAATCCATTCGACCGCATCTCCAATGTCCATGCCGTATTGAACTGAAATCTCCTGACGTTCATAAAGATACCGATAAAGTCCACCTGGATTTACCGGGTTCCAGCGTTGTTCGGAGTTATCAACAGAAAACGAAACGGAATCCTTGGAAAGCTGACCGGAAACCGGGTCGCGTTTCGATTCGTGCGTATAGGAGAGCAAGTCTGCTTTGTTAAATTGAATACGTTGGCCGAATTCAACTTGTTCTACTCTAGCTCTACGGCCTTGGATGCACCATTCCAAAATTTCAAGGGTAATTGAATCATACCCAGAAATCTCAAAATCTACAGAGGATTCAACCGACTGGTTATCGTCAATTTGTTTTGACGCAACGAGCTCCTTTCCGCTATAAGCCGCTAACCTAAAAGATTTTGCAAATTCATTTAAAGCAGACGACCATATGATTGTAACCCCTGGAATTTTTTCAGAGTGAAGTTTGCTAAAAGAGAAAGTGATAATTGGATGGTTTGTGTCAGAAACACAATCCATACTTAAATACCCAGCGTTCTCGTATGGCTCTGAACCTGGGACCAAAAGTTTGCTCCCGTCAAGGACCCACAAATTAGGTTCTCCGGTGGCATAATTGGCCAAAGAAGCAGAATCCAGGTCTGTGACAGACAACGTGTTGCTGAATAAAGCCTGGTTGGAAGAGCTGGCAATGGCGTCTGCTTGGGCCTTATCGTCAGAGACGTGGTAAGTGATGCGAACAAACATCTCCGGAACAAGTGTCTTGTCGTATTGTTCAAGCCACTTGTCGGAAGGCAGAAAGCCCATAAATAATCACCTCTCTTAAACTTCAACCAGGCTAAGGGATGTCCCGACCCATCCCATAACGTTTCCGTTGGACGGGGAACGCCTCCACATTCCGGCGGTTCTATCGGAAACATACATTTGCCTTGTCGTGTAGCTTGCAGTTGCTTGGTTATAAAACCGAACAGTGCAGTAAAAGTTTGTGGTGAACGGCCCGATGACGTCCGCCCACTGTCTTGCGGTAAGATAATTCCATTTTAGGGAAATCTTCGCAACATCGTGCCGCACCACAGACCCAACGACTTTGCCTTGTACGTTTCGTCCAGAATCGACTATCGTGCTCGTTGTGGCATCGTAGGAGGAAGGCTCAGGCAGCTCTCTGCCATTTACTGTGACGAGAGATTGCATAAAACGTAAACCTCCTTAGTAGCTGTAAACTTCGTTTCCCATAATCTGGAACCCACGCTCAGACTGCCGTTTCTCAACGGACGCAGTGATTTGCTTACCATCAAGGTAAATCTTGAGCTCTTTCCCTCCGGTAAGCTCGTCTCCGTACCGCTGGAAGATGTCAAGGAATGCGTTATAACACCCATCGTGGACGGCACTACGAAGTTCTGCGGAGCTCGTTCCACTAGCGGAAGAAGTCGGGTAGTAGCTCCCAACAGATGTGGTAGAGCCGTTAGCAGAATCGTAATCGCTCGTACCAGGGTAGCTCGAGTAGTTATTGTCTACGGACGGGCTGGAACTTGTTCCGTGCTTTCCAACAAGCGTTCCGACAATTCCTGCAATTGCGGCTGCAATTGCGACGCCGCCAGCGATCATGATGACACCAGTTGGGATGCCAAGAGATGTCAAGACGCTGCCGATCGTCTGCAAGATGCCCATAAATGCAGCTCCAATTTGACCGATAAGCCCAGCAATGCCAGCAATGATAGACGGGAACTGGCTCAAAACGCCAGAAGAAAGGCCAATACTGATCGCCTTGCCGGATGCCGAGATTGGTCCAATCAGAGAAGAAAACGAGGACGCAATTTTACTTCCGAGACCGACGACCTGCGTGGAGATTTCGCCAAACTTGGATGTGATTCCATCCAAAATGTTCTTTCCAACAAGTTTTGCAGAAGAAAATACTTTGGAACCAACGGTCTTAAGAGCACTGGTGAGATTGGAGACCAAGTCAGAAGCGTAAGACTTGACCTGTTTTCGGTTCTCTTCCCCCATTGCCTTCCAGATAATGGCTGCTGTGTTTTCAGCGACGGTTTGGATATCGCCTTTTTTGACCGCATCAATCATGCCCTTAATCGTGCCAATGAAGTCGCTCTTGAGACCGTTGTCGATTTCATTCCACTTTGCGTCAAACGTATTGACCATGTTATCAACAAAGCCATTTGCAACGTCTGCGCCATAGTCAATCATCTCGTTGCCCTTCTGTTGAACAACGTTTGCCAGATTGGTCACAGCTTGTTCAACGTAAGGAAGTGCTACGATGATACCGTTTGCAAGGCCCTGGTCGATGTAAACGCCAAACTGCTCAAAGAGCTTAGAGGGAGAATGAATGTCAGTTTCCGTGGTAAATTTGTCAATGATGGCTTTCGCAAGGCCGCCGACAGTTTTCTTGGCAGTCTCGATTCCGTTATTGATACCCTTGATAAGTCCTTCTACGATATTCTTGCCATAGTCAAGAAATTTTTGTGGCAGATTTTTTATGGTATCAACAAGGCTGTTCCACGATTTGTCCCAGTTAGTCTTGAATCCAGACCATTTCTGGTTCCACCACTCGCCAACACCTACGAACCACTGCTTCAGTCCTGCGCTGGCTTGGTCAAGCGCTTGAATGGGATGCTGCACAAACCCGGGAAGGCTTTCCCACGCGGTCTGAAAATTGGTCTTAAAGCCTTCCCACTTTTCATTCCACCACTCGCCAACACCTACGAACCATTGTTTAAATTCGGCGCTCATTTTATCAAGTTGAGAAGTGATTTTATCCCAATTTTGATAGATGGCAATTCCAACGTCGGTCATTGCGCCAACAATCAAGCCAATCAAAACTCCGATACCCGTACCGATTGGGCCTCCAAGAGAGCCGATAATTGCACCAATGCCTGCGCCAGCCATCGTCGAGCCAAGCGGAATCAAAATTCCGTTTAACGTGTTTAAACCATTCTTGACAGCATCGTAAACGCCCGTTACAAACATAGGTATGCCGGTTATTACTCCGCCAACTGCTGCTCCAATAATCGCGCCAGCAGTAGAGCCGCCAGCCGCTTTAATGGCCGCGCCAACAGCAGTATTACCAAAGCCGGTCACGATAAACTGAGCAATTCCTTTGCCAAGAATGGCTGCGCCTGTAGTTCCAATCAAAGCGCCAAGAACAATTTCAGCGAAATTCTTTCCATTTACGCCATTTTCAATCGCATCTTTAATGCCTGTAATCTCAAGAACAACGCCAACCGTAAAAACGCCAAGACCCAAAACAATGGATTTCAGTGCGTTCATTTTGGAGATAGCGTCCACAATATCCGTAATAAGATTTGTGAGCTTCCAAGCGGCAAGAGCGGTTGCTACAGTCGCTATAAGAGGAAGCATATCTTTGATTTTTTGCTTAATAGCATCAATCTGCTTTGCGAATTCTTCATTGTATTGCTTGAACATATCGTAGCCGGACAGGTCTACATCGCCCAAAATATTGCCAGCGGATGAACCGCCGCCAGAGACGGAACTTCCCTGTGTGGGGTCAATGATGTTCAGTTCATCAAAGCCCATCGTGTAATCCTTGAGGGCTTTGGCGGCTTTCTTGGTGGAGTCTGCCGTGTCATCCATTGCGTCACCGATACCGCCAACGCTGTCAGCGCTTTTAGTGAAATCAGTGAACACGACCTTCACGCCCATCAGCTTTGCCACCCACTCAACAAACTCTCGAATGAGCTGCACGGCGGCAATCAGCGGGGGAAGAATGGATTTCAGGGCGGGGTAGAGCAGAGAACCGACAGACTTTGCCAACATATCAAGCTGAGCTTTCAGAATCTTGATCTGGTTGGCGGGGCTTTGAATGGTCTGCGCAAGATTGCCCTGCACATTGGCGGTCTGCTTCATAATGGCAATGTAACGTAGAACTGCCTTATCTGCCTGAGACAGACTAGATACCTGTTTGTTAAAGCCCAAAGCCAGAAGTTCCTGCTGCAACCGTGCCTGAGACAGATCAACGCCCAAACGGCGAATAGGCTCAATCTCGCCAGAGATTGCGGATGACATTGCAGTAAAGGTTTCAGCAACGTTTTTGTTCCAATAGGAACCTTCATCATAGGCAAGCTGGGTCAAATTCTTAGAAAGAACGTAAGCCTTGTCGCTAGTCAGACCAAACGAAGTACCTAAGCTCTGAATGGTAGCCATGTAAGTCATCGCTTTGGTCGGGTCAACGCCAAGTAAGCCCTGCATCTTGCTAATGAGTGTATCGGCTTCACCGCTCAAATTGCCCATAGCGTTATGAAACAGGTCTGTTGCTTCGTAAAAGTCATTAAACTTCGCAACAGCGTTGCCAAGATACTCAGCAATGGCTTTCAACGAAACCAGCTTTGCTATGTTCCGCATAAAGCCGTTCATCTGATTGGACAGACTGAGATAGCTCTTGCGCTGCTTTTCATTGGCTGCGGTCACGCGGTTTGCCTGTGTGACCACTTTGCTCAACTGCGGAGGGAGCTTTGCAAAAGCATTGCCTACCTTGTCGAGCTGAGATGCAAGGGGAGTAAGGGCGGTAGAAATCTTCTGGCAAGAGCTTGCAAAAGAATCAAGGTCTGTCGCTTTCAGCTTGTCGGTCAGGTCAGGAACCTTTCCGATCGCATTGAAAGCGCTGCCAAGAACTTTAAGGTTCGATGCGTCCAGAATGGACAGAGGAGCCAAAGCATTAGTAAGCTGAGTGATGCTTCCAGACATGGAGTAGAAATCCACACCGTTCAAACCGGAGACTGCCGCAGGAATCTTCTTGATTGCATTCACGACCGTGTTGATGCTCTTTGCGCTTGCGGTCGTGTTGACGTTGGAAAATCCATTCAGAAAGCTGGTAATTTTGTCCAGCCCAGACATTCCAGCGGATGCCTGTTTCAGCGTTGCAATAGAACTAGCCAGCTTATCAAGGCTGTTCACAACTTTTGTGACGTTGCCCTTTGTCCGCAAATTAGAAATGGCAGTAGCGAGCTTGTCGATATTAAGCTCTGCGCCCTGCGATTCCGCAGAGATTTCTACGGATAAGCTTGTAATATCAACATCAGCCATCACTACCACCATCACTTTCCATCATAGAGAACATCATTTTCTTGATTCGCTCCTGCGCCTCAACTGCGCGTTGGTATTCATACTCGTCTTTCTCCTTTTGAGTAAGGGGAATCGGTCTATCCATGTACTTGATGGGACTAGACCCTTTCTTTCGGAACATATTGCCAACCGTAGAGGAAAGCGCAGATGCCATGTAAAAACCGTTTCTCCATGCTTCTGCATTAGCTCTGCGTTCTCGCAGCTCCTCTGCGTCACGGTATACCTTAGCAAGCCAGACATCGCCGTGCCAGAACTGCTCGTAAGTCATACCGATAGAGATGTAATAGGCTTCTACATCGTGGAACAGCTTGGAGAAGGAAAACGGTTCTCCCTCTCCGTCTGATTCCTGAGATTGTGCGGTTACACAATCTCCCACGTTGCGTTTTTTGCGGTCTTGTCCTCAGTATCAGTTGCCAGCAGAGACTTAGAAGCGTCCATGAACATCTCAAGCAACGCAGCCATCAGCTCTTCCTTCTCGTCGATGTGGGCAAACATTTCGTCCACGACTTTACGCTTGATGCCACGATTTCGGGCGATAAACGCGCCGTAGAACAGGGCGCGGGAGTTGGACAGCAGGTTGGTCATCTGGGTGTACTGGCCAATCTGAAAGCCTGCACGTTCGGTAGCTTCCACGCTGTCACGGGTGAAAGTCAGCTCATAAGTGTTCTTGCCATCGGGGGAATGAAAGTTGATAACCTTAGCAGCCATAATAAATGCTCTCCTTTATAAATAGGGGCAGAACCAAATCCGTTGTTCAGTTCTGCCAGGTTTGATTGATTTGATTAAGATGTATTAGGAAACGTCAAGGGAAACCGTTTCAGCCCATTTGGGTTTGCTCAGGAAAATAATGTTGATGGGGAACTCCAACGGTTCATCAACGCCTGCGCCGGACATACCGCACTGGTGCATACCATCCCAAGTAAACCCAGAGCCATCAGAGAACTTCAGAGCGTAATGATGCGTGGCGTTAAGTTCTCCATCCGAATCCTTATATCCACGCTCAATAACGGCACCATAATCCGTCTTGTTATAGAACGCAGTAAAAGGCTTAAGGTCAGACTGGTTGATGCCGAAAATCTGTTTCTGCATAGGGTCAGAAAGGGTAGTGACGTCCAAAAGGTTCGGGTCGGAAATCAGGTCAGGAAAATCCTTGATGTCGCACAGCTTGGTCATAGTGCCGGAAGTTCCTTCATAAAGAGTAATTCCGTAGCTAGAAATACCAGTTGCCATAGAATGTTTACCTCCTTATTTTCGGTAAATCATTCCGTCCTCTCCGATTGTTGCCCCATAGCTACAATCAATCCGATAGACGGAATTGTTGTACAGCCCATTCAACGGGGCAAACGATTTTCGATAGAAATTGAGCGGTTCCAATACAGAATCCACGATGTCCACAATGGAGCGGGCTTCTGCAATGCGTCCGCTGGTTTTGTTGGAATAGACCCGCACGCGCAGGGAAATGGCAGCATACTTGCTTCGGCTGGCAGAATCACGATGAACCGGGAGATTGCTGTTTTCCTCTATCTGCACACATGGAAACTTTTTGACGTTGCTGTCATTGATTTCGCCAGTGACGAAGATACCAGGCACTTGCTTTCGCAGTTCCTTGGCAACAGCTGTAAAGATAGAATTGAAATAATCAATCAACTATTCCAAACCTCCCTCCACGTTGCTTCTACCTGAGAAGCCATTTCTTCAACAGCTCCCCACATAGCCATAGCTGGTTCGTTACCGCTGGTGTAATTCAACTGTCCCTTGCCGGGAACGGTATCCACATAGGTTCCGGCATTACCGGGGTCACCGTAGTAGTACCAACGTCTGCCAGCACCCTTGCCTTGACCATAGGAGCCATGCGCACCAACACCGGGCGGCAGTTCGCCGCCATATCCGTTGTGATGTGCACCGGTACCAAACTCGATAAAGGCGACTGACTTGCCCTCTGCAATGATGGTGCAAATGTTTCCGTTCTGCTCAACACGACAAGAGACATCGTTGCTACCGGCATATTCTGCATTTGCAAAGCGAACTTTCGCTACATCAAGCCCTTTGTCAGCCAATGACTTTGCAAACTCTTGTGCCTTTTTGTTCAGGGTGGTCTCGTACTCCCGTATCTGACGTTCCGCATCACGAAGTCCGGCATCGCTCAACCTCACTTTAATTTTCACTTGCAGCCACCTCTTTCAGCGCATACAACGTGTCCGTAATATGCTCTGCGACCTTGACCACAGTGTAATTGAAGGGCTTTGAAACGTCCGTCTGAAACCAGACGCGCGTACCTTCATAAAGCGGTGTGTTGCGCTTTTTACTGGACGAACTGGCAACGTAGCTGTAATCCGTGAACGCTCCAAAAGGGTTTGCTTCCGCAGAACCAGTAGGGGGGCTGACATTCAGCATCAGCTTTGCGGGGTCGCTCCACGATTCGTATGCGGATTCGCCAGTCTCGTTTCCCCACTCGTCCACAACAGGCGTTTTCTCGCCAACTGGGTTTGAATACCACAGCGGGCGTTTATCCAGCGGACTACCATTAAACATCAGCCGATAACACCTACTCTCGGAACTACTTCGTTCAGCAGGGATTGCGCCACATCGGAGCTTTCCCACACACGAGTGATACCGTTATTGGTATAACTCGTCTGTCCGTTTGCGCCGATGTGGTTGTACAGTTCCGCTGCAATGCGTATCTGCAACGACTGATACTGCAAGGGTAACTCGTCCGGTTTGTTGCCGAAGGGGTAGCCCTGTGCAAATATCTTGTCTTTGGCGAAATCAAGCAGCAGGTCGAAGAGTGGGTAGTCCTCGTCCGTGATTTCACGGTCAAGTGCAGGGGCAATGTACTGCCCCAGCTTGACTGCCGCTTCGGAATACTGGTCTCCCATGCTACTTTCCCCCTTTCGCCTTAGTAAGCCTTGATGCAGTACACAGCGTCCATGCGCTCAAAGGACGGCAGGACGATTTCGGAAGCGTAGACGTTGGCATTGACCGGATGAACGGTCAGCTCGGTGGTGATGGCGACGCCGGTGTTCACGATAGACACGGATGCGCCAGACTGACCGGACATCAGGTCTGCTTCTTCAGGAGTAGTGCCGTACCAGACATTGCCCAGTGCGCCAGCAGGGGTAACAACCACCATGCCGTCAGGCAGATACTTCTCGCTTGCACTGTACTGGTCTGCCTTGAACATCTTGTCGTACAGATGAATCTTCAGACCGGTTGCAGATTCAATAATCTGCCGTGCTTCAGCATCCAGCAGAACGGCATTTGCCTTTGCGGTAACGGTCATGAACCGGTTCTTCACCTCATCCGCAGCAATCATGTTGCGGAAGGTTGCGGTGTTCATGTACACCTCAGTCACGACCTCGCCCACGCTCGCCAGAACAGCATCCTTTGCGGCGTTCAGGTCGGCAATGGGAGTGGCAGTGGTGACGTTCCACTTAGACTTCGCAGCAGAGACTTCCTTGTAGTTGGTGGACTTCCAAGTGCCGTCCGGGTCGTAGTTGTAGGTGTAGTTCACGCCGTTCGCCTTGATGGTGATGCCAGGAACGCCATTGACGGGAGCCAGCAGCTGCCAGATCATGCGTTCAGGAACGATGCGTGCGCCGGTGATAAGCTGCGCGGTGTCATCGTACAGACGGTTCATCACGTCACGAGCATAAGGGTCGTTGCTGTCCAGAACACGAAGTATTTCCTGACGGTCTTTCTCGCCCAGATGGTAGCCTTCACGAAAGAACGGCATCTCGGTTTCATCAAACTTGAAGCCCTCACGGGCACGGAACGTAGCCTTTGCATCAAATGCGCTGGGCATCAGGGAAACGCCAACGCCCTTGTGACCACGCAGCCACTTCAGGTCAAGACCAGCCTTCTTCTTTGCAGGGAACAGCGCATCAGATGCAAAAGGAATCGCATTGGTAGGGTCATTCGTCCAATAGGCGGCAATCGCAGCCGGGGCAAAGACTTCCTTAAGATTCAGTGCCATGTTGTTTTACCTCCTATTAAGCGTTTACGCTGATGTTGTCACGGCAGAAGATGCCGGGAACGGCAGTCTTGAGTGCCTTGATTGCGTCAGCGTCATAGGTGAAGCTGGAACTTGCTGCCGCCTTCTTGGTGTCAATAACGCCACGAATCAGCAGGGAAGCATTGGGGTTCTCTGCCGGGTCAACGTCATACAGCAGGATGCCGTCAGCGTTGATGGTCTTAGAACCAGTCTCGCCAGCAGCAACAGCTTTCTTGCCAGCCAGCGTCATAGGGTAGCCAGCCTTAACCGCAGCGGCTTCGGTCACGGTAAAGGGAATGGCAGTGTAGTCATTGGAAGCAAGGATGGTATCGTTGATTCCGTTGACCGTGTTTCGGATAAACTTCATGTTTTCCTCCTTGTTAATGGAAAGCACTCATTGCGTCACTCGATGCCTTAGAAGCATTTGCGTTCTGCTGCGCAAGGTTCTTGGCAAATGCCACGCCTTCGCTGTCAGAATTTCCGCCGCCGTTTGCACCCGGAGGCGTGGGCATACCCTTCAGCAGGGAAGCCTTGTATGCGGTGTCATGGGCGGTCATAAACTCCGACTGGAACTTAAACACCTTGTCCATGTCGCCGTCTGCCAGTGCAGATGCAGCCTTGCCAGCCAGTTCAGCGTCATAACCCTGTGCAACGAACTTCTCACGGTAAGATGCGAGGGTCTTTTCCTTGACGAGGTTCTCCTTGTCGGCAGTCAGGGCTTCAATCTGCTTCTGCATCTCTGCCAGCTTGTCAGCCTGTTCCTGTGCGGCATTCTCGTCATCGGTGCGCTTTGCTTTGAGCTGCTTCTTGTACTCGGCAGCTTCGCCGTTGGCTTTCGTCACGGCGTTGCGCAGCTTCTCGACCTCTGCGTTGGGGTCTGCAACCTTTTCCAGCGCAGAAATGATTTCATCGGCGGTCATGCCATCTTTGTAAGCATCACCAAGCAACACATTGAGTTTCATATCGTTAATTTCCTCCTGCGTTTTTTTACCGTTGCTTCCCTGCAACGCTGCGAAATTTGTATCCCGGCTTCCCTGCCGGAATATGCAAAGGGTTATTCACCCTCTGTTTCTTTATTGGTGCTGTCAGCCTGTCCGTCTAATGTTTTGTTGACGTTAACAACTTGTTCAGGCTTCGGCTTCTGTGGTTTCGGAGCTTTGCCGTCCTCACCCAGCTTGCCAGCGGCAATCAGGAAGGGCTTGCTCATTTCATAAGCAGCCTGCGGGTCAGGGAACAGACCGGGCGTAGTGAACGCCAACTGAGGGTCAATGCTCTGACTGAGCATCTGTGCAAAAATCTGAACCTTGCTTTGCTGATTGTCGTACTGACGGCGGGGCAGCTTGATGTTGATGTCACTTGCCATCAGCTTAGAACCAGCCGTATCACGCAGGATTTTCAGCATCACAGACAGGCTTTGGCGTTCCGAGAACTTGAACATATTCTCGTACTGCTGCGCCCTTGATTCAGTGTGATTCCAGCCGTTGCGGACGATAACTGCGCCCACGTTGTCAGACGTTGCGTTCTCACTGCCAGTTGCACTAGGCATGGCAGTCAGGCTACGGTACACGTTTAACATGGAATCAAGCAAGGTCTGGCTCTGCTGCTGGTCAAGCTCGTTTGCAATCTGTGAGACAGAAGCAGGCAGACCAGCGGTAGACTTCAGACACATTGCGCCCAGTTCCTTGACCTTGTTGAGCGCATCCTCGTCCACAAGGCAGTTCGTAAACACCATGATGGACTGGATGAACTGCGCCACACCGTCCAGACGATTGCTTTCCAGGTCGTTGATGGAATCCAGAACAGGGATAGCCGGTTCAAACAGACCCATACGCTCCGGGTTGAGCTTGTATTCGACCATCGGTAGCATTCCAAGGGAGTGGTTTTCCGATTTCGTAACCTTGCCATTGTCGATTTCAAAGTACTGGTTCGGCGTATACACGCAAATCAGGTCGTTCAGGTCATTCTGATAATTGCGTGGGATGTGCAGCACGTTGGCGATGGGCTTGTGCCCAATACCGGAGTTGTAAATCACATACGCCATATCCGGGTCGGGAACATCCACCAGCAGGGGCGTTTCGTCCGGGTAGTTGCCGTTGTACCCCTTGTCAGGAAGAACAATGCGGTATCCCTGTCCGCACTCTAACATCCACTGCCAGAGCCGCCGATCAAGCGCGTCCTTGCCCTCATACTGCAAAGCATTTGACAGGCGGGCGATTTCCTCACCGTCACCTATTGCCGTTTCAGACCGCACATAAGAGCAGGGAGTGCCACTCATGTAACCTGTGTAGAAACCCACGCATTCATTGGCATGGTTCTCTACAATGCGATTGGTGATTTCAGCGTGGTACTCCTTTGTGCGGAGGAGGACAGGCTGGCTACCCAAGTAGTAGTTGTGCAGAAAGCGAATCTCGTTCTTGTTCAGCAGATGAATAGGCTCTGCCTTGCCCATGACCACTTTCAGCACATTTGCTTGATTGATTTCTGTTTCCGGCGTTTCAATCGGTCTACGTCCGGTCAACGGCTCATTCAAAAAACCGTCAACAATCATCTGATACTCAGCCATGTGTTCCTCCTTTCCGGCAAAATAAAAAGCGCAGCAAGACAAACCTGTTAAGGTCTATCTCACTGCGCCAAAAGTGCGCCTTAAACTTATTTTTGATATATGAAAATCGATTTAGGCTTCCACTGAGAAATTCTTTCAGATATATCTTTTACGTGAATATATCCCAAAGAAATCATTTTATTTTTGCTGTTTTCACCAGCGGTTAAAATTGATGCAAGAGCCAAATCCCCGTGTCCACAACAAGAATTTATTGTATTAACTCCCTTTGATTTTAAACTCAATAATTCATCTTCAAGACACAAATCGCAGCAAAACCCATATCGAGTTTTTACGCAACATTTATATTCTCCAATTTTTGAACTACCACAAAACTTTTTTGCGTTTTCTAAATCAAGAGAACTAATCTTTCCGCTTTCAAAAAGAGCAGTTATATTTTCTTCCAACACACACATAACGTTGTCCTTTTTTACCTTTCAGGAGAATGAATTATTTTAACCCACCCTTCTTTTGTATCCCCTTCAATAACCCCCTTGCATCTGTCGCACTTGAAATGGTATCGTCCGTCTACTTCACCAAGATAGCGATTGCAGCGGACGTTCTTATAGATGGGATTCTGCCTGATACAAGGGCAACAGATTCTAACTAGCATGAGCGCTCCTTTCGCTGAATTTCTGGAAACAGGCTGTTGAGCACAGACCTGTCAGAAGCTACTGGGAAACTATTCGCACTTCCAGCCGTGCTATTCTTCGCCCGAAGAAAACCATTGCAGCCTTTACATTCAGTTGTCGGACAGACGTAAAACGGGTAAGCTGCAATTTTGGTGCTGCATAATGGATTTGAACCAATGTATGCCCGGTTATGAGCCGGATGCTCTAGCCTGACTGAGCTAATGCAACATAGAAGCCCGGCTTGATTGGTTAACCGCTGCTCTTTGCAATGTCATGCCTAAACATTACATTGAGAGCCGGGAATAGCGGTGGAGGTTTTGGAGAATAAGTCCATGCAAAGCTAGGTAGTTGGTTGTGCTGCGTAACGGAATCGAACCGTTGCTTGCCAGACGTGGGGGAGACAGACTGGCATTCCCCAAACAATTGGAAACGCAACATATAAAGCCCGGTGAAGGAAAAAGAGTGAGAAAGCCTCCACCGGTGAAAGGAGGAATATGCTTGTTGACACGCACGCGAGTAAAATGACAAAACCCCGCGTGCAAGCTATTCCTTTAAGGGAAGCTGCAAAACTTCCTGCGTACATTATAAGCCTTGTCAAGTGGTGAAATCAAATAAATAGACCCAGCGAACACAATATATTGTGTTTTTAATCAAAAAGGCCTCTTGACAGGCTCAATTTTACTGATTCCGTTGTACAATTCATCGGCAAGCTGTGCCAGACTATCCGGTGCGTCATCGTGCGGAACTTTACCAAGCTGCGTGAACATCGTTACCTGTTCCATGAATGCCTTGTACTCTTTCGACTGGTGCTTCTCGTCAAGGAAGTAGAACCGCTTGATGTCCGGCGCATACTGGATGATTCTGGATAACTTGCTTTGACCACTTGGCGCACGTTGGCTGCGGACAGAGCAGTGATAGCCTTGCTGCCGGAGCTGGCTGTCTACCACGTCACAATATTCATCGCCGCCGTTGTTGGCTTCGCCACGCACCACGTTGATTTTATGCTGGATGATTTTGCCCACGACTTCCGGTCTGGTCACGGTCTTGTCGCCGTTATTGAACACAAGGTCGGGGATGAACACAGCATCGCCGTACACATAAGCAATAGGACAGGCGGTGAAGTCCCCGCCACCCCATGCAATATCCATGACCATGAGCTTGCGATCGGGTTCACCATCAGGCAGCACGCCGTTATAATACCATAGTTCATCGGCAGGGAACAGCAAGCCTTCACGCACATAAGGCTTGCCCATGTACTTTGCCCACCATGTTGCATCGTCAATGCTGGCTTTCATGTCTGCATAGTAGGCATCGTCAAATCCCACGCCGTAGTCATAATTGAAATTGCTGTGTCCGTTCTCATCCACAGCGGGAATCACCCGGAATCTGTACTTTGGATTGTCTGCGTACTGGTTCTGGATGCGCCCCAAAGGGTCAAGCACGTTCCAGCGTGTGCCGACCATCAGCTCCAATGCGCCTTGCTTTTTACGGTCTTTTAGCTGGTTTAGGTAGGCATCGTACTTGTTGTTCAGACGCTCAACGTTCAGACTTTCTTCCAAATCCTCAATCAAGTCATCGCTGTACAGAACGCCGCCCTCGCCGATTTCAACAGCACCTGTCAGCGTACCGCCAATGGAGCGGCAAGTCAAAGTGGGAAAACGCTTTTTACGGTTCAGGTCAACGCTTTCGTCCTTTGCGCTCTTATCTACAAGCTGAACGTCAGGGAAGATTTTCCCCCAATTATAAGTCACGGGGTCAGTGATGATAGACAGCACTTCGCCGTAGAAGCCGTTGGTCAGCTTGTCAGAATGTCCGCTCATAACCGATGCAACGTCAGGGCGGTTGCCCATCAGCCATGTGATAAAAAATATACAGAGCGTACTTTTTCCAGTTCTCGGGGGCTGGCTGACCCCAAGAAATTCTACACGATGGAAAAACAAGTCCTCTAGGTCACGAACCAACGTCAAAAGCACTTTTCTTCTCGGCTGATAGAACTTCTTTTCCGGCGCACGGTTCCATTCAAGGTAGATGCAATAGCTGTCAAATACATCCTTTGCTTCAAACAGGTACGTTCGGCTGATAATGTCATAGACTTTTGCCACGTCCTCACCTGTTTTCATCTTGCCCATCATGGTTGCACAGACAGAGCGCAACTCGCCAGAATATTTGTAGGCATCGAACCGCTTGTCTTGCGACAGAGCGTCCCTCAAATTCACGACCGCTTGAAACCAGTCCTCGTAGACCTGTGCTTCTGTCGGATTCTGCTTTGCATACGCTTTGATGCTGTCGATGATGGCAATGCACTGTTTTGGCTGCATAAAAAAATAGGCACCCCCTACCTGAAAATGTAAAGAGTGCCTACAACTGCACAAAAATCAAATATTCGGTTTTATAATGCTGTTTTCGGAAAATTATTTGCTAAAATTCGTTTTAACAGATGGAAAGTGCGATTTATTTGACCTCTTCCGCAAGCTGGTTTAGCCTGCGTTTCAGCTCGTCTGCATCGTAGTACAAAGCGTCTGCGATGGCATTGAGAATGTCGATTTTGTCGGTGTAATCGCACAACGTTCCAATGAGCTTCAAACTCTGATCTGACAATTTTACAGTTTTCATGCTGTTTTTCCCTTCTTATTCGGTTTTATTCCAGGTGCGAACAATGTCACCTGTTCTGTTCAGCAATCCGATACCATGTCTGGCGGGTCACACCAAGCTGTTTGGCGGCATCGGTGACGGTCAGCAGACGTTTTTCCACCTGTTCATGTAGAACATCAAAGAGGTTGCGGTCGTACTCGGTGGGCTTGCGACCTTCCTTGTAATCGGGGCGCTGGCTGGCGATTTTCTTGCCCTCTCTGGTACGTTCAACAATCATGTCACGCTCAAACTCTGCAAAGGCAAGCATAACAGTCCGAATGACTTTTCCAGTAGGGGAGTTATTCATAACCCCCATGTTCAGGATGTTCACCGAAACGCCCCTATCAATAAATTGGTCTATCAGTTCAAGACCATTCTTGGCAGAACGAGCAATACGGTCAAGTTTCGCAACAATCAGCGTGTCTCCCGGCTGAATTTCAGCCATCAGCTTGTCAAGTTCAGGTCGATGCAACTTCGTGCCGGTGTAAACATCCGAAAAGATTTTCTGTGCGCCGTTGGCTTTCAAAAGTTCAGACTGGGCTTCAAGGCTATTGCCGTCAATCGCCTGTCCAGCAGAACTGACACGAGCGTAACCGTAGATCATTCAGAATCACCGTCCTTTACTCTATGTCTATGCCTTCGCAATTTTTGAACTGTGCATCACGAGGGACAACTACAATTTTATAGCCCATCATATTCAGCATTTCGTTTAGCTTATTAACGCTAATATTTTTTTGAGAAAGACGTTCGCTTAAAGTTGGCTGTTTAATTTTAAGCCTACTACAAAGCTCCGCTTGCTTTATGTCCTCTTTTCTCATAACTTCTTTTACTGCTTCTCCTGCTTTCATTTTTGCGCCCTCTCTTTCTTGATGCCATTATATCAGATGAACCCTATAAAATCAAGACATTTCTGATATTTCCAAGTTTTTCCATCTAGTGCCCTTTATATTATATATAAATATACTCTAGTATGTATTTATACATACTAGAGTAGTATAAAGGTGTTTACTTAGTTAATCACAATCAGGTAGAAAATTTTCTATAATAAGGAGTAATTCTGCCAAACTTCATTTTCGTAAAACTTTGGGTCTTGACAAGCATATTTTCACGCTTTATACTTGTTCCAGCGAAAGCGAGGTGATAGGCTTGGCAAGACGAGCAGAAACCTCGGAACGTGATAAGCTGCACATGATAAGCACCCGGCTCACAGAGAGCCAGATCGCGAGCATGGAGAGCAGCGCAAAAGCATTGGGCATCTCAAAGGTCGATGTTATCCGCATGGGTATTGAGTGGGTAGCATCCTACGTTGAGAGCATCAAGGCATAAAAAAATAAGCTACCAGCGCCACCGTCCAAAGTTACGCTGATAGCTTATCCACATCACGAAACGAGAACCTGCAACCACCAAGGGGGCAGTCTCCCTTTTCGGAATCTATTATACCAAAAAGGGCTGCTTTCCGCAATAGTTAGGAGCAAAAAATATGAACTTTCCCACGACAACCGAAGAATTTCTGAAAACCCTCGCCAACGGCAAAGAGCCGACCAGCGAGGACAGGGAGTACGCAGAAGCTCTGGGCAAGCTGTCCGAACTGAATTACCGGGCAGGGTACGAAGCTGGAGTGACCAAAAATAATGGCTGAGTTTTGTGCAAAACGTAGAAAGTGGTTTGTCAAGATGAACGAACACTAAATGTTGTGTTTCGTTGGTCTATTTCCGCTTGACTTTACTACATTTTGCAATTACACTTAATGCACCTCAAAGAAAGGAGATGAAAACATGGCAAGAAGTCCCTACATCGAAGCATACCGCCATCAGGTAGCCGTTGGCTTTACTGATCGTCAGTATGAGTTGCTGGTGGAGCACTGCAAGAAGTGCCGCGTGTCACTGTCACAGGCCGTCCGCGATGCCTACCTTGAGAAGTACCCCATGCCCGATGAAAACGAAAAATGATACGTCCGCTGCTGTCTGCAAACTTTAGCGAACGTATCATGTAAACCCTGAGAGAAGCATTCTCTCGCCGTTATTATAGCAGAAAATTGCTTCTCTCACAAGTGAAAAGGAGCTTTTTAATGCAACTTTCTTTGTCTGAGAACATCAAAATCTTCAACAACGCCGAGTTTGGCGAAATCCGCGTCATGCTCATTGACGATGACCCTTGGTTTGTTGGCAAGGACATTGCCGCAGCACTTGGGTACGTCAACACGAAAGACGCTCTTGCAAAGCACGTTGACGAGCAAGATAAGCGTCAGGGAGATGGGGTAGCGTTTTGCGACCCCATGGGTAGAGAACAGCATCCGACCATCATCAACGAATCCGGCCTATACAGTCTGATTTTCAGTAGCAAGCTGGAAAGCGCACAGCGGTTCAAGCACTGGGTCACTCACGAGGTCTTGCCGTCCATTCGCAAGCATGGGATGTACATGACCGACAACCTGTTGGAGACGGCTATTGCCAACCCGGACTTTGTGATCGGGCTGATTCAAAACATGAAGGCCGAGAAGGAAAAGAGTGCAGCATTGCAGATGCAGAACAAGCAGCTCTACGAGAAGAACGAAGAGATGCAGCCTAAGGCGGACTACTTCGATGACCTTGTGGCATGGAACTTGGCTGTTTGTTTCCGTGGAACGGCAAAGGAACTGCGTATTCCTGAACGCAAGTTCATCCAATCGCTTATTGAAGATGGTTACATTTACCGTGACAAAAACAGAAATCTCCTGCCGAAAGCTGGCAAAGGTGACGAACTGTTTGTCGTTAAGGAATTTCTCAATCGGAAGAATAAGCATGGCGGTTTGCAGACCAGAGTAACGCCGAAAGGCCGTGAGACGTTCCGTCTGCTCTATGCAAGCATCCGCAAAAACGGATAAGTAACGCTTTCTAAAAATTTAGAAAGCGAAAATAGAAAAGCCAGTGGTTAGAGAGCATCTAGCCGCTGGCTTTTTATGTTATACGATTATTCCTCTACGAGGTCTGCGTACTTGACTTCAATGCGGGGCAGTTCATCGGTGGTGCTGGTCAATGCTCTGGTGATTTTTTCAAGCCCGGTGAACTCACCATAGACGGTGATAATATCATCTTCCAGAATCTTCACAGCATCGCCGCCACGCTTATCCAGCATATAATACTCGTCATCGGCATAGAATCCGTATCCGCTGTTGTCGGTGTAGGTTCTCCATGCTTTTTCGCTGCCGGAGAAGTTTGCATCAATAATCTGCGAGACCTTTACCTTGACTACAATCTTGGTGTCCTCATACTTTTCGGGATAGCGGCACAGCTCCTTATAGTCCACAGTCTGGCACTCTGCTTTGTAATCGTCCTCGCTGATTTCAGGTACAACAGATGCAACGGAAGAAGCGGTCGATGCACTTGCCTTCGTTGCCTTACTGCTGCTTGCAGAGCTGTCAGAGCTACTACCAGAGCCGCCAATGGCAGACAGAACAATCAGAACGATAATTGCGATGAACCACCAGCGCTTGTAGATGGGCGGCTTGTTTTTACCGCCACACTGAGGGCAGACCTTTGCACTTGCGGCAATCTCTGCGCCACAGTGCTTACATGTTGTCATTTTATTTTTAGCCATTGTAGATTCCTCCCTTTCAAGGCTTGTAAGGCAAGTATAGCACAGAACACAGACCCTTTGTAGGGGTCTTTTTGTTTTTGCGCGGAATTTTTGAGATTGACAATAGTGGGTGGGGGTGTTTTGTGCAGAAAAGAGGGGGTGGGCAGGAAGTAAAAACGCCTTTTTTATTTTGGAGATTTTTCGCGCTACTCACCGGGCAGGGCTGGGTGGCGGCTATATACCCCGCCGGTGGAGACCCCAGCGCCCCAGCGCACCCGGACGGCCTGCACATCACAGGCAGCAGGGCAGGCCGTGCCAGAACCAGGGCAGACAAGTACCAGGGCATACCGCCGCCCAAACGCTGGACACGCTGCACCGGTCTGCACTCGATACCAGACAGGCCACGCCGGGCAGATCGTAACGGCGGCGGGGTGCTGGGTGTGTCCGAAACTGTGCAGATATGGACAACGCAATTTTACCATTTTGTGCCAGAAAAACAAATCAGAAAAATCTTATATTTTTGTTCAAAAGGTATTGACATATAAGATATATCTGATATAATAGAATCAAGATAAGACATATCTGATAAAACACATCACGAAACACCAAAACAGGAGGACAAAACCATGATGAACAATAAAGAGATCGACTATACCGCCCGCCCCATTCCGGGAGATTACGAAGGCCGCAGCCATCGCGCGTGTGTATGGTACAACAGAGCCCGCGCCGCGTTTGATCTTGCCACGCTTGACACGCTGACAACCGCCGCAGATAAAGCCGCTGACCGCGTGCCCACTGAGGCATACGAAAAAGCAAGAAAGCTTCTTGACAGCGTGCAGCGTTGGGGGCTTGCAGATGCAAGAGCGTGGGAGCTTGACAACGACAGCCGCTATTATAATTCTCAGTGGCTCAAAACCCGGCAGGCTCAGCTTGCAAAGCGGCGCATAAAGCTCAATAAAGAGCTTGCAACATACGGCTTGCAAATCGACAGTTATGGCTTGTATCCTTGCATCCGAGAAATCACCAAACCGGGCACCGATATGAATTTATTGTATTGGTTTTAATGGGAGGTGTGCAACGTATGAACAAACTTGTTTTTGAAGTAAACAACGGCAGAAAGTTGGAACTTGTACAGCGGGAGGACAACGGAACGGCCCTTATTTGCTCCCTCGATGCACCGGACAACGAGGCATATATAAGCGCTGGCGACTTTGTGCAGCTGATTAACCTTTATCGCTACTGCAAGCGGTACGATATCCAAAACGATTGAATTAACCCCAACGGCAAAAACACGGAGGTGTAAAAAATGATTACTCTTGACTTTTCCCAGTGGGCTGCAATCTGGTATGTTGGCGGCATGATCTCCGGCGCGCTTGTAATGATCGCGTTTTTAAACAGCTGAGGGGGCGCACAAAATGACATACACGGCAAATAAAAAGGCATACGGCCTATTGGAATCCCTTGCATATTGGATGGCTGAGATCTCCTATTGCAGGGAAAAAGACCCGGACGATATCGGGTTTTTGAACAAGGCAGATAAAACCATTCATTTTTTGTTTGGTCAGCTTGACCGGGCGGGCGTCCCATTTTGGGCGCAAAACTCAGCGCTTGCGATCGGCGAAAATTGGAGAGAATACGAAAAGCACAACCCGAGAACGCTATTCAAGAATAAAGGAATTTTGGAGGGCTAAAAAATGACAATTGATATTTATAAGCCGGAGCTTGCGGCAGAGTATCGCGGCAACGTGAAAGCTGCTATTAACGCCGGTGCTTATAGTATATGGAACGTGGAACGCATTACAGGCGCTTTTAATTTTGGGCACGGTACACAGGCCGATTTTGAGCGGCACAAAAAAGCAAATTCTGCCTTGCATCTTTTTATGGAGGTATAAAAATGTCTGATTTTGAAAAAAGAATAAACGAGTATAGGGAAAACAAGCGGCTCGATAGCAAGCTTTTGAAGACGCTGCACCCGGATGTATACGCAGAATGCAGCACCCGCACAAACTACAAGCGTTTCAGCGTGGTATAAAAAGGGGGGTGCAAGCTGTGATTTTGTCCACACTTCTGTTTTTCTTCTGGTTTTTCAGCGCCTTGTTTAAGGCGTCCAAATAAAAAGCATCCCACCCGGCCAGTAATGACCGGGTTTTTCTTTTGCCTTGCATCGACACGGTGCAGGGCTTTTATTTTGCCCGGCGGCGTATCAGCCACACACAAGCGTTCACAGCAGATTTTCTGCCATCAATGCAATTATACAGCCAAAACATCAAAAGCGTTTACAGGGCTTTACAGGGGCATTTCCGTTAATTTGACCCATTCCAGCGCACACAATACAGCAGCCACACAAGCGGCCTATGCACCACTTGCGCCACGCTGGAGGGCATACCGTCAAGTGCAGCCCCTCCACCGATACCAGATACCACCGCCACGCCCGGACGCTGCACAGCTTAGCACAGCCGCCCTATTATAATAATGTATATAAGGGCGGCAGCATATCGCAGACCATGCCAGCCCGGAGGGGTCAGCGTCTCCACCTGTACCGGGTCAGCTTGGCGGCGTCTCGATGCTTCCCGCACCCGGCGGGGCAGTCCAACGGCAGGGGCGCGGCGGGCGGAACCATTGACGGCTACCGCCGTATCTCTTTTCGGGTTTTCGCCCGATAACCAATAGAGGTCAGCAACAGTCGTAGCGTTCCGGCTGGAATAGTCGTAGCCGATAGTCGTAGTTTCTCCCGGCGAATAGTCGCGGAATAGTCGTAAAGTCGTCAGATGACTAGCTTTTGAAAGTCCTATATATAGTAACGAGCAGTCAGCTGATAGTCTCAGAGTAATAGTCGCAGCTTTTTCTTTCGAGTCTTCGTCAAATAGTCGTGTATTTTTTGTGTGAAATAGTCGTTCGCCTTTTAGGAAAATGGAGATGCGATAGTCGCTAAGCCATCAGACCTCCACAAAATCAATATATGTCAAGGCACCTATCCATTTTAATCTTTATTACATTACCTCAAAACATTTAACCATCGTACTTATTATAATAGCCGCAAATAATTACTCAATCTTTTTAACTATTATTCTACCGTAATAGTCGCATCATCCGATTCGGCTCGTTCTTTTCAAATTTAATTACCGACAACTGCAATCATATCATACCAACCAACTAGGATTACTCATTCGACAAATATCTCAATACTTTTAACTATTCAATAAGACTATCCGACCGCTCAGACGCTTTCAATTTGTAATCAACCGCTCATACAGCTATGCAACATTTATACATATCCAACCGACTACAAAATGAAGTCAATTCTCCATGTGAAATAGTCGTAGATGGTGATAGGTCAGATGCTGCTACTCTTTACAGGCTAGATGCCGTTACCGTTGGAGGTCACCCGGTCGGCGCGGTGCGCCGGACGATAGAGGGTGACGTAACGTAGAGGTCAGATAGACGGTATGCCCATATTCAGCCAATAGAACTTGACGGCAGATGTTGGTCACGGTCTGCTCTGCTGGCTAACGGTGTAGCTTTGGAGATAGAGGGTTGTAGGGGGAAAGAACCTTTACAAACAATTGAACTCTGGTTCACTGTACTGTTGCTTCTCTTGCTCTCTGTCAATCCACATATCAGCAAAGGCCTTCCAGTTTGTTATAGGCTTTCCGGTCTTGGTCATCCAGCCTGTTCCCTCATAGTAGTTCATAAACCTACTGGCAAGCCTGTTCTCACATCCAGCATCCAAAAAATACTCGCTCACATCCTCGAAGTCCGGCGTGCTGGCGTTCCCATCGGGCGGGTCGCCCGCTTTCTTAATAACTTTTTTTCTTTTCTTTTCTTCTATATTAAGGAGGTGAACGATTGTTCCCCTCACAGGTGAAGTATCGTTCCCCTCAGAGGTGAATGATTGTTCACCTCCCTTTTCGCTCTTTGACGATTCTTCCGGCACTTTGACGTATATCTTATCGGGCTTGTTCTTGCCTTCACGCTTGCGCTCGATCAACCCGGCTTCTTCCAGCTCTTTCAGAGACTTCTTGACCCATCGTTCTGTGAATCCAGTATCGGCAGCAAGGTCTTTGATGGGGTACACGATGTATACTCGCCCTAGTTGGTCAGCAAACTTTCCGCTTCTGCTTTCCCTCTGTGACGACCTTGCACGATTGAACAAATAAACGTAAACAATTTTCTCTGTTTGGCTAACGCCAATAGTCGAGAGGAATCGAGGGTAGACCATGTACCCATTGACCTTTGTATCGGCTGTCATGTATTCCATTTTTTCCTCCTGCAATAGTCGTAGACCTCTACAATGCGCTCACAGCCCCGTAGAGCTGCGCCAGAGCCGTTTTCCGTGTTCGGTCGATAAGTTTTGCCATCCAAAGTATAAAACACCTCAAAATGGCTCATTTTAGGTGTTTCCAGCAAAGACAAAAGGCCGTCATTGCTGACAGCCTCTCGTTTTTATTTCAGCCAGTCGTTTTCCAACGCACAGAAGCCAAATACCGATGCTGCTGTGAGAATAATCCAAATCACCCAGAAGATGACTACCCAGCCATCCGCACCAGACATCAGGTTTTCTCGCGTCTGGTCGATGTCTGTGCCATCGTAGAACGTGGCATCCTGAATGGTGTGCCCAGTGAGCATGGCGTACATCGTGCCCGTGTACTCCACTGGCCGGATGTAGTATTCAAAGCGGACGCTACTACCCCTATATTTTGTGGTCAGGTACTTGCTACCGGGCATATTTATTTTTTTGTAGTCAAAATCCTTGCCCAGAAAATGCACCATCTGAGAATGCCATGTGTTAGAGCCAGCATAATCCCATGAGTAGTAGATTTCTGTGGTAGTATAGGTGTGGCCCTTCCCATCGGTGTGCGTTACTACGCGGGTGTGCATATTGTAGTGCTGTTCTTCGCGGTAGATGTACATATATGGCCCGCCGATCTCATCCTCTGATACCGTGTCCACGGCAGACAGAGTGCCATAGCAGAAAGCACGTCCAACGTCTGTCCGAAGCCCGTAGCCAAACCGATCTTCAGAAGAAATATCTATCGCAGTGGAGTACTCCTGTTTGCACTCCATTGCCGCCTGTTTGATGTGGCCGGAAATGACCGTACCAAGAATCAGCATCACCAGCACGATAACGGCACTTGCCAGAATCTCCCGGAACGTGATCTCGATCCCGTTAATCTTCAAAGAGGTTTCCGACATCCAGAGCATCCTCTGATACCTCGAACGATAAGAGTTCATAATTCTGTACCTCATACCCGGTCAAACTCAAAAACGTGCTGTTGGGGAAACGCCGGACGTACTGCCGATAACTCTTGACAGTGCGATTATAGTCGGAGCGGTAATTGGCAATCAGATTTTCGGTGACTGCCAACTCGTTCATCAGTTCCCGGTAGTTATCGGCGGATTGCAGTTCTGGGTAAGCCTCTGCCACGGCTGCAATCTGGGTGGTGATCTCAGAGACGGCGGCATCAGAACTGCTGCCCCGCACCGCGATAATGGCCATAAGGGTATCGTATTCGTGCTTATCGTATGCCTTAACCATTTCAACCAGATTCGGGATAAGGTCAAAGCGGCGTTTCTCCTGCACCTGAATGTCAGACTGCGCAGCGGCCACCTGTTCCTCGTAGGAAATGGCGGTATTCTTCGCGCCCTGCACGATAAACAGACCTGTGCCAAGCGTCAAAATTACGATTAAGAAAATTACAACAGCCACTTTCCAAAATGTATCTTTCATCTTTTCTCCTTTCAATCCATCCAAGTATATTCTTGGAACCGTTGAATCTGCTTGTTAAACGTGATGGGAAGGTCGCCTATCTCGCCTTCTTTGTTCTTGCTTAGCCGGAACAGGTACTTGTCGGGGTTGTCGCCGGACAGAAGGATGATTGCATCAGCGTCCTGTTCAATCTGCCCGCTCTCTCGCAAGTCGGAGTTAGTAGGCGTTGCTCCGGGCTTGGATGGGTTTCGATTGAGCTGTGCCAGTGCCACCACAACAATGCCTGTGGTCTGTGCCAGTTCGTGCAGGGCAATGGATATAGCTGTAATGGCGGCATATCTGTCCTTTGCGCCTGTTTCGTGGATGAGTTGAAGATAGTCTACGAAGATGACTTGAGCCTTTTTACGGAGAGCCTGAGCCTTCATCCACGCCACGTTCTTTCCGGCAGCGGAGCGGATATATAGAGGCATCTTTATGTTCTTTGCCTGTCCGTCAATCTCATTCAAGCTGACCGCCTTATTTTTCACCGTGTCCAGAGGGCAGTATATTTGATTGGCCATCAGACGTGCGCCCAGCTTGCGTTTGCTTGTTTCTAAGCTGAAATAGTACACGGTATAGTCCTGCTTTGCCATGCTTGCTGCTATTTGCAGAGACAGGGCTGTCTTGCCAGCAGACGGTCTGCCGCCGATTATGATGAAATCGCCCGGTGAGATGTGCAGCGCTTCATCCAGACGTTCTAGGCCTGTCTTGATGTACACAGGTTTCTCGTCCATGTGAAGCACATAGTCGTTCAGCACATCCTCGTATGTCCACGCATCTTCTTCCTCAGCTTTCAGGCTCATTGCTTCGCCCATCTGCTGATAAATGTCTGATAGATCAGAATAATCGGTAAGCTCGCTGGTCATCTGAAATGCCAGGCCTTGCACACGAGTGAGTGCAGCCTGTTCTCTGATAAGCTGTGCCCAACGCTGCATCTGCTCCCTGTCAATTCGTACACACTCTGATTCACAGGTTTGTACACACGCCAAGAGCGTCTGCGCTACGTCTGGATGCTGCGTGTTTATCTCGACTATATCTATCTTACCCCTAGCCGTCCAATAGCCCTGAACAGCTGCAAAAGCGTCTCTCAGCTCAGGTTTGAACAAGTCAAGTTCAAGGTCTGGTATGATTTCATCCACAACGCCCGGCTTGCAGAGCATCAGCGCACCGATAAATACCGTTTGAACGTCCATTGTCATAGTCTAGGAAACTCCATCTCCGTACTTTGCTCGTACTGGTCATCCTGTTTCAATGCGTAAATGTCCTGCCACCCGGCATAGATGCTCTGGTCGAGAATGGCTTTCCAATCATGCCGATCAAACTTTTCCAGCTTGTTGCAGAGCATCTGTTTCGCCCGGTCTGTCATAGGCTTTTTGATTCTTGTACGCATCTGTGCGAACTCTCGCAGGGATTCCAGCAGGGCTTTATCGCCATGAGCAAAGTCGGAGAAGATGTCAGGTTTCTTTTTGACTGCACTCTCCGGCAGGGTCTTGACGTTCATCTGACTGTCAGCTGATACAATGGGCTCATTGTCATCTGACTTTGAACTCATAGATGAGCTGACTTTCATCTCATTTATGACATGAGGATGAGCTGACTTTCGTGTAGACCATCCTTTTGACGCAATATCGCTTCTTTTTGATTCTTCATCGAGCAGATGTTTAATCAAAATGAAATAAGATTCTGCTTTTTTTGAGTTCAAAGTTGCATCTTTTCCTTCAAAAACGTATGCACAGATTGCATCGTATAGTTCCAACTTCTCTTTACTTTTGAGTGTGGAGATGGCTTCAAAGTAGTATCGTTGGAATGTAAAGCTGTCTCGTTTTTTGTCCATGCTCAATCCTCTTTGTAGCGTTTGTTCCATGCTTCGACAGCATCCTCTGCCGTGTCAAACAGTGCGCCACCCATGCTTTGATTGTCTCCATCCGTGCAAAGGATACATTTGCCCCATCCTTCGTGATGCAAGTCATAAGAAAGCCCGCTCCACGGGTCTTGTTCGTACTCGCATCCCAAATGACCATGAAAGTTGCCTTCATCGTCACATACACCAATGTAAACTGCGTTCTTTCCGCAGAATGGGCATCTTTTGAGTTCTTCCATTTTTTACCCTTTTCGTCCATGCTCATGTCCTTTTGCTCCTTCTCTTAATTTTCTCACCCGGAATCATGTAGTAGACGTTCGTACACATGCTCCAACGCCAGTCCATCAGCTTGCTGTAATCATCTCGATTACTTGGTGCAGAGCGGAAGAACCGGCTCAGCATAGTGAAATTGTTTCTGCGCCTGTAAATCTGTTTCAGGTGCTTCTTTGACAAGTTTTTCATTTTCTGAATCCCTCTCTCGTTCTCGTGATTCGCTTATGCGCCTTGACAGGCCTTGCGCCTTTGCCGTACGCTGGGCGGATATGTTTTGCCTTGATGTACCCGCAAGGCGGTTTCGGCCCAAAGTCGAAAAGGCTCAAGTCCATAACGATGATTCCAAACTTCTTGTTCGTCATGTTTACTGCTCCTTACGCATACCATTTCGGTGCTTCGTTAAAGATTCTCACACCTTCTGCAAATCCCAGCTTTTTTAAGGTTTCACACATGATGCCGCCAATCATGATGTGAACGATTTCTTCATCATCACCGTACTTTTTGTATGCTTCCTGCATTTCCTCTGTGAATGCGTCAACCATATCTTGCGTAACAACGACATTCTTTTCCATAAGCCCTCCTATACCATCGGAAACGCCATCCAATGCGTCACCGTCACATCTTTCGGCAGTCTCTCGCCTATCTCGTCCCAGAACTGACCGTCTGCGTAACAGCCGAGAAAGTACGCTGTTGGCGAGAATCATTGCAACATTTTTCCATCTTTATCACGCCACGTTGTCTTATTAGCAAGCAACAAAGGTGTCGTTCGCTTTTTCGGCGGTTCGCTTGCTGGATGCCATATCGTGCTATTCACTCAATCGCCCTCCAATACACCATCAGGGCGCATTTTTGCAAACGCCAGCAGACCGTACAGCGCACGTTTCGCATTGCCTTCTGTTGCGTTCCAGTAGTTTCTGTCGTCAACATCATCACCCAAAGCAGCAATAGCCTTTTCTAGCATCGGGATGCTTTCTGCGCCTGTTTTGCCATAGATGGAGCGGATGCCGTTCTCACCAAACACTTCCGGTTGATAATAGAAGTGACCGTAATTATAGGTGACGTTGAGCCACAGTTCTTTCGTTCCGCCCATAGCGAGCATACCACCAGCGATAAAATGCGTACTATCTGCTTTGAGCGGTTCGTGCGTTACAGGATCGCACAGCGAAATATCATAGCTCATTTTCTCATCCTTTCGCCAGCCATACAGCCAAAAGACCACCGCCAAAGACAGTGGCGTTAATAACCGCAATTATTATTACATGAATAATTGTAGAACGTTCTGGATGCTTCCACGACCATCCAAGCGAAATGTCATCGGTCATATCCCAAAGAAACATTTCAAAAATCGTGACAAAGGCTCCAACAAAGAATGTTATGAGCGACCCCAAAACAAATATGGCGAATGTTTCTTTAGTTGTCATTTTTTCTTTTCTCCCATTCCTTACAGCCACGTTCATCCCACACGAAGTCTGCAACGTGTTCTGACTGGTCGTTCACGCACACGCCCTCCGGCTCTGCGTACCATTTGCAAGAGCCGCAGGACGGCTCGGATTTGTTCTTACAGGTTTCTGCCGTACATCGGACAGCCTTGCCAGCAGAAAACTGCTTGATGCCCATGCAAGAGCAATGTTCGGTGGTACAATAGAAGTTCATTCCTCTATCTCCTTCCATCCGATAAACTCACATAAACCAACAGTGTTGTTGGCGCAACGATGAATGAGGACTTTATCGCTTATTTTGAATTTTGCGATAAACCCAATTTTACTTTCTTCCATTTCGTTTTCAAACATCCAATCAACAATGTCTTTGTCGATTCTGACATCGCTTTCGTCCGTCATGGTCGCAAAGCACTGTTTGCACCTGTAAAGAGCGCACTTTTTCATTATATCTGCCCTCTATTTCTCCTTCTGTTGGCATTGAACCGTCCGATCACTCGCTTATACTCCTCATAGCACTCCGGGCACAGGTCGCCGGTGCCCCTGCGCCACGCCCAGTCTTTGAAGTATTCGTCAGGGTTCATCATTCTACAGCCAAGAACCGCTCCGCAGCGGTCGCATACTCGCTTGTGGTAGATTCCTCTGTCAGTTTGCATTAGTTGCTCCTTTTGCCAAATTTCTTCTGCATCTTGGCCATCAATGCTTCGATACGATCCTTATTTCGTCATATTATCGCCGTGAAAAATTAAGATTCCGTTTGTTTAAAGAATTCTTTCCATTTGCCGCACGGAAGATAATGCCATTCTCCGTAATCATCATCGTAGAAATCCGTATTTATCGCCAAAGTACCATCTAATTCAACCTCCCCGAAATAATTTTCTCCTTTTTCAAATGAGCCGTTATCATTGATGCACAAAAATTTATCCACAATATCCTCCTTCTTTTCTGTGTATTGACGCCTTCACGTTTTTTGGCTTACTACCAATAGCTATTTTCCATCGATTGCCACCTCTCTATATTCCACGTCAATCCCTTTCGGCAAAGCCGTCTGGTACTTCTGTGCCAACTGCTCTGCGCTCTGGGCATCGCCCAACGGCTGTTCAGGCGGTGCAACGGTGACTTCCACGTTGTCACGCATACCGAAGTAGTTCTTGGCTCGGAAAATCCACTCTGCCGGGTTTTCCTGACCATACATACCGTTGTACGCCCACATGGACTGCATTTGCAGAATCAGCTTCAGGATGTACTTCTGCTGTAAGCTGTCGTCACGGCGTTTTCCTGTCATAATCTGTCTAAGGCTAGGCCATTCGATGCCCAGAACCAGTGCAATCCATTCCACCACAGGGGAAATTCTGGCTTCGATGCAAGCGTCAAAGAAGAAATCAAGTCGTTGCTGCACTTCAATGGGGTTGTTCATGTCCACGCTCGGAAGGTCGCCAAAATACTTTGCGGCAATCATGCCGACAACTTTCTTGTCCTCTTCATCACCGATTCTCGACTGTAAATCGCCTGTATTCAGCATCTTAGACCTCGTGATTGCTAACTCCTGTTGTTCTTTCACCTTTTTACTCACCTGTGAGCGGATAGATTTCCGCTTGTTAAGCATCTGTTGTTTCTTCTTCTCTCGCTCTTTCTCACGCTTTGCAGCGGCTTCTTCTTTCGCCTTTTGCGCTCGCTTTTCACGCTTTTTCTTTTCAGCTTCGGTCAGCGGCGGTCTGCCACGACCACGCTTCGGGGGTGTTGACATGTATCAGGCCTCCTTGATGGGTTTCCAAACAGGGTATGCGTATGGATGCTTTGCAACCTCATTCCACAACCACTTATATGGATAACCTACGCAATCGGACTTTGTAATCGGCCCAGCAATCGCCATCACATAGCCGTTTTCATCTGCATCTTCTTTCTTAGGCGGCTGCTCGAATGTGCTTCTCCACAAGCCATCAAACCCGATTTCGCTATAAGAGCAGGTTTCGAAATAATGCGTAGCCATTCCAAGTTCTTGCTCAATATCGCTGAGAATGCTGTTGTCATCCTCGTCCGTTTCGGTTTCAAGAACAAGGTAAATCCGCTTTTTCACGCTCTCACCTCTTCATTTTCGTTTCGATTTTATCTAGCTCGGTTGCAATCCACCAGATGGAGCAGCAGCTGTCCAACTGCCGCCACCAAGCACACTTTTCTTTCTCACAGACGCACCGACCAAGCGGATTGCTGTTCATCTTCATTGGACAGTAAAGTTCGTTGCCTATTGGTTACTCCTTCTCAATATGTACCTTAGCTCTTTGAACGTTTTCTAAATCGGCAAAACTTTTGAACGAACCGTTTTTCAAATTTACAGCGTTATAAACCAGCGTAGCAAAATTTCCGCTTGTTATCGTAGTTGAAACGTTCTCTGTTTTCATGTAAAGTTCCGAATGATGATAAAACGCTTCCGCAACATCAATGTCGCTAAACGGCATTAGAATATCATTTATTGATTTAATTTCCATATTTACTTCCACCCCATCACAACAGCCGTACAAACGACCAGACACACGTTGGCGAACAGCCAGACGAGCATTGCCTGCTGTTTTTCAAACAGGTTGTCTGCCATGTCCTTGATTGTCCGTTCGGACTGAACTACTACCGCCAGCAGGACTAGGCAGATCAGCCAGCGAGTTATAAATTCAAACATTGTTATCCTCCATCAAATCGTCCATGCTCAACTGACCGCTGACGTTGTCATCTTCCATCCACCAGCGAAAAACGTCCATTCCGGTTTGCCAGTCGCACGGCAAGCCTTTTGCTTTTCTGAAATCAAGCATTCTTTCAAACGCAGAAATGTACATTTTTTCGTAGGCAGGCCAGCGCATAAACTCACGCTGTCTGCCCCCCCTACCGGCCATAGGGCAGCCGATGCAACCAACACGCTTCTGTCCTTCGCAGTAAAGCGGGTTGATGGGCAAGTGTTCGCTGTGCGTGTAGTCCCATACATCATCATCAGACCAATCTACAATAGGGTTGACGGTCATTTTGCCCTTGAGGTTGCAGGTCTCAAAGAGCTGCCGCTTTTCATCATTGTCTCCCATCAAGATGATGCGCTTTTCTTTGTCATGATGGCTAAATTCCATTGTTCCACGGTTTTTCTTTCTGTTTGTGGATTCAGCCCAGCGGACACCTGTTGCAATGAATCGGTTTTTGCCAGTGTTCTCTTTCAAAGCAGCACAGCAATACCGCACAAGTCGTGTAGGCGGCATCAGCTTTTGTGGAATCAGCGTCCACATGGACACAGGCTTGTCCTTGTAGCGGGGCATGACAATGGAGCATTTGATTCCACGCTCTTCCATTGCCTTGAACTGCTTACGGATGAAATAGACTGTCTCCGGCGCATCTGCTGTGGTGTGGCTGTTGACCACCTCAAAGTTGATTCCGGCACGTTCAGCCAGTGCCACAAGCACTTGCGAATCCTTGCCGCCAGAGTATGTGACCATCAACGGTTTCTTGTAACGATGCTCTGATAGCCTTGCAGCGTCCTGCAACCGTGCGATCGCAAGCTGTTCCTTATCAGTCACGGTTTACCACCTCGTAATTAGAGCATTCCATGTTTTCTCCGCAGATTGGGCACACTGGGTTTCTTCCTTTGTTTACGACTGCCGTTGCAAATCTCATGTCAATGATTTTAACTTCAGTCCAGCATAGCAAGCATTTGTAAGTTGCTTCTACGATGTGATTCTCGTTCGGGTCTGAGAATATCGCTTCGTCAATCTGGTTGTGCGATAATACTGCCATCAGCTCCACCTTTCTCTCAGCTCTTTTTCGACCTGTTCTGACTTTGCGGTGATGTAATCAGCAAACTCGTCAGGGGTCATGTCCTCTTCTTTGAACTTTCCGACCATCTCCCAGTACCTATCACCAATGCGGATGATTTTCTGCACCTGTTCATCGGACAGGTCTGCATCGCACCGAAGGTTTTGAATCAGTGCGCCCCATGTGGCGGCGATGCCATCCAGAGCCATGCGAAAGCCGTACAACTGGTTCTGCCGTGCGATTTTGCGGAGGTTGGTCGGCTTGACCTGTTTGTTGCACAAAGGGCAGTTTCCGAATTTATTCATCTGGCTGCTCCTTGTTTTTAATAGTGACTTTCAAGATCACAGTCTTCCCGTCTTTGGTATCCCAAGCATAACCATAAAAGCCTTGTTTTTCTTCTTCTGCTTTGGAAACAAACCAGTCTCGAACTGCTTCTACTGCTTCATCCGTAACACAAGTTTTATCTTTCCACTCTTTTCCATTTGCTTTTACGGTTCCTGCGTAAATGCCAAACATCCCACATCCAACATGATATTCAGCCATTTTTATTCTCCTTTGCTTCAAGACGAGAGAGCCAGCGAGTGCGCTTTGCTCCAATAATTGCTGTGGCATCCTCATACCATTCAGGTGAGCAGTTCAGTGCAGAGATACAAACAATCACATCCGCATACTCCTCGATCAGAGCGTTTTCGCACTCATTTACGCTCTTCGGTGTCGGGTTCGTGCCATCCAGCGCACGGCGCAGCTTCAACGCAGCCTGTGCCAGTTCAGACGCTTCTTCTGCCAACTGCGCCAAGATTTCGGTCTTGGGCAGAATGTCTGAAACTTTCTTACTCACTTCTGCTCTCCTTTCAGCCAGTCGTTGAGCGCAGCCATGCAAGAGGGGCAAAGAACGAACGACCTATCTGGCGAACATTCATAGCCGCGTTCTTTGATTTTTACTTTTCGGATTCCGTTTGTTTCGCCGTGCCACGAAAAGCACTCGCCGCATCGGTCGCAAATTGCGACTTCAATTTCCATGTTTTCAACCTCCCATTAGCGGGTCTGCGCATTCCCAACGGTAATCATCAAATCGAATTTCACGGTTGATGGTTGTTTTACCTTCAATGACTTCTATCTCCTGATTTACGCATCCACTGCTTTCAAATCCATAGAATCTGAAATCCAACCTATACTTTTTAGACATTTCTTCGTATGGCTCAGGCTCCATCGACCATGCAGCTATTACAGGAAGAACAAGAATTGCGTTGTCGCCATCAGCAATCTGTTCAGTGCAGAACTTTTCGACAAAGTTCTTCATAGTACCCTCGATGTAAGCGGTGTCTTTCACGTTGATGTAGAATGTCTCATCATCGTAAGAGAGCAATGCTCCATCATGGATTTTGTTGTAGACCCACTCTCCATTCGGAAACTTGTTTTTGTAGAAATAGGGGCGGTCATAAACAGTCACGCAATCCGTAAACCAGCGCACGATGTTTTCGGGATTCCCACGGACTTTGAGCTTTCCTTCACACCAATTTGGCATTCTCTTTCTCCAATCTTTTCAGCAGCGCATCCACGTCATACCGCCAATGAACACGAAGCCTTTTTGCTTTGACCTCTATCCCCTCTTGTTCCGCCCACTGCCAAGGGATGCTTTTGCGGCTCTCATTGTATCGGAACGCCAGAACCTTGCTGGCAGGGATTGCAAAGGTGCGGCTGACCGCCCGGTAATTGACTATCACATGGGCGGTCTGACCGCTGTACCCCATTGCTTCCACCATGTCCGTGATGTGCTTTTCCTTGCGGTATTTGCACCTTGCCTTGTCGTACTTGCCGAAAACCTTTTCCAGAGGGATAGAGGGCGTTTCAATGGTTTTCAGCTCAAACAGGTGGTTCATCGGGTATCGGTACACAAGGAAGTCGCAGATGTTGTCGATGGAAAAGGATAGGTTTTCGTTGCCGCCGTAGTAGGTTGCAGCACTGTCTTTCAGACGGTAGCACCACGCATCGGATGGAACGGACGCTTTGAAATCTGCTTCAAATTGCTTGCCGGTGTTCATGCGTTATCCTCGATTTTTTTGGCTTCTCTAATACGCAGCCGAGAAAGTTCGCTATTTGCATATCGCAGTTGCCAACTACCAAACCAGCCTTTGTGAACAAGTTTTCCGGCGCAGTAAACAAACTCCTGCTTCATCAAATCATCAAGCGAAACGATGTAACAGCCCGGCTTGTACTTTCTTTTATTCATCTTCGTTCACTTCTAAATTCATGGAATATGAGTTGCTTTGTCAGCAGGCTTTTCCATTTCCTTCATAATCCGTTTGTGTTCTTCAGTAGTCATGTTGTTTGGAAGGAAACACCTGTCAACAATTTCAAACGGCTTAATATAATGGTCAAGAACATCTCGTGCTTCTTTTCGTGCCTTTTCAGCACACATCTCGATATATTCTTCTTCGGTCATGTTGTAATCGGTGACACAATCGACCACCGAAGAAAACCGACACAGCAAACCGTTAGGCTGTCTTGCAATAAAAGCTCCCATTTATTCTTTACTCCTCATCATCGTTCGTAATTTTTGGAATCGGCATCCAGAGCCTAACCTTTCCACGGTTATTTTCTTCTGTCCACTTTCCATCCTTAAACTCCCTCGTTGAAACACAATCGTTCCAACGCCAAAATTTGTATACGGCAAAGTAGATTCCGTCTTTTTGCGGTTGTGAATCTTTTACGCTAATCCATCTTTGAGATAGATTCACTGTTGGTAGTTCTTTCAGATGTTCAAGCTCGCTTTTCCACGCATCAGCAGACGGAAACCGAATGCCAACTTCATCTCGCTTTGCCAGATTGATAAGCCTAGTTAGGTACTTTTCCAGCGGTTCGATGTCAACAAGCCTGCTCATTCTCTCTCACCTCTAAATTCGCTTCCGAGATACCGCTTCTTACCACGCTCCCGGTGCTTGTCCTCATAGTCACGGTGGTACACGCTCTGGCTGTGGTTCAGCTCATACACGAATGCTTTGCGCTCCTCGAGGTCTTTCTTCTCTGCCTTGTACTTCTCGCAAGTGTCGTGGCAAGCTGTGCAGCGTAATTTGCAGTTGAGACAACAGGTAATCATTCTTCGCCGAATCTCCTTTTTGTAACGGCAATGGGAAACTCTTCGATTTCGGAAGCCCATCGTGCCGTACCGTTTCCATAGGTCTTTTGCCAGACAAGTGGGAAGCCGCCTATACCGTCGAACAGGCTTCCTAGCGTGGCATTTGTACTTAAATAGGGCTTCATCTTCTGTGCAATCCAGAACCATTGCGGTAGAGCAATGCTGTTTCCGAGTGCCTTGTAACGTGGGCTGTCAGCATACTTATGCTTCTTGCCTTTGCTGTCCGCCCATTCTCCAATGTCCGTCCATCCGTCCGGGTAGCCTTGTAGCCGTTCGCATTCAACAGGTGTCAGACGGCGAACAATCCAACGGATAGCTTTTTCTGCAATCAGACACTCGCTGCCATTGCCGATGTTCCCGGCTTTTGCTTTCAAGGTTGAGCATTTGTCGCTTTCTTTGTAGTGACTGAAAGACTGTTCATTAAAGGTTTCGCGTTCGATTGCAATGGCCGTGTAGTCTGTGATTCTGTTTTCGTGGTCGCCCGTAATTGTTGGCACTATTTTGCCATCGCCGTTTCCGCGAGCATCATAAACAACAGGCTGAAACAATGTCTGGTCTTGGAGTGTTGAAAGCGTTGCGCTTTTTTCGGTTTGTACCAGAGCACCTTTACCACCACCGGCGCATCCACTACGGATTTTCAGGGTGTAGGCTGCAGGTTCTGTGCATCGAGTCGAAGTCTCTCGATGGTCTGACTCCAATACTCGTCCAATTCCTTCTCTTCCAGACCTTCTTGTTCCTTCACTTTCTGCACCACCTGTGACAGAGTTCCTGGATTCCACCATTCGATCATATCCAGCAACGCTTGCTTCAGGAGTTCGGGCAAAGGTTTTCCACGCCGGGATGCTCTCACAAGAATTCCCTGACATGCTCGTGCGCTCAAATAGAATTTCTGAGGCACGTTGTCCTCCAAAATCTGCGACAAGAGCGATTCTTTTACGGCGTTGGGGGACTCCCCAATATTGAGCGTCAAGCTGTCTCCATGCCAAAGACCATCCGTTTCCGGCGATTGCTCCGGATTTGCTCCATCTGCCCCCCCTACCCGAAGGTCGAGGAATTGAAGCATCTGGTTGTTCCACGCTGGAAAGTTCTTCCAGCACGGCTCTGAAATCTTCTCCTCCGTTGGAACTGAATGCTCCGGGCACGTTTTCCCAAACAGCGAAAGTTGGATACATTCCATTGGTGGCTGTCCTCATTTCCTTAATGATTCTTGCGGCATCCAAAAACAGCACGGAACGGTTGTCGTCAAATCCAAGCCTTTTCCCCGCCATAGACAAGCCCTGGCAAGGACTGCCGAACGTAATGCAATCCACCGGCTCTATCTTGTCGCCGTGAATCTTTGTGATGTCGCCCAAGTGTTTCATCTTTCCAAACGCCCGTCCAGCCAGATAGCGCAGCTCTTATATAAGGTAGGCGATCAGTCCGTTTTGTCTTTGCAAGCTTGTTTACAGGCTTCGCATTTATGAAACGGCTTATCAAGCCAGCACTCAAACAAAAGACATTTAGGAAGGTCAAATTCCATAGGAGCCTTTCTTCCGTGTGTTCTGTTTCTTCGGACGTGATAATGGCAAGCCATTACATATCCATCAACATCCTCTCCGTATGCACAACTTGTTGCATCAGGTGAAACCATGTGCTTAACATTGATTTCGATTTCTTTTCTCATCTTATCACTCTTTCTGAAATTTACGTTGATGCGTTATTTTAAAATGGCAAATCTTCACTGTCCTGAATTACGGCAAAGTCGCCGGTATCAGGCGAAGAACCAGACCCACCAGCCAGCGTTTTCTTCGGTCTGACCTCATAGTCACCGGAACGAATCTTGTCAACACTGGTGAAACGGTCAACGACAAGCTTCGTCTTGATGTTCCCATCGTTACCCATGTATTCTTCCTCACGGAGAACCACACCGACCAGCTTGCCACGCAGGGTCTTTTCATCGTTATTGAACTTATAACCGGGATTGGACTGCTCCACAGCGGTGATAAAGCCCTTGAAGAACGGCAGTGCCTTTTCCTTATAGCTCTTGATGGTCTTGCCGCCCCATGCCCACTCGCCCGGATTCAGCTTGCCACGCTCGATAAGGGAAGCGGTCTGCTCGCGCCAGTATCCCTTGAACTCGCCCTCTGCGACTTCCCACTCGATGTTCAGACGCTCCTTTGCGGATTCGTCCGTTGCCTTGCAGATACCGGCAACATAGCCGCCAACAGGCAAGTCACGGCGCTCGGTAGCTTCCTGTACGTCATTCCAGTTGATGTTCTTCATCTGTTACTCTCCTTTGTTATCCGGCTGAACCGGGATGTTGTAATACTCACGGATGGTCTTGTCTACGGCTGCGAGGTCGTTCTCGATCAGCGCATCGTTGAACATCCCCAAAGGGGTTTTCACGGTGTCCATCCCATCATTGCGAGTGCTGAACAGGTATCGCCCATCCTGCACAACAGTTTTCAGAACGATGGTGAAGTACCCTTCCACGCAGACCTTTTCGTCCAACATTTTTCCGACAGTTTTGAATTTGTCTCCACCATTTTCTCCGCATTCGCTGTGCCCGAAAAAGTAGACCACCACATCGTCCGGCAGCTCCTTCGCCCGCATCAGCAGGGCGTTGAAGTTGGCTGCCATGTCGGTGAACTTCTGGTATCCGGCGACCTTTGCGTTCCGCATGAACTCGCCGGTCATAAGGTAGGTGGCATCATCAATGACGATGGACTTACGCTTGGTGCTGTGGATTGCGACATCAATCTTGCCGTAATCATTGGTAATGTACGTTTTCATGCTGCTTCGGAACGGCAGCGGCTTGCCAAGCACGTTGATAACCGCTACCTGTTCCGGGTCAAAGTTCCGAAGCGAAGCGGATTTTCCGCTGCCGGAATGACCATAGACCATTACTAATACTGCCATTTTTCTTTCCTTTCTTCGGCTTTATTAGGCTTCATTGTTCTTACTTTGGCTTAATACGGCTGTACAAAATCAACCAGCCATCAGTTCTGCCAACTGTGCACGGAGGTCTTTCAGCTCCGCTTCTCTGTCCTCAATCTCAGACTGCAAGTCCTCAATCGCTGCCAGCCGGTCAGCTTTTTTGGCTTCTGTCATCTGCTCGTTGGTCATAAAGTACACGCCGTCCTCCGGCTCTGTCACGCCACCGAATCTGTCAAGGTTAATCATCTTTTGGTCTCCCTCTCTTGCGTTCCTCTTTGATTTGCAGTGCGCTGTACCACTGGTCTTTGTCAATCTCGATGGTAGACCACCGATGGTTACAGACAAGACACTTTTTTCTGCGAACGATGCTGTCGTGGTCAGACCGGCTATCAACCGTTGTAATGTTGTCACTACCGCACATTGGGCACTTCATCAAGCATCCCTCCACTCGTTGGTGTGGTGAGCAATGCGCTTGATTTTCCTGCGCTCGCGTTCACTGCGTTCTTCCTCTTCGGCGCTAACAGCCAGCGCACACAAGACGATAGCCGTTGCAAGAAGCCCGCATGATACCATTACCCAGCCAAACATCTGCGCTGTGGTCTGACAGCCCTGAATCGTGTCCCCGCACCCGACTGCTGCAATTGCCACGACCAGACCGATCATGGACAATGCTGTTCCTTTCAAAGTTTTCATTGGTTCTCCTTTTTGCTGCCAAAATTAAAAATCCATCCGGTTGCCATTACAGCGGCTGCCACGATGATCCCCCATGTGCCTTTTGCGCCTACCAGTAGTTCAATGAGATGTACCAGCCACAGGTTCAAAAGGAACGCTGCAAGAATCAACGCCAGAATGATGCCCCAGATTAGGGCGATTTCCACAAGTGCTTTCATTTTTTTCCTTTCGCTTGTTGATGTGTTCCAGCCGCTCTTTCTCCCGGCTGTGCCAGCGGATTTCTCGTTTTCCGTAGTACTTACCGTTCATAGGTCAGCTCTCCTGACGCAAGCATCCGTGATACGTCGCCGTAGTGTTTGCCGAGCTTATCAGCAAGCACTTGAACTTCTCCGATAGACGGAAACGCTTTTGTTTCTCTAGCTCTTGCGTTTTCGTTCTGTAGGCGTTTTTTACGCTTTTTGTCACGTTCCTTGTCCATTTTGTGCTTGCACTCCGAGCAATATCTCTTTGTAGGGTTTACTAAGCCAAGAAATAGACCACAACGCTCGCAATATTTAATCTTCACGCTGCATCTCCTTCAACTTGGTTTTCCGATTGTGGCGTTCAAAGCATTGGTTGATGGACTTCTCCATCCAAAGTACCTTGTTGGCATCGTTTCGGGACACGCCAGCAGCCATTGACAGCTTCAGTCTACGCTTGCGGCTTTGCGCCCTGCGAAAATTCGTCACCAGCACTCACCAGCCCTCCTTCTGCTCAATCTCCAGAATCTTGCAGATGCTCTGGATAATCTTCTCCGGCTTTCGCTCACCACGAAGAATCTTGTAGAGGTACGAATCATCAAGGAACAATCCAGTATCGCTTTGAACCGCCTGAATCAGCTCCGTTTGCTTCATACCTCGCTGTAACAGCTTCATCTTCACTTCCAGCTCAAAGCCAGAACGGAAGTTTTCTTTCAAAATTCCACCTCCATTTGCTAAAATCTATTGACATGTACGGAAAACTGTACTAATATAATGGCGTAGAGAGTTTATATTGTACAGTGTTCTGTACTGCCCATGTCTGTATTATAGTACAGACATCTGTACAAGTCAACTCTTTTGTACAAAATTCTGTGCATTTGTATACTTGCACAAATATGGGAGTGTTCTTATGTCGGACTTGTACAGCAACATCCATGCACTCTGCGAAAAAGAGGGCATCAAAGACGGAACCCTTTGTGCCAGCATCGGGATTCGCCGTAGTTTTCTTTCCGAGCTGAAAGCCGGGAGAACCAAGAGCCTGTCCGCAGAGGTTCTTTCTAAAATTGCATCTTACTTCAACGTATCGGTAGACTACCTTCTCAATGGCGAACAAAAAGAAAACCCGCCCCAGCAGCCGCAAAGTGAAGTCGATGCAGCAGTGGAGCGGATTAGAAAAAAACTTGAGTCTATGCCGACAGCGCAACGGGAAGCGCTGATGAACCTGATCGAGAAGATGTGAGGGACTGGTTCTGACCCGGTAAAATAAAAACCCCTTGTGCCGGGCTGGTATAGCTCTGTGCAAGGGGTTTTCTCTTATTCTAGGCCTAAGGCTTGCTCCGCTGCCGGAATCTTATCAGGGTGTTCCAACAGCCATGCGATAAACCTGTCAATCTTAGCTCTTTCTTGTTCGCTCATTGTGGCATATCCTCCCGATCAGTAAATACGAATGTCATTTGATACGATTATACATCTTTCAGTTGTATAGTCAATACAATTTGAACAACTTCGCAAAAATCGAATGTTTTCTTCACATCCGTTACTTTTTATCGGGGAAGCCACGAGCGTTCAAGTCAAAAGGGACAACGCCTATCCATCTTTCCTCCAATCACAGCTCTACGAGCTGTCCGTTAATGCGTTCGATGCTATCTGCCGGGTCGCGCCCATCGTCTAAGGCGGCTACGGCACGCTCTAGGACGGCTTTTGCTTCTTCGTAAGCAAACTTATCAGCATCGTTGTTTGCAAGGTTGTAGACCAGCTTTAAGGCGGTCTGGCGGGCATAGGGTATAAGCATGGTGTCGATTTGGTTCATATACTAGCCCTCCCACGGTTTTGGCGTTCTGCTTTCGGTCGGTTCAGATGCGGGCATCCCGTCAATGATAATCATATTGTTACCTCCTGTTTGATTATTTTTTCGATGTTACAGTTATAACACAGGCTGCTGTTGGTTCTCCATAGCAGCTTTTTCCATTTTTTGGCTTGTCGAATCCGGCAGTTTTGCAGAATTTTGTTGAAAGGGCGTGAATTTATGGATGAATATTTGGTAAGAACGGCCAAAGCATTAGAGATGGCACGGATGCGTTCCGGTCTGAGCCAGCAGAAATTAGCAGCACGAATGGGCGTGAATCGTGGCACGATTGCCAACTGGGAGCAAGGTCTGGCGGCTATTTCCCTACCAATGGCTATGCGCTGGTTCACCTGTTGCGGCGTATCGGCGGCTCGATACATGGACGCTTGCATTTATCCTGGACTGCTGGAGCATCTGGAAGACGACCTTCCCAACATGGAAAAGCGTCAGATTCTCATAGATGCCATGATTGAATGTTCTTCCTACGAGATAGATGCTTTGTTGTACATCCGGTACGGAGATCACGGTTCAGACCACATGGGCGTGCTGACGGAGGTTCTGGCAAACCTCCATACGCCATTGAAGGACAGGGTCTCTGTTTGCCGGATGGTATCGGGCAACTATGAGATAGCACAGGCTACCGGGACAGACCCAGACCCGAACGGAACTGCTCCAAAGATGGAGATTCTCTATCAGGCGCAGGATGCCGGAACGGAAGCAGCTATGAAGTCCAACGATTCTTATACCGTGAATCCGAATAATATAAGCGGCTGATTGTCGAATTATCGCAGTTTTTGAAGAACATTTTGTCCACGTTCATCCACTTTTTGTACACGTTTCATGCAGATTAGGTATACCTTTACCTTGTCAATCCGTCCCCCATGGGCTATGAACCGACAACATTTGTGCGAAATGAACAACGAATTAACGCTAATTTATTGTTTACAATTGAGTAGCTCGTCAATCCGTCCCCCGTAACACCGGTTCAAAAGTTTTTCATACGCTTTTTGTACACGTTAGATAAGCCTAATCATTGCAGAAAAGACTTTATTCAGCAAATGGAAGGTTGAGTTATCCACAAGCTAGAATGGAAAAACAAAGGAATTGTTGAAAATTATCGTCATCGCCTATTTAACGATGATATTTAACCTCTTGTTTATTTCTTGTTTAATATAAAATATGTAGATGGGGGACGAAATGACAAAGCATGGGGGACGTTTTGACAAGTCATGGGGGACGTTTTGACGGCCCTATGGGGGACAAAAAGACAAGCCACGGGGGACAGAATGTATTGACTTGTCCCCCTGACCTGTGATATACTGCTTTTAGGCTAGAAAAGGAGGCGAACAGATGCCAAAAATATCCGACAACAACCTTGTCGAAAAAAGCAAATCTCTTGTGTGGGCAAAGTTCAGGGACTACACGGCAGGTGAGCTTCGGTTGCTAGAGGTTTACTTGTCAAGAATAAATCCGAGAGACCCAAACAGCAGCCGTGTAGAGTTTACTTTGGCAGAGTACAGAGACCTGCTGGGGTTAAAAAGCCTTGATGCACGAAGGATTGAGCCGCAGATCAAGCACTTTCTAGGTAATACAGTGTCGATTCCCATTGACAAAGAGAAGGGCACGTTTGAGAGCTTTGTCCTTTTCACAAGGGCAAAACTGGACTATGTGCCAGAAACAAGGTCTTATGTTGTGGCAATCACTTGCAACCCTGACCTTCGCCCTATTTTTTTTGATATTGCTGAAAGCGGCTATGTCCGGTATCGGTTGCGTTATACGTCACGGATGAAATCACAGTATAGTATTCTGCTTTATTCGATTCTTCGGGACTGGTTGAATATGGACAACAAACCTCACGAAATCAGTCTGAAAAAGCTGAGAGAACAGCTCGGTGCAATGGAAGCAAGCTACGATGTTTACAAGAACCTTCGCAAACGAGTGCTTGATGTTGCAGTGGATGAAATCAATGCCGTGTCTGACATCGTAGTGACCTATGAACCGGTTCTTGTGGCACGAAAGGCTGTGGCGGTCAAGTTTAAGCCCAAAATTAAAGCGTCTGAGACGCTGATTGAAGCTCAGGCAAGCGAAGTATCAACTGAACCTCAAAAAGCCGTCAGAAATCCCCGCAGAAGCGGATACGAGGACTTTGACTGGTCTGTGTGTGACGAGCTGGAAAAGCAGGACTGCATTGACGTGGCGAAGGTAGTTGAGAAGTGGATGAAGAAAGAGCATCCTGAAATCAAACTGCCGAGACGCAGAGAAGCGGTTTACGATACGGTGAAGGCAGCGTATAAGGACATCCTATCTTTGAACAGAACGCCGTTCCCCGACAGACCTGTTGGCTATCTGATTAGAAGCGTAGATAAAGCGGGTATCGTAGACAAGTATATGCCAGCGTTTTATTCCATTGAAGCGTTGCAAGAGTAGTCAGAGTGAGCAGATGATGCAGAAAGGAGAAAGCATGAGTAAAAAAATCGTAGACGTTGCGCCGTTGATGGAATATTACCGAAACAGACTTCTTGAAGAAGGCGATAATATTGCTTTAGAAGATGCACTTGAAAGATTAAGAGAATTGAAAGACGATACAGATTCTTTGCGACCCGCCGGTCATTGGATAGAAAGTATTTGCTTAGATGATGCTTTTTGGGTATGCTCTAACTGCAAGTTCCCTAGTCAAGCATCTGCTGCACCAGAACTTTACCACTACTGTCCAAATTGCGGCGCAAAAATGAAATAAAGAAAGAGTGATAAAATGGCAAAAATCATAGCTATAGCCAACCAGAAGGGCGGCACAGGCAAGACCACCACAAGCACCTGTTTGGCTGGTGCGTTGCAGTTGCTTGGCAAGAAAGTTCTGCTGGTCGACTGCGATGCCCAGTGCAATGCAACGGATACCTACGGCGCACAGACAGAGGACGTGTGTACCCTGTTCGATGTAATGACTCGGCAGGGTACGGTAGAAGAAGGAATCCAGCACTGCGAAGCCGGTGACATTCTGCCGTCAGACAACGCATTGAAGGACATTGACGAGCAGCTTGTCCGGGACATGGGCAAAAACTTCCGGCTGCGAGAAGCGCTGGAATCCGTGTCTGCACAGTACGATTACATTGTTTTGGACACTCCCCCGCAACTCGGTCTTGCACTTGTAAACGCTCTGATTGCCGCTAACAGCATTATCGTTCCCATTACAGCAGACCGCTATGCGCTTGCCGGACTGAGCCAGCTTTCGCAGACCATCGGTGACGTTCGCAGATACTTCAACCCGACTTTGAAAATTGAAGGTCTGCTTCTGAACCAGTACAAGAGCCGTGAGAACCTGTCCAAAGAGGTTGTAGAGCAGCTTCCTGTGATTGCACAAAGCATGGGAACAAAGCTGCTTGACGTGAAGATTAGACCGTCTATGGGCGTTCGTAAGGCACAGGCAGAGCGGCACAGCCTCTTTAGCGGTGACACAGCAAAGAGTAACAGTGCAGAGGATTTCAAGGCTTTGGCGCAGATGATTGTGGAGGGAGATAACAATGGCTAATATAGAAGTTGCCAAAAGAGCAGTTGGGCATTGGGAACTTTTAGGAAACGACGATGATTTAGGATGCTCGTACTTTTGCTCAAAATGTCATGCTTGCTATGACGAGGAATGGTTTTATCCCCATAAAACGAAACTCGCCAAAATTGAAGATTTAGAAGAAGTCCCATTCAAATTTTGTCCAAACTGCGGAGCACGGATGGAGGAAGCAGAATGAAATCAACCAGCAAAAAATCCTCTGGCTTGCTTGGCGGGTTTGATTTTCAGCCTATTTTTTCGGAACAGACATTAAGCCGAAGTGAGCCAAAGGAAGAAGAAGTAAGCCAAGCGAAGCCGAATAATGCCGAACAAGCACCGATTAAGCCTAGTGAAGCCGCAGACAGCCATGAACAGCCAAGTGAAGCAGAATTAAGCAGTATTAAGCCGAAGCAAGCCAAAGACAGCAAAACACAGCCAAACAATGCCGTGGTAAGCGAAAGTAAGCCAAAGAAGCTGAAACAGGCGAAGGAGGTTCAACGTCTTATCGAACAAGGCAATGTTCCCGGTGCGTTAGCCGAATCTGGCTTGACAAAGAAAAAAATCCCGATGCCGGAATCGCATCAAGGCGTTGCAAGCGGTGACGGCAAGCGTTCTAAGCGTATTACCATCCTTATGAGCGAGGAAGAGCGCAAGTATATCAACCGTGAAGCCAGACGGCACGGAATGACGATAGGGCAGTTCGTGTACGCTCTGGCTGTTGCGGCAGCAGATGGAAAGATTGAACTGGAAGATTTTTTGGAGGATTGACAATATGAAAAAGTTCGTTGTTCTTTTTGAAGGTTGGAATGATAAGCACGACCACGAATGTATGTGTTATGTTGTTGATGTGGATGATGACTTTGAAAGCATTTTGAGTGTTGAAGAACAAACAGAGAGGATGGCTCGAAATGAATATCCTCATCTGAAAAATTTTGAGACGCTTTACATCAAAGAACTGCTTAACAGATAAAACTAGGATTTAGGAGGAAATAGTTATGCCGAGAAGGAAAACGGTAGAAGCAATGCAATTAACGCCGAAAGAAGTAGCTCGTAAGTCGCCTGCTTTTACGGAGCTTCCTGAGATGGCAAGCCGTGCTGGTGAGCCTACATACTATTATGATGTGGGAGATGCCGTAGAGATTGGTAATCTTAGCGGATGCAAGATTGATGAAGTCTGCGACAGTGGTTTATATTACGGTGTTTCTTATGATGATGGATATAGGTACGAAACGTGGTTTAACATTCGTAAAGCAGGCGTTGAGAAGAAATCTCAACTGACAAAGAATGAAGATATTAAGATTTCTTACTCAAACGTGACTATTGAATCTTTACTTCACAGATACTATTTCTTTGGCATCAATTGTAATCCGAACTATCAACGTGGATCTGTTTGGACGGATGATGACCGTAAACTGCTTCTTGAAACAATTTTTATGGGCGGTGAAATTGGTCGATTCGTTTTAAAAAATATTGATATGGACGAATGGAATGAAAATCAGAATTACCTTTATGAAATCATTGATGGAAAGCAGAGACTTCTGACGCTGACTGCATTCTACGAAGATCGTTTCCGTTACAAAGGATATCTGTATAGTGAACTCTCTAAAAAGGACAAGAGAACATTTGATGAGACCGCTGTTGCTATTGCAGATTTGCGGAATCTTTCTAGGAAAGATACGTTGCGTGTGTTCTTGTTACTGAATCGTGGCGGCAAGGTCGTTACCAACGACGTGCTTAATCATGCAAAAGAGTTACTGGACGAAATGGAGTGAGCAAATGATTTATGGAAAGCATCGCCTTTGCTCCAGTCGAAAATATTTTTGATGAATAACAAAACAGCCCCTGTGCAACCAATCAAGGCCACACAGGGGTTTTGTTTTACTTATCAGCAATGCAATTCCAGTAGAGATATGCCTTACCGTCTACAGCGTCCGTGTCATCAAGGAACGCTTTTGCCATGTCAGCGTAGAAGCCCGGAGTGTCAACGGACTGGCGTTTTGCGACCTGACAATAATCCGAGTACATCATGTTCATGACAGCCCAGAAATCGTTCGGGTCACAGGTGATATTGCGCTGTTTCGCAACGTCCTGCGTCTGTTCCAGCGTCCAGTGACAACCCTTCGTGCCGTCAGCGTTTACCATGCTATCGCACCATTCCTCTGCTTCATCGTGAGTGAGGTGCTTGCGTGGCATCTTGATGGAGCGGCTGTCCGCACCGCCATGCTCATACTGCCCAGACCGCTTGTCCCAGTCTCCGTTCTGCGAGAAGCCAATCTGCGGCATCTTGCGCCCATACTCTACGTCAGGGTAGCGGGGGATAGGGTAGGGGTCGATGTAGCGGTTCTCCTCCTGCGGATAGTAAGGATAGCGGTCGTTGCCGTCTTCCAGCTTACGCAGACGGCGTTCCAGCTCACGCTCCCTGCGGTCACGCTCTTCCTCAAGGCGGTCACGTTCCGGCTCACGGTCTTTGTCGTGGTCACGGAGCATCATCATGCGGCGAAAATTAGTCTTGCCCATAATCTATACCTCCTCAAGAAATGGACGCGGGCGCACCGGCGTGGGAACGGCAGAAGCAGCCAAGATACTTGAACGTGCCGGTGCCGGTGGCAGATGTTGCCACACGGGTAGCGTAGCGGGTGCGGGTGTGGATGCTCTCGGCGGTTGCCTGAGCGCAGTTGCAGTCGGTCAGAGGGTATGCGGTAGTGCCAGCACCGATGGTAATAACCACAGGGGCGTTGATGGTGGTCGTGTCCGGCAAGCTCTGAGCAACGACGATGCAATAACGCTCTCCATTCTGGTATGCGCCAGCAGGGATGTTGATGGTCAGCGTGTCATTGGCGAACGTCACCGCATCCGAGATGACGAGGTGCGGGCACAGCCGACAGCTTGTTTTGCAAGCCATAGTGTTTTCCTCCTAAAAAATCAGGGGCAGAGGTGTCTTACCCCTGCCCCGATGGTTCACCCGGTGTTATCGGGGAGTGTGTAGGTTAGCAGCAGCCGCAGCAGTTCACGCCCACGTTGGGGTTTGCCACCTGATAAGCGGGAATCGGACGAGGATTGACCCGGTTCAGGATGGTATCGGTCTGCTGGGACATCACGGTGGTCAGAAGTGCATTCTGACGATCCTGAGAAGCGGCGAACTTCAGGCTCTGGTTCTCAGCGGTCAGAGTGGCAATCTTATCCTGCGTGAAGTAGTCCATCATGCTGCGGAAGTTGGCGTTGCAGTTGTCCACGATGGCACGGGCGTTGTCTGCGATAGCCTGACGGGTAGCGCAGTCCTGCTGTGCAATGGTGTACTTCAGGTCGCCGATGAGCTGCTTGTTCTCGCAGCAGCAAGATGCAAGCTGCGTGGAAAGTGCGGTCTGACCCGCCTGCCGTGCGTTGCCCTCCTGCATGATGGCGAGGCTAATGGCGTTGTCGCCGTTGGACACGCTGCGTTCCAGACCGTTCACGAGCTGTGCGTTCTGGTAGCCGAGCTGACAGATGGCGCTATTCACGCCCGCAAAGCCGTTTGCAATGTTGGCGTTGATGCCGTTGATCTGCGCCAGCTGGTCATAGCCCAGAGAGCAAATGCCGCTCTGGATGCCAGCCAGAGAGCGGGAGGTATCCTGCTGGTAGAAGCCCTCAGACAGAGCCGCGCGGGTGTCGTTACCGCCCTGCCCGGTTGCGCCAGTGCCGACCAGATAGGGGATGTAGCTGTTCATTCCGTTGTCGCCGCCGTTCCGGCCATAGCCGTTCGTACCCCAGCCGAAGATAATAGCGAGGATAATAACAGCCCACAGACCTTCGTTGCCGAAGAATCCGCCGTTGTTATTACCGCCGTCCTGCCCAGCCAGATAGCCAGTTGCAAAATCGTCCATAACAAAACTCCTTTCAGTTTTGCGTTATGCTATCCCACCGCCGTGTGCGATGGGCGAAGCCAGATAAAAGCGGTTTTTATCAAGTCCGCAAAACTGAGAAGCGTTTCGCTTAGAGGGATGCTTATTTTGGGGTTATCAAATCAGCTTGGAAGATTGTTTTTTTCGTCTTCTGGGTTATCCAACTTTTTGCTGGCAGCACCGAAAATCAAGCCAAGCATCAAAGGAACCCATATTTTGTCGTTCCCATACAGATTGTTGAAGTCAAAATCTTTTTCTGGATGGCTGTTTTCAAAATCGTCCATTGCAAAGTCTCCTCACTTCGGCAGCGTCAAATTCAGGACGCTTGCCAGCTGGTTCAGGTCGATGCCGCGCTCTTTGGCAAGGTTCTGCGCCATCGTCCTGAGTTGTGCTTCGCTTTTGCCCTGAATCAGGTTCAAGCCCTGCATGATAGGAGCATTCTGCCCGCTCAACTGCTGGATAAGCCCCATTGGGTTCTGTCCGGCACGAGCCAAATTTGCAAGCTGCATGATGGGGCTGTGCGTAATCATATCAAACGGAGAGGACATTGTTATTCTCCTTTCTTTGCAGCGGCAGCGGGCTTTGAAAAGCTCTTCTGCCACTTTTCCAGTTCATCCAGCCGATGTACAAGGGCGTTGTACTGCTCAATAGGCACATACTGCTGTGTCGGTGCAGCGGTTTGCTGTGCCTGTTGCGCCTGTATCTGCCGCCACGCTTCCGGGCTGTAAAACTCCTGCACATAGGATTCGCAGGTGTCAGGGTTCAGCCGCTTGCAGTAGATCACTCCGCTCCGCAGGTCTGGGCAATAGGTCGGTCTGCCGTACAGGTCAGACGGTATTGCCAAAAATTCTTCCCTGCTGGAAACAGGTCTACCCAGCAGCCAACCGCCGTCCTGTACCGACTGCTGAACAGGCTGTTGCCCATTCATCGGCTGCGGACGCTGCTGCTGTGCCTGCTGCATCTGTGCATTTGGCATGGGAGTGGCAAGCCCGACCGTGCCCATACCGCCGTAAGGGTTGACAGGCTGTTGCGGAACATAGGGCGCTCCGGGTGTCTGGTAATAGCTCATGGTTCATCCCTCCTATTGCGCCCAGTGTACCGCACTGGCAGAAAACGAGAGACAACGAAGGTACAACGAAGGACAAAAATGCTCTATTTTGCCAAAAGAAAAAAAGTGCTCATTGAGCACAAAATTTTACAAATAGGCTTGTATTTTGCGCTCAATGAGCGTATAATAAAGACAGTGAAAGACACCAACACACAACAACATGGAGGTTTTTATTATGACGAATTTTGAAGTTGAACGCATGGAGGCTGCTTTTGAGTATCTGGAGAACAAGTTGAATGACCACTACTCTTATCTGCTGGGATGTGGCGACCCGGAACGTGTCAAGAAAGCGCAGAGCCTGATAGCCCGCCGCATGATCGCGTATAACGAGGTGAAGGACGCGCTTACCGCGTTTAGTCTTTTTGACGAAAGCGATGCTGCAATCGCAGAAAAAGCGTTCAAGGATCCTAAAAACAATGACCACGTTTTTGCTTTCAGCGTGTCCTGCAAAAAGTTTGCAAGCGAGGAGCACCGTCAGGTAGGCGCAAATGCCGAGCAGGCAGAGCAGTTCCTACGCAACCATCTTGCGCTTGAATACTGCAACAGCATGACCCCGGATGACTTTGAAATTAAGCTCCTCGGTCAAATGTGCTAAATAAAAAAGCCCCGTCAAGTGCAGCGAACACTTGACGGGGCTTTTGTGAAAGACGTACCATGGAGGTACACGAACATATTATCACCCGAAAGAAAGGAAGTCAACCATGTACAGCAAAGCAGAACTTTTTGGCATGGCTGCCAAGCAGCCGAAAGAAGTTTTTCTCGGTAACGTCACCCTCAGCATCCCGGACGATTCCGATGGCTGCGCCGATCTGGACGACGAGACCGCCCGCCTGTCCCATCTCTGGGACGTCTCCCGCATGAGCGTGCGGGAGATGGTGGTGGCATCCGGCATCAGCCAGACCGCCTTTGCAAAGGGTGCGGGCATCCCGCGCCGCACGGTGCAGGGGTGGTGTTTGGGCGAGCGCGACTGCCCGGAATACGTCCGCTTCCTGCTGGCCGAGCACTATGGGCTGATCTGAGGAGAATGTTATGGCAGAAGATTTGACTGGAAAGCATTTTGGAAAGTGGACGGTGCTTGCGCCGTCTGAAAAGCCGCACTACTACACATGCCAGTGTGAGTGCGGAGTGGTAAAAGACGTGTATGACAGCTCCCTGCGTCTTGGCAAAAGCCGAAGCTGTCTGTCTTGCGCGAATCGAGGGCAAAAGCCAGCCATGACGGAGACGGCTTTACGAAAGGCGAAGAAAAAAGAAGGACAGATTATTAACGGATGGAAAGTATTGGAAGTTTTGCCCGAAAAGAGGTCAGGCTGCTTTCTGTGCCGTGCTATTTGCCCGAAATGTGGGAAGGAAACCGCCGTAAAGATCACAAGGCTTTCTCGAATCCAGCATTGCGCAGATTGCAACAGGGACATTGGAGAGAAAACCGGGGCAATTCACAGCACAGCTTACGCGGGTGGCTCTTCCCTTATGTCGATTCGCACAAGGGCGGTCGGAGGCCATATCAATAAAAATTCCACTTCTGGCGCGAATGGTGTGTGCAAAGACTGCCACGGTCGATGGCGTGCATATATCAATTTCCAACGCAAGCAATATCATCTCGGCAGCTATGACACAATCGAAGAAGCCGTTGCGGCCCGCAAAGA